TCATAATCGCGTTCGGCGCTTCTCCATGTCGGCTCGCATGTTGTCGTACATCTGCCGGTTTTTCTCTGCTGCTTTCTTCGCAGCCGTAATGGCTTCGTCCAGATCATCCCACCGACATTCTACCAAGAATTCATCGGTGCGGCTGGATGGGAGACTTTCATACACCCATTCACCATCTTTGGTCAAACAGTTTCCGTTCTTACAGATCGCCCAGCGATGTGGTCCAACATTACGTGCCCGAGCTTCAACCGTGATCTGGTCATAGCCCGTATAAGGGTCGCGCCACTGAACCATGAACGTGGTAGCAAATGCGAGAAGTTCAGTCGTGTTCATCAAGCCCGAGTTCCTTCGTAATAGATGCTTCGTATTCGTCCAGCATAGCTATGTATTCTGCGAGACTTTTTTCGGTGGAAAAATCCCGGAATTTTTGGATTTCTTCTTCGCTGGCATTGTTCATGCGCATGGCGGTGACCACGCTTTCACACCCCGCATCCGCTTCTAGACGGGCTTTCTCGATCAAGCGACGCTTGGTCTTCCCTAATACATCGCGGTAAAGCGGCACAAGATGCGGATTGTCCTGGCACAGTAGACGGGCAGTCAGTGCCGCTACTGAGTAGGTCATCATGTTGAAGCTGTATGTGGAACTTTCGCTCATGGCGCCCTATGTCAAGAGGCGCCCCGAAGGGCGCCCCCGTTGCTATATTGGCAGATAAGACAGAAAAATGCCGAATTGGAGCCACCTGACGAAGTTCGGCGCTACGGGGTGTTTTGGACGCCAAAACAACCAAATCCACGAGAAAAGCATTACGGTAGCTCTCCTAATACCGCGCGAGAGGCTAAAAAGCCTGTTTACACTCGATTGGCTCACGTCAATCCTGCCTGTCCCGGCAGCCCGGCTGTTTCAAGGTTCGCACGGGTGGCTAATCCCGAGTGATTTGAAACGATGTGTGATCTTATTTAGTCGGACGGAATTCCGTCAATAAAAAAGGCTCTCCGAAGAGAGCCTTTTTTATCCTTGGTGGAAGCTTAGTTGATCTTCCACTCGGTCACGGTGTTCTGCTGGGCGGGAGCCGCCGGGGCAGCTACCGGGGTGGCAGCAGGGGTCGAAGACGTATCCTCGGTGATCTCCATGGCACCCGCACCCTCGTCGCCCTCGGCGGGATTGAAGGCATTGGTGTCTTCGGTAATCACCATTTTCTGCCCGTCTTCGTTGGTGATTTGCCATTCCGTCTCACTGACCTGTTCGACCACGGCATTGGCGGGGACCATGTTTTCGATGATCTGACCGTTGGTGTCGGGGACCAGCACCGCGATCTGACCGGACGGGGTACGGGAAACCTGGGTGCCGTAGGGGGCGACGATCACCGGGGGTGCCGGTTGGTTGGCGATTTGCTGGGCATGCACCGGGTCGGGGATCATGGCATCAGCAACCATCATACCTGCCACGCCCCCGGCGGCACCCGTGAAGAAGGTGGACATCGCGGACGGGGCAACGACCGGACCATAGGCACTGTCGCCATAACCGTAGTGACCGTATCCAGGGCGATAACTGTAGCCGGGACGGTGGGTCCATACGTTCGGGTTGCTCTCAACCCACACACGGCTGTTACGACGTGCGGTCCAGGCGTCGTATTCGGAATTGTTGGCACGGGCACGCTGGTATCGGGCATCCGACAGGGCGGAATTGCGCTGTTGACGCAGGTTGGCGATCTGCGCCTTGTTGTTGGCGAGTTCGGTCTTCTTGTTCTTATTGGCAGCCTGCTGCTTGACGATTTCGGCGCGTTGCCGATCCATCTTTGCCTTCATTTCCGCGATCTGGCGATCCTTATCCGCCAGCTTCGATGCAGTCGCCTGCTGCGTTGCCTTCGCTTCTTGCATGGAAGGCTTCTTCACCGGGGCACAGCCACCGTTCTGGAACACCTGACCCTGCGCACAGCGAACCTGCTGTTTCTCGGGCTTGGCGCCGGTACCCTGCGTGCCGTACTTGTTGTCGGTATTCTGGCTGAATGCACCGAAGCCGGTTTTCGGCTTCTCGGGCTGGGCAGTGGGCGCCTGCTTCATTTGATCAGCACGTTGGCTCATGGCGTTGAAACCAGTGACCGGCTGACCCACGGATTTCGGCGGCATGACTTGGGCGGGCGTCGGCTTGGGGGTAACGATAGCCGGGGCGGATCGCCGCGTCTCCACCTTCAACGGGGTTGATTTGGACACCGGGACGGAAGACTTCGAGTTGGAAGAAGTATTACCGGCGGCTTCCGCCATTACGGGTGCCAGCGCCACTGCGAGAGCAACCGCCCAGAGAATGGACTTGCGCATCATTGGAAAGAGCCTCCAAGCTCAGCAATTATTGAGGCTGTTATACCATCCTGACGCGCAATGTCAATAGGTGGTTGTGGTTTCTATTCCACAGAATTCCATGTTCTACCAATTGTAATATGGTATTTCCAATTAGCAGGTTTGTCGAATTCCTCGCGGATACGGGACAGGAATGGGCATTCCACGTCAACGAAGAAGTAATTGTCCGGGCGATCATTCCCCGTGGTATCACCAGATCGTCGGATTTCGTGGCTATAGTGAAATTCTATCTCCATGCCGTGGTACTTACGCCACAGATGCATGAGATCGTCTCGTGGAATTTCACCGCGAATGACAGAAATGTGCGAATCCCATGAGGGATTGCACAAATCAAGCCGGGTTTCGCCAAACCATGTTGGATTTTGGTTTGCCCAGTACCGATAGTATCGCGTGATTTCGCGGTCAATGTCCACAATGCACCACCAATCAACCTTTCGCTTTAAGCGTGGTCGGGGTGGATCGTAGATTATGATTCCTTTTCCTTTGTGCCACATGTGACCTGATATATTAGGTCACTATTGCTGAAGCAATTTTCTTTTAATCCAACTCATGTTGTTTGCGTAATGCAGTCATCGGACCTTCGGTTTTTCTGGGATGATTCTCACGGTTATGCATGGAGGGCGGGTTTGACTTACCGCGATGATACCCGAGCGGGTGTTCAAGTTCCCCATGAAGTAATGATACTACTTCCCAATCATCGAGATTTGTGAGAATTTTAATGGCGTTTGCACTAATACGACTGTAGTCCTTGAGGTACTTCAATGCATGTGTAAAGCGTGGATATGGTAATGGGCGCCCGCCTCGTTGTGACCGGACAACGGCGATGATTTTATCTTCGAACGCGCGTTGTTGTTGGTCAACGTCACGGTTGTAGATTCGTTTTTCCTTACGCACGTATGCATCAGGACGAATTTTCAAGCGGATTGTGCCGTTGATGTCATCGAGAGTGAAATCAAGCCATATATTGAATGTCTGTTCGTCCACCGTTATGCGAGCGGACGATAATTCGCGTAGACGACGGATTGTATCCCAGATGTCGTCTTGGGTGGCTTCTAAAATGATCTCGGCATAACGCATATAAACACTCCGATTTGATACGAAGTATTTATATGAAAAAGCCCCGCACAGTGTGCGGGGCTTTTGTTGATGGTTTTGTTTTAGGCGGCGTCCTCGTCCGGGTCATCCCCGTAGGGACGGGCAGGCGTCGGACCACGCTGTTGGCGAGCGATTTGGTTTTGCAAGCTGTCCAGTTCGATAAACATGTCCGCCTGACGGCGCAATTCATCAGCCACCATGGGAGGCTGCGAACGCACGGTTGAAACCACAGACACTCGGCAACCCTTGCGCTGGACAGCCTCGACCAAACGGCGGAAATCGCCGTCGCCCGAGAAGATCACGATGTGATCGAGGTGCTGGGACATTTCCATCACGTCGATGGCGAGTTCGATGTCCATGTTGCCCTTGATCTTACGCCGCCCCATGGCATCGGTGAATTCCTTGGTCGGCTTGGTGACCATGGTGTACCCGTTGTAATCGAGCCAGTCCACCAGGGGACGGATCGGGCTGTATTCCTGATCTTCGATCAGAGCGGTGTAATAGAAGGCGCGGACAAGATGCCCCTGCTTGGCAAAAAATGCCAGCAACTTCTTGTAGTCGATGTCGAAGTTCAACGCCTTGGCGGCTGCGTACAGGTTGGACCCATCGATGAACAAACCAATACGTTCGGTCGGATAAAAATTCATTGGTAGCCTCGTACCAGAGGTTTCGATACGTGTACTATACACGCTGAGATTATAACGTCAAGTACAATCAGAAGCCGAAATGTGTCAAAACAATGCAAACGGTCATTTAATCATGAAACGTCGGAAATGCACCTTCTGAAAATCCCATTCCACTCCAACCACAACTGCACCGGCTAACCCCTTCAAAAGGTTGATAATTTTCTCAAGTTTCGTATTTCTTTCTGGAAAAAAGAACCGTTCCCTGGTGGTGTTGGTTGATATTACAAGATGAAATCCAGTGTGGTCTTGAAGCAACACCACGCGAAGCAGGGCACGCTCAATTAGCGTGAGTGTTCCTTGAATAATCGAATCACGAACCAGTGTGTGAAAATATGATGCGCCCATATGACTGATATAAATTAGGGTGTTTTGAAGGTCAACAAACGAAAAGGGCGGGTTTCCCCGCCCTCCCGATTACCATTCAAACCCGAAGTCTTTCCGACGAATTTTTGCCATCCGTCCATCCGGGTGATGAAAAACAAGACCTTCGACGCGATTGTTCGATAACCAGTCCTTAATGGCGGCAAACGAACGTTCCACCTCTACCGTCTCACATCCGTGCCGAAGAAGCATATGCCTGTCCAGCCCGAGCGTATTACCCTGAATACGGGGTCCAACGAGTTCGAAGGTAGCCCCTTCGACCATGCTACTTACTACAACAACCGCAATTTTATGCATCGGGTTAATAGGACGCGGATCATCATATCCTTATGGCGATTGGGATCACCTCACAGTTTTACGTGAATTGGTTTATTTACAGTGCATCCAGATGCCCGTATATGTCCACCACCGCCATTAATCTTAGCGATTTCCGACACGTCTACCCCATCACTATTTGAACGGAACGAATACTGCCAGCGACCATCGGCAAGTTGAGCGAATGTTGCGGCAAATGGGTACCCTTCACATAGTTTATTACCAAGGTCTGATGCGAAAAAGTTTGGTGCATTGCATACGGGAACACGATACCCATTGATCATTGCCATAAATCGGTTCTCGTATAGATCGTCAACCTTTAATGCATTAAAGCGTCCGATGGCGTCACCTTCTTTGCGTAGTTTCTCTAACCCGCGCTTCGACAAAAACCGCTTCCATACCTCGAACCGATATGGGTGAGAACGTAGACCCATGGTTATTTCACGGGTCTGATCGAGTTCAAACCTCCACAAGTCAATATCCTGAATGTGATGAAACAACCGGGGGCAATCTTCTTCGTTATGCCAGTATAGCCATGCCATCATGGCACCCGACTGGTTCATATTGAATAAAACCGTAAGATTGCCTTCGGTAGCACCAAACACGTCGGTCGAACCGTCGCTGTATTCTAGCATGGTAGAACGGTGGTGATCGATGATTATAACGCTTTGGGCAGTCTTTGCCATTTCTTCGACTAGTGGGCGCCGGTAAGCGAAATCTGCCATAAACACGTGGCGCCCGCTTACATCCGGGGGTAGTTCGTGGCGCACACCGGGGTAGTATTCAAATTTGTTTCCGTGTTTGAGATAAAAGGACAGGGCAGCGCCCATTCCATCAATACACCCGCCGTCAAAAATCAATAGGGGTTTCGCGCTTCCTTTTTTATACGTATTCGGTCCTAGCATAATTTTCTCAAGGTGTCATTGTTCAGTTCAGTAATATACACTACGCATTTTAACCTTCATAATTTATTGTTTGTGCCAGACAACGGACCCATGTTTGTTGGTGTAATGCCAAAAATAGTTTGTGTCCTAAATACCTGTATGAGTGCAGAAGAAATACGCCGACTAATCACCCTACTTGAAACCCCAGAGGCGTACCACGGCACGCCTTATGACATTGACCGTTTCTCCACCGATAAGATCGGGACGGGGGAAGGCGCCCAGGTGTATGGGTGGGGGTTGTATTTCGCATCATCGGATGACGTTGCGCTCTGGTATCGGGACAAATTGACTGATTTTGATGAAGAAATGCGGACTGACGCCAAAGCTGTTAATTTCAACGGAAAGATTATTCCCACCAGTACACCGTCCAATAAATTGTCACCTATTGAGCGTGCTGCGCTTGATTATTTCTATTCTGGAAATGATCTACATACTGCAATTACCGATCTGAAGCATAGTCTTCAATACATGAAACCAAATGGCGAAGCGTATAAAATGGACCTCGAAACATTACAAGCCCTTGAGGACGGTAAAGAAAGCGGTGTGTTCTTTGGAAAGGTAAAACCGGCTCGGGGTAATTTCTACAAGGTCAACATCATTCCGACAGACGAAAAATTCTTGTTGTGGGATGTTTCGCTGTCACAACAGACCCCATACGTCAAGCAATGCTTAGCTAAAATGGGCGTTGAATTGACCAACGAGATCGCAGGCGGTGCCGCTTTCTATAAGCGGATGGCTGTCAAGCTTGGATCAGCAAAAGCCGCCTCCCTGGAACTACTGAAACACGGTATTCATGGAAATAGATACCTTGATGGGTCAAGTCGTCGCCGTGGTGAAGGCTCGTACAATTACGTTGTATTTGATGATAAAGACGTAGAGAAGGTTGCCGACGAATGAGAATACGTGAAATCCTCAAAGAGTTGGCCGCCCATCCACGGGGTGCATCCAAATTCCAGAGCAAGGGATTTACATTCTACATCAGCCATCGGGTAGAAGGTGGGATGGTGCAATGTTCTGCATATGTCGCCGCACGACATCCGTTCGAACCCATCCGCGAGAAAGTGGCGGTGGTAAGTGCGTCAATCATTGATCGAACTGATACTGACCGGCGTAACAACATCCGGGTCGTGAGTTCCAAGAGTGTTGTGGACGCACCGTACCGGCGTATGGGTTTGCTCAATGCCATGTATGACCATTTGACCAATCATGGTTACGTCGTCTATCCAGCAGACCGGAGTATCGGGAACGATAGCGACAAGGTGCTTCAAGCACAGTCGGACGACGCAAAGGCATTCTGGGCAGCCCGTGATAAACGCACGACCGAAACGCGCCTGACCCCGGTCACGTCCGATGCTGAACTATACGGCTGGCGCGAATTCAACCCGTTCTCCGACGCCGATGAAGTATTGGGGATGCCAGTTATTGCCAAGCGCAAAGCCCCCGGATACCAGAACTCGATGCTCGTTCTCTGGTCCAAGACCTTTACGCAAGGCGAACAGGCGGTCGGCGTCATCTATGGCGAACGGGGGTATCGCGTCGCAGTGTTTGTGTCCGATCCTCGCATAGGGGAAGAGGTTGATTTACCATACATTCGTGATGGGCACGTCAAATACTACTACCAATGGTTTGCGAGCAAGGTGAAGGCGTCCACAACGAAGATCGCCCTCGACCTTGACCAAAAACTCCGCAACGCCGAAATCGAAGCTAAAAGTTAAGTTTCGCCAGTAACGCTTTCATGGCGTCTATATCCGAACTACCAACGTTCTGCCCGGCAAAGCTTTCTGGTTGGATTTGCTTTTCGTCCAGCCAATAGCGGTGATACGCGACCAATTCTCCATTACAGCCGAGCAGATCATCCGCGAAGCCGATGATGAGGGTGTTGGGGTTCATGTGAGGGCGAATACTAAAGGCGTGATCATACGCATCTGGGACGCTCATCCCATGTTGGATAAGAACTGCGATTGCAGTAGCGGTGCTGCGGCTGATTCCGGCATGGCAATGAATTAGAACGTGGTCATCGTCGGTGAATGTCTTGCTGAATTCGAGGATGCGTTCGAGGTTATCGCTGGCTGGCACTTTGTATTGGATCGTCAAATCCAACGACATTTCATCGGCCATGATGTCGTGGCATTTTTCAACGTGGTAGGGGATGGGGAGCGGCGGAACATTCGTATTGGGATCGACAATCCCAATCATCTTGGTCATTTGCGGTGCAAAGAAGTGGGCTTCCACCAAGCCGGTGATTTTGAGTTGAAACATAATAGTCCTCACGGTGTGAAGTGTTGTGTGAGGACTATTTATAAGCGTAGTTTTCGCTAAATATTTCCCGGAGGATTTATCATCATGACCGCATCTGATCTACGTCGAACCATGAACCTGCTGGAAGAAACAACCCATCCCCGATTCAATGATGCTTTTCGCCTTTGGTTTGGTACAAGTAAGGCGGTAGATCGGGATGGTACTCCCCTGGTTTTCTATCATGGTACCCAGCGGGATATCCGGCGGTTTGAGCGTCGATCCGAGAGCCATGACGCTGGCATTTTTTTCACTCGCAATACTGAATATGCGGGTGGTTATGCGACCAATTTCGCGCAACATACTGGAAGGGAAGTTCCCGAGGGCGCGAATATAGTGCCATGTTATTTGCGGATAACAAACCCCTTCTACACCTTGACTAAACCAACCGATATTGAATTGAAACTAGGGAGCCGGGGTGCATTCACGGATGCGTGTATCGAATACTTAGAGAAGCAAGGCTACGATAGTGTGGTGTGCAGCATGACCCCATATGAAGTCCAACAGGGTTATCATTCCATTGCCGATGCCGAGGAAGTCTGTGTATTTCACCCCGGTCAAGTCAAATCGGCAATGAATAGCGGCGCCTTCGACCTTGATAATGACGATATCAGTGAGTCGTCTTAAGATTCCATGATGCTTGGTGCGCTAGGGTTCCATGTGCCCCGGTTGAACACCGACTTGATCTGAACGGGGCTGAAAACTGCAAACGTGGTACAGGGAACTTTTTTTGCGCTTGCGCCATCCCGCCAGTCGAATACGTTTTTGACAATCAATCCATCATAGCCTTTTTGACGGGCATAATAAACCAACTCGGGCATTTCGTAGAATTGTCCGCGATAATAAATGTCACGCCAATTCTCCTTCTTTGCATTGACTACCAGTGGTTTTACCATCCGTAGATACACCGGAAGCACATGCCCGCCATCGCGATAGTTAACTGACCAGTCAAGTGTTTTTCTCCCCGCATATCCAGACGCATTGTCGGGGTGGTCAGTGAAGAAATGTGTATCGGTGGTTGCTCCGGGGTACATCTGGGTATTTCCAACAGCCGGATCAAAAGCGTCGAATTCGTGCGTGGTGCCATGGTAGACCATGAGGGGTCTACCAGCATCATCCACGACTTTGCTTTTCCCGAACCATACCCAGAAGGCATCGTTAAGGTTAGGGCGAGTAAATTCTTCGGTGATGATTTCCCACATACGCATGTTGGTATTTAGCTATTGAGAGCTTTCTTTGCCAAATTAGTAGCAATGTTATTGACCGGAGCATCCCACCGTTGTTGGCGTTTAGTGCCCAAGCTGTGCCCGACAATCTTTGTAAGATCGAGCGCATCAATGTCAGGATGTACGTCCGCCATCGCATTCGCAACCAGACTATCAATCCCGGCTTCTGCTAACAACCGTGCAGCAATTTGTTCACGAACCGCCGCCTCGGTGCGTTCGGTGAGGAAATCGCGCATGACAGGAGAGGGCGGGATAACCTTTTCGGTGTATTCTACCATTTTATCATCCAACCAGTCCAAAAACTGCGGCGTGGTCATGGCGTTCAGTTCTACACGCTTAGTCTGAAGCCAATCGCTCCATTCCCACTCAAGGTATTTGGCAACGGGATATCGACGTTTGATGTCATCTTCCGAACGGTATTCTTCTACCTGAAGTCCCATCGCCAATGCTTCGTCTGGGTCAAGACCGAGGTTGATCACATTTACTTTACGCGCTCTACGCGCCTTTGTTGCCTCAGTCAATGCCTGAAAAATCATGGTTCCGCTGGCATCAGCATCATGAATGCAGAAGAACCAAATTGGACCTTGACTTTCGTCGTCGCCCAGCAAATCAAGAAGGTCGCGGGCAGCACGAGATGCGAATCCCTTACTTGTCATTAGTGCGCAATCGTGCCGTTCGGGCCAACCCGCGTCACGAAGGATCGGGAAGAAACCTTCCTTCTCCGAGTACAGAATTTTATTGAACGTCCAGGCAGGGCGTGAGTACCGCTCGACATTGATTGTTCCAAGCGGGATTTCTTCGCCTGTGTGTGGGTGGTAAAGCGTACCACGCGGGTCACGATAAAGACCCGGAAGATCACCGTATTCCGCCTCATAATTGGTTATGACCGTTGCGAAATAGGTATAGTCAGGTTCTTTACCAAATTCATCAATGACCGCAGGACGCACGGCGTAAAACAATTGTCGAAGAGAGTAGCGGTACTGTCCCCAGCCGCTCGCCTTTTCAATGGCATCCCACAGTACCCTTTCAATGATGCCTTTTTGCTTAGGCAGCGGGTCACCACTCGCATTCATGCGTTTGGCTTTCTTTGCCGCCGATCCGATAACCTTGTGCAGCGGGTCGAGGAACCGCCGAAGATCGGGTTCTTTACCGTCCGTTGTGATTGGCATGTAAGGCGTAATCACATTGATCACGATGGATACGGTTTTCCGCCCCACCTCGAACGCATGTGCTAAGCCGCATCCAAAAATTCCCACTTTTGCGCTGGTGTGGCGACTAATGCTCACTTCACCGGTAATGGGGGTGTGATTCACAAGAACAGTAATGCTATCTTTGTCCTTGCCGTCGTCCTTACCAACCACGACTTCGATCACATATGGAACTTGGGCAGGTGTATGATGACCAACCTCAATCATCCCATTTTCAATGGCATAGCCGTATTCACCACCCCATTTTCCCATTTTCCCAAGCAACGATGGTTTGGGCGCGGGCGAAAGGTTGCGAAGTACGTGCAACAAAAGATCAGCATGATCGCGGGTGATTTTCGCACACGATATGCTCTTCTGACCGAAGCTCTCTTGAATTACGCTTGATGCAATGTTGTGGGTAATGTTGCGGAACAATACCAACAGATCGACCAACGACCGATCACCAGCGGCATTGCACATTTCATAAAAAGCATTGCGGTCATACCACCAGGGTGAAGTTCCACCCTGATAGCTGTTCCCCAATCCAGCAATGAAAATGGCGTATTTTGCCCACGCCAACGGATCGAACCGAGTTGGGATACTCGGTCCAAATTTCACAGCAACCAATGTACCTTCGGTACGGGCGCATGGCTCGCTTGTTGCTTCGGTAGACCCATCATCGCAGGGTGTAAGGGTATGGCGCTCCCCATGTGTTTCCACATACAACGAGCCGTGTGATGCCAGAATGGCACCGGCAACCACACGCAAACCATTTCCTAACGCCCCGCGCGATGGAAGGCGAACCAACTTGGAAGAAGTTAGGGGACGGCGGATGGAAAAAAGGCGTGCAATACTTTCCGCACCACCATCGATACCGGGACCGGTATCTTCAATCATATACCAGCCGTCCTGTTCGAAGACGCGACAATCGCCGCAGGCGTCTAGGGCGTTATCCGCCAATTCCTTGACCACGAGTGCAGCCAACTTCATAAGCGGAACGCCAGCTTTCTGCCCTAGCGTTTCAAGATTTCGGAATAGGGTCCAATCTTCGCGTTCGAACATCTTTCACCTCTGCGTCAATTATATACTACACGGAGGTTGAAGTCAAATCGTCGCCATTTGGTATCAGAATTGGTTCGAACTGCGTAACGTTCATATAGTCACCGGGTGCCGAAATCCGGAAGTTGGTGGTTGGGTTTCCGCATTTACTGCACTTGGTTGGGTCACGCCCTGGTGGAACGTTGCCTTCAAGGACATGGACGGTTTCGCAGTTGTTGCACGTGACAAGGCGGGGTTTGTGGGGATGGGGAACCTCACCGACCGTCCGCTCGAACAGTCGAGTTGCGACATCCATTAGATGATCGCGCCATGCCAACTGTTCGATCCATTCAGTCGGGATACTGGACAGACCATAAAGTGATCCGGCGATTTGACCAGCAACCGCCGCCACGGTATCCGCATCAACCCCAAGATTGGCAGCAAGCAGCACCGCATCTTTGAAATTATCTGTCTGTCCTACCGCCCACTGTGCCGCTTCCAGTGTATGCACAACGAAACCAGTGGAATGAATATCGTCGCGTGACTTGGAAACAATTTCCATCGGGCACTGATAGCCCTTGCCCTGAATGTTGTTCACTATAATGTCAGACAGCGTGGTGACGGCAGTTAGAACCAGATTAGAGGCATGTGTAGTACGGCTGTGTTCGATGGACTTTGCACGTGCCATCTCGATATCGTCATGGAAGAAAATCGGTACGGGGGCAAGGCGCATGATCGAACCATTTCCGGATTCCTCTGGTTCGGTGCTTCCTGCGAGGGGGTTGCCGAAGAAGGGATTCCATGGGACATCGTTGCTGTATCGTTGTAATGCCCGCTTGACGGTAGCGCCCAGCCCAATTCCAATATTGGTATGGGTGTAATTGGCATTCCGTATCCAATCGACAAAGCGATCCATGATATCACGAGGATCAACGTCGCCTTTCGCCAGCACGCTATGGGCTAGTGCCAAAGCCATTGCCGTGTCATCGGTCCAATCGCCTGCCCGGAGCCTAAAATAACCGCCAGCACGCATGCCGGTCACCGGTTCGAACGTATCTCGCTTCAAGAATTCGACTGGGGCGCCGATTGCATCGCCCACAGCCAATCCGATGAAAGCGCCGAGTGCTTTATCCTTCATTTGCGTCCTCGCTGCCATGCTTCAATGATGAAACGTCGGGTGATGGTGAGAGAGTAATAATCTTTAATGGTTGGTCGTTTGATACCCGCTAAACGGCGTAATTCATTTAATCTTCCCATTTTTCATCCAGTTCTTCCGAATATTCATTGGACGCAACCAGTGGACCGCCATATTCCGGAAGATCATCTATCTTGAAATCAATGGACGAATAACTGAGCGTGATGTGGGGTTGGTATTCATCCCAGTCCCATGATGCATTATAAGCACCCATCAGTTCTTGGTGGTGCTGCACGAGATCAGGAGAAACGAGTAACATCACCAATACATTCTTGTCTTCTCCAAACAAGTCAAACCCAGAAAATTTAATATCCCAATCAGGAATATTATTACCCAATGGTTCAAAATCAAAAACTGGTTTGCGTGAATAGAGAACCGTGGTGTGTATATCATCCCGACCAACCGGGTTGGGGATTTTGTTGTCGTTGATAAATTTCAGAATCGCATCAACGGTGGCATCGTTATACCGAACCCCGCAGAATAAACCCTTTTCAATTTCGGTTACTTTCATCAATCATCCTCTTCGAATATTGTTGACCCAAAAACGTCGCGATAGTGGACACAACATCAATAATGTTGATTACCTTCGCGATCAACACTTTCCGAGACATAGATTGTGATGCGCTTTCCGGTATCCGGATTTTCGAGATAATAGATTACATCACCACAAGATTTAGAAAAATCGGTGTATTCGCCATACGACCATCCAAATGCTGGTCGCATGATCCTCTCAAAACACTCGATTGTCAATTTACTTCATAAATACAAACACTATGAAAATACGCGAAATCCTTGAAAATACACAACGTCCCAACCTCAATGATGCTTTCCGTCGATGGTTTGCTGGAAGTAAAGTAGTAGATGCAAAAGGCAATCCGCTGATTGTTTATCATGGAACCAACCAGACGATTGATAAATTTGCTACTAGACGATTAGGTGCAAACACGGGAACTGTCAGTTCCAAAGCGTTCTTTTTCACCGAACATCCAGCCGAAGCGGGGGAATATGCCGCGTTGTCGGCACGTCGTCAGGTTAGTAACGCAGAAGAACGTGAGGAAAAGGCAGCATATTTTCAACGAGAAATTAATCGTGCATATGCACGCAATGACTTTGATCGTGCTGAGAAACTTACGCTTGAATATGAGGCGTCAGAACAAGAAGTATTTGATGGTCATGATATTGGCGCCAACATTCTCCCGGTGTATTTGTCTGTCAAAAATCCGTTCGTCTTTGATATGGAGGGGAAAGACCTTTATGCTCTTTCTGCTGCGATAGATCATGCCAAAACAAATGGTTATGATGGTATGCATCTTAAGAACGTTTTTGACCCGGTGGATGATCGTCCCGAAGCATTTAATACAATCCAGTGGATCGTTTTCAAACCTACGCAGATCAAATCGATATTCAACCGAGGTACATGGAATGGTCGTAGTGCAAAGTTGAGTGAAATGCTACGGTCATGAGAGTATGCGAAATCCTTACCGAGGCAAAAACCTATACAATACTGTCACGCAAACAGATATCCAGTCAGGAATGGCTTGGTGTATACCGCTTACACGATAACACCATACTCCACGTCACGGTCAAACCTCCGTACCGCGATGGCGATATCTATGTGAGTGCTGATGTTGGAACCGCTGAAGATAACCTGAAACACATCGGTTACTGTCTTTATCATCCAAAGACTAAAGCGGTTGAAGAGGTCGATGTGGACGAAGAATATCGACGGTGTGGGGTCGCAACTGTTATGTATGACCAGTTGGTTGCCTTGGGTTACAAAGTTCGTCCAGCCAAAGTACAAGAAATCGACGGAAAACTGTTCTGGGCGGATCGCAAAACCCGGCGTAAGTCGGTTGGAGTATTTACCCCGACAGAAGGATGCTCTTGACAATAGGGGCTTTGCACGTCTAATTTGGATTAGACCAAGGCGTGAGGCGAAAATGATCACGGTGGCTGATCTGAAGTATTCGGTCAAGGATATCATTGCCCTGACCATGCATCCATTGTTCTCTGGTTTTACCGCCGCTACATGTTCGTGCGGCGCATCCGCGAACGTTATTACCACCGTCCCCGGCTGGTTTTGTCCGTGTGGGAAATATAACGGGTTGCCCTGGTATGAAGAAACGGTTCCCCATGCCAACCCCACGTTTGGTCCTTCTGCGCGTGTCATTCGCAATGGCATCCGTATCGGACGGCTCGTTACCACGGTGAAGAACTGGTGGAAAACGCAATGAAATACTTCCTGCTCTTGGTGCTGGCTCTTGTGATGTTCCTGAATTGGATCGGGAGCCATTTCGTTGCGTGTGGCTCGCCAGTCTGATTTATGAAGACCGAAATTACTTCGGATACTTCATGTTTGGCGGGGTCGCTTCGCTTGTCATAACCGTGGTTGCTGCTTTGTTCACCACAAGGGTTTTGTCCGATAAGCGCCCACAATACCTGACGGCGGGCGTCTTTATTGCGGCGTATTGTTTGACACAGGTGGTCGGGATCAGGATGCATTACGAAGATGCGTCTGAGGGACCACGTTTATCAGCCTTGATGCGCGTCAATCAGGCATGTGAGCGCGATGCTACTCTCATCGGCTGTCCTGAAGCATTGGCACAGTGGAAGGCATGGGTTGCCTTAAATGATGCACGTACCCACCAAACCAATCAAAAAATCATCAATCGGTTAGCGAGTGAATAAATGTTGCATCATTAGGGGGTAATCTCTATAAGGAACGTTGGTGGCGACAACCAGCGTTCCTCCACCCCTTTGGGTAGTGAAAGTCGCGCTTCTAACATGCGAACTCCTTTTCCATGACGGGGTTCGGGCAATGGAGGACACCCGAGAGTTTTACTCGCACCGTCATGTGTGAAAGGGTGTTTGCTTATGTTTTCTATTTCCAATACGACCGATGCCAAGGCTGCTGCCAAGCGCCTGCGTAACCGGCTTGCCCGTGAGGGTATCAACATCAGCAATTCGCTGGCTCTCGAAACTGTTTCCGCCATGATGAACCACAAGAACTGGAACGTCAGTGCGGCGTTGCTGGATCAGCCTGTCCGTATGGCAAGCCCATTCCTGGGTGTACAGCCGTGGGAGAACGCCTCCTACCACGTGGTCGAATATACCGGGGAACAGCCCCGCGTACCCGAAGACCTCATAAAATTGATGAGCAATGGACCGGTGGTTTTAGAAGGTCGCCCGGCGCCTGGGCGCCTAGCCCTCACGAAAGTGGGGTCGAAGGACGATATCCAAAATCTGTTCCATGTCCCTGACATTCGATCCGCCGAACGCCTCGCTCTGACCCTGTGTGATCGTCGGTTCTCGGCGGTTTTTGATCCCACCAAAGTGATGGTCACTGAACTTGGTAATGAGGACCGTTGGGTGGCGTTGTTCATTATGATCAATCGGCAAGCGAACACGATTGCCGCTTGTACCCGCCGGGGTGCTGGGAATGTTGTGCTGGTGTCGAACAAGCTCTATGAGACGAAGCTAAAACCATGTATCGAGAATAGTACGCTTGGTATATGGGATCGCAATGACCCGGTGCATGTACAAGAAGGTGATTACACCATGTACTGTACCATTAATGGCTCTTTAAAACTGTATGGGTCCGATCACATCCCCGAAAACCGCGTTTACGTGGCGTATAAAGGTGGGGAAGACGATGCGGGTGCCTACGTCTACGCGGATGGCGAAACCCTGTACATGCACACTCCAATTCGTGGATTGTGCAACCTCGACAACTTCATACGAGCCATCCACATCAAGTAAAAAATTAAAGGGCACCGTAAGGTGCCCTTTCTTTTCAGGCTTAGACGCCCGAGCCGCCGTCACCCCAGTTGTAGCGGGCGAAACGCCCGGCGGACTTGGCGAGCATGCTCACATCGCGACCGTTGCGCAGAGCGCGGTTGATGGCGTGCTTCTGAGCGCGACGAACGGTGCGACGAAAGATGGACTTGCCCTTACCCTTGGTCATGACACGTCGTCCTGTGAAGTTGTTGACCCATTTTATACAGGTCAAAGTGGCGTTTGTCAAGTTCCCACAAAGAAATAAATACCAGCATGAGAATACACGAACTCTATGAAGATGCGGTCACTTCACCAATGACCAAAAGCGATCATCCCTCATATAAATTTTGGGTCAATGCGGCTGGCGGCGACTTCATAAATTTCCCTGAATCGGATCAACATGCATTGGTCGCGAAGGATTACCCTGATACGTTTGGGATCGAAGTCGCAGGGGATGAACGGTTTGAATACGAGGGTGAATGGTCCGACGCCATCATGCAGAAGATGTTCGACCGTGGATGGGTACGTGGTGCCTATATCAATCGGCACCACCAACTGTTCTTACAATCCACCAATCTGGCGAACATCAAGAAAGTGGCGAGGCGTTTGTATGGTCTGATAACTCCGTTCGAAGTCATGATCGATGTCGGGGATAGTCTGACCAATTACGAGGCAACGTACTCGCTCTACAATTCCGACGAAATCGAACGTTTCATGAAGTTTGGGCGACTGCCCACATAAGAAAAAGGCGGGATTTTCTCCCGCCTTTCCCTCATCATCCGACCGAGAGAATTCGGTCGGCGGCATCATTTGCCGCGCGATCCAGCCGCTCCATCATCTGACGGATCATCAGATCGACGTATTCGGGGTGGCGCCAGTCGGCGCGTTCCAGCAGCATACGGTCGCGCTCAACGCGAGCAGCCTTCTCCCGTTCCGCGCGTTTCTTCCGCACAGCTTCTTCCCGCGCCGAGCGGTCGTTTTCGATCATTTCCGTGTGAAACTGATTGGCGGCGGCGATGTCGTCGTGCAGACCGACCTTGGTGAATTCATCCAGGCGCCGCGTGGTATAGCGTTCGGCAGACGAACAAATGTTCGTCAGGTAATTGTCAGACAGTCCATCGCCCTCACCATTCCACAGCCGATACCCGTAGATGACGTGTTGGTTTTCATCACGCCCCACGGTGATTATGACTGGCAATTTCTTGTGCAGCAGGGTTCCATCCAACAGAAGCGTCCAATTATCATAGACGCTTTGTTCATAGCTACGACCGTCCAGCATGGCAAAGCTCCCAACTCGTTGTTGGGTATATAATATGACGTGTGCAACTTTATGTCAATAGGGTATGGTAGTAGAAACGGATTTTTTATCACCTAATCAGAAGTAACGACATTGTTTTAGATGTCTAGCATTCTCTTGAAGTTGGGGTTCTTAGATAGGTAAAAATACTCGCCATTCGACACCCAGTAAATACCATCGGCGTCAGCGGGTTCCGTCTCGTCCCACCCATCATATGTATCAATATCGTTGACAAAATTCGGATCGAGTGACAGGACAAAAGAATCATAGTCCTCAATTTCATCTTCGTCCCGATCAATCCACTTGATAATACCACTATCGGCAAGCCATCGCACGGCAACCGAATGGATGACTTGAAAACTGTCCCAAACAACAACGACGCCTGATTTCGCAACAACCCCGCGAAGGTCAAATCGCTGAAGTAACGCCATAATGTCGGATCGACTCGGGTTTGCCCACGCCCATGGTTCGCCGTCGTCGTTCTTAATCAGGCGAGCTTCCATCATGGATGTTTCAACAAGGCGTATGAATTTCTGAATATCTTTCATGCTGTATCCTATATGAACCGGTACGGGTCGGCGGCTGCCCTGCTGATTTTCTTGACCATGCGCCATTTGATCGGTTCCGGGCTGACACAGTACCCAATCACTTCTTCTGCACCATGGGTGGTGAGGATGCGCTTATCATGCGCGGGGATCAGCCCGCAACTCACCAGCGCATCCGCGAAAGCAACAAAGTCCAGACCGCCTTCCATATGACCTTTGTAGATCACGTTGCGGGTATGAAAACTCTTTAAGCCGTGGAAGTAATTGATTCCGTCAAGGCTCTTGGCCCATGAGTCCATCTTGGCGAATTGAACCTCGGACTTGAGAAATTGGTAGAACTCGGCTTTCGCTTCTACATCCTTAGCGTCATAATGATCGATCATCCGGAGCAACGCCGGGTATTTCTGTTTCACCGATGGTAGTTTTTGCGCAAAAGTTTCGAGGGAAATTCCTATAATGCGGTAACATGTTCCGGTATACGGGAATACTTCAGCGATTGCCTTGTACTTCCAATATTCGGTACTTAGGGCAGTGCCCTTGCTATTATGCCACATTCCGGAAAAGAAACTGGTCGCATGGCTCAACACAACGTGGGCAGCGTAGGGAGTCCCGGCGTATTTTGAGAACCCTTCGGTTTGCAACAGTGCATTAGCCAATTGCTCGCGTTTCTGTTGTGCATCATCAGGCGTGATTACTTCATAAACCCGCATGCTTAAATCACTGCCGCCCCAGATGCTACTGTACCAGGAGTACCGGGTAGTGTTGTGCCTGCAAGAACAATGCTTCCACATGCAGCGCCATTATAACTTTTTCCGGTGAAATTATTTCCCGAAACGATAGTTGCCGCACTTCCGAACCAAATAGTGCTTGATCCCGATACATACAAAAGGTTTGACCATGTTACTGGGTTCTTAAAGGTAATAGTCGTAGATGAAAGAACAACAGAACCATTAATGATGGCGAAGACCAAACTCCCGCCATTACCAGAAACATACAGATTATTGGTGTGCATAATTACACCATTACGGCTCGTATAAAAACCATATCGCCCGGTGCCAACATTACCAATTTCGATGTTTTTTGTTTGTATAACACCGTAATTGAAAGCTGCAAATGCATCACCAGAAGTAGAGATTTTAACCCCTTCAATGAGCCATGTTCCGCCTTGAAGCGTAAAACCATTTGTCAGTGTTACGGAGGACGGATTGGCGGAATTGCCAAGAATTTTTACAGTACCACGTCCAACATACGAATTAAGTGTAATATTGTTAGTTGTATAGGTACCATCGGCTACTTCAATAGTAACATTGTAGTTTCCTATATCCAACGTATCAATAGCATTGACGGCTCGTTGGATGGATGCAAATGCCAAGGATGATGAAAGTCCATCATTTTCGTCTGAACCTGTGGTCGAAACATAATATGTTCGATCAGCATACAATGCTTCTCGGCACATATATGGCAATGCTGACCATGTGGCATTCCCATTTCCAACTTTAAAACGATTTGTGTCTTTTTCGAAAGCAATTTCACCATCTGCCAGTATTGGATTAGCCAATATCCAATTCAAACCAGTATCGCGACGAATTTGAATTTTATCAGACATGACTTACTCCTTCCGTGGCAGACCCGCCATCATAAAATTGTACAAATGATGTTGTGTTTGCATCACCACCGTCTACAACTATATTGATGGTAGATGGTGCTGCATACCCTCCATCAACCATATTAGTTGGTTTAATAGAGGTTAAAATAATACCGAATACCTGTTTGAATTTGCCATTTATACTGATTGCCATCTTGGTTCTCCTGTCTTCTCATATTTATGTATGTCGGGACTATATTGAGGGATTGTATAATTTGTGTATTGATGCTATTCTAATACTATCTACACGGAGTATTCGCCATGCCATGGTTTTCGTTTTATGAGAGAAACAGCCCGTGTTTCTACATGAACCTGCGCGATGCCGATGAAGCGACGGCGATATCACTGCGAATCTTCGGTAACGACACCAGCGCACTCCCGGCGGAACCCTACAACCCTGAGGACAAGGATGGTATGTCCAGCCTCCTTGGTTACATGAAGGGTCTGCGGATGTGTATTGTGCGCAATGACGCGGCTATCGAACAGCGCCGCCGCATGCTTTCGTCGCTCGATGAAATGATCGCCACTCGCAAATCCGAGGGTAAAAAAACCGACTGGGACGAGAGCAATCACAGCCGTGATACAGGATTCTTGAATCGGCTTGTTGCCGATACAGACCGTCGTCGGACCATACTGGCATCGGCGGTAGCGGTGCTGTATGAAATATTTAACACTCAAGATAAGGATAATCCCAATGCCCGACATTGCCACATTCAGTCGCTATCTGGTTGAGGACTTGCAATATCATTTTGGAGTGGGAGCGCAGAAACGCGCCGACGAAATTCGGCAGTACCTCGCGGATGCCGCAAACGGCACTTCGGCTCTCCGAACGTTGCTTATGACCGAATTGAAATCGCTGGTCTGACCCTGGATGGGAATACGAGCAAACGAAAAAGGGCACCGCGAGGTGCCCTTTTCAATTTACATTTGCGCATTCATAACATGGGTATATGCAGCGATAAGATCATCATCCGCCAATCCGCGCAAATAATTCTCGTCTGAATATTGTGCGTTCTGAGGGGGATATCCACACGCATCATATGTGGTAGAATAGAAATTCGCCGTATCCATGATACAGTGCTGGCGCAACGTACCATGATCCATGGATGAAAGCTTCGTCCGATCATCCGGATGGGAATAATGTTCCAACATCTTGGTCAGGATGCAAATCATTTATTTACCCGTCGATCTGATGCATCACCACATAGTAATAGTCGGCATCTTCCTTGACGACATCAACAAAGCTAAACAACCGATTGTCACCGAACGTCAGCGTCTTGCCCTGAAGGACATTCGCAACTTGATCGGGATCGATGTCGAAAGCCAACGTCCCACGGTCACGCCAAACGGCAATCAGGTGAACGTCGTCACCAAACTGGGCTTTGTGCTTCGGACGCGGATCAGTCTTGGTGAAATTCTTTTTGAAAACATCGCTAAAGTTCAGTTCGTCATCAATCGTGACAACGACCGGTTCGACGGTCTTCACCACCGTCACCTTCACAAAGCTGAAGTCGTCCTTCTTGAAGCTATCCCAGTTGGGCGAGGTCGGGGAAGCGTTGTACCATTCGGTGCTGCCACCGCGCAAGAACGTCTTGATCGACTTTTCATCCTTCAGACGAAACGGGATGTCCCCGTCTTCATCAAGGATGTATTCGTTCTCGCGGCAGCATTCGCCACCAGCATTCGAGGAAACGCGCAGTCCGAGAGTCTTCCCGTTGACCTGAACTTCGTAATAGGTTTCGGTGGCTTCCATGATGACTCTCCCGCAGCAGAGATCATCTATAACACGTCAGGGTTTTACTGTCAAGATGGGACGACAGCCAGTCTCGGTAAAATAAAGGGCACCCGGTGGGTGCCCTTTTTATCCTTTTGCGCGTTTCGCCGCCGCACTCATGATGAATTGGAACGCGATGGTCAAACTATAAGACCCCGGTTCATATTTCCGTCTAAGAACTTCGTATTTTTTTGCCAAGTCGAAAGGTATGGTTGCTTGTGTTTCTGTGATGCGGTAGAGCCGGATAATGGATCGTTTTACAGCGGCTTCGGTTGTGGATTTCTCTTCAATGCAATCCAAAAATTCCCCAATACCCTTGGATGGCGTTTCTCGTTTATCCAGCATCGTCGCAATGTGTTGGCAAAAATCCAACGGCAACGATTCCACATATTCGATGATGGCTTCCCCGAGTTTGATTCGATCTCGAATTTCGGTCACATCATCGAACATCAGATCACCGATCTGTTGCGACCACGGATTGGCAGCGTTCAGAATGCGAAGGTTCATCGGTGCCTCCTATCGATTTTCATCGATTTTCATATTTGATTTTGAGGCATTCCATTAACATGCAAAATTCAAACTCACCTCCGAATTCCCCAACCCCATCGCCTTCGATCATCCGAATGGCAGCAGAAATTCGTACCAGTTGGTGCGCAGGTTTGGCTTCGTCGTAAGTCAAACCAAACAACTTGGTGAGACGGCGTTCGGTTTCTTTCTGTGATAGGTCGCGGTTCCGTTGCCACGCTACATTGGTGACACGCTCTACGAATTCAGAAGGGTGGTGACCGTTAGAGGACAGTCGTTCCCACGCTTTCGCAACCTTTTCGCAAATGGATAAGGAAACCTCATCCATGTACTTGGTCATCAAAATTTCCAAACGATATCGAACGACTTCGGGATACGCATCCATCCCGTCCAGTTCGTCCGTATAGAGCGCCGACAGTTTTTTCGACCAAGGCTTCGAACTGGACATGGCACCCTCCGTCAAACCATGATCCAATCCTACATTGTAGACCGGTAATTGTCAAGTAGCGGCCAAAACCTTACTCAATTACCTTCAGTTCATCCTTGACCATCGCCAGAAGTTCCAGATTGTGCTTCGCATTCAAACTCTCTGGTTCTTGAGTACCGAACAAATTGAACACGTGATCTGCGTACTGGCGCATCAATTCGTCTAGAATTTCTTTGATGTTGGCTGGGCGTACAGTGACGTTACCGCGCTCATACCAATAGAAATTGAACTTGTCGGTGGTGTTGGGAAGTTTAGGCATGATTTGTCACCACCGAGCCGTGTGAACATCTGGGTTGCCAATAAACCAAGTATCACTGTCATTGCGTTGAACGTACCCAAAATGATCGGGGTTTTGTTGGATGAATTTTTCTAATACTTCCGCAATCTTTTTCGACGCTGCAATAAATCTAATGTTTGGTGGTGTCATCGGATGCCCCGCATCTTCCAACATCAAATCTTTTTCACGAACAAAGGTTGTATCCAGAAATTTTTCAAGGATTTGGAACGATTTTTTTTCCGGGCTGCATTCTACATAAAATACTCGTCCAAAATCGTTCATTTTGACGATTGTAATTCTTGACATGGTTTAGCTCGCATAAATATAGGCAGCGGTGATCGTCTGAAGGTAGGATGTCAGACGAAATCCCACAGAGGATAGGACTGTCCCGCCGCCGGTATTTATAGCAGAGGAAAAGCCATATGACAGTAGTAATCTCTTGTGCAATTTGTGGGTCAGAACACAAATCGTTTGTGTCGTTGGTCAAACATCTTAAATTTCAGCAAAATTATCCGACTGCGCTGCTCAACAATGGGCAGACCGAGAAACAAACGGTGAAAAACAACGCATCATAGAGAAAACGACTGAAACAAATCGCCAGCTTATAGCCGCTATGACCGAGCAAGAACGCAAAGACCGATTTGGTTGGATGAACAAATTATCTACAGAAGAAAAACAAGAAAAAATAAAAATGCTTTTGGATAGAGGACTTGGTAAATGGAAACCAAAATCAGACGAAGAAAAACATCAAATATACCAGAGAATTAGGAATAAAATGGTTACAAATGGTATTTGGTTGGACCGTGAACAACTGAATATGTCCGACTGGTATGATTATTCAAATATGGTGCGAAAATTAACTGACGCCACATATAGAAAACACAAGCAACAGATTAACCCCAATAATTTACCTCGCCGACGAGGGTACTATCATGTGGATCATATTTTCAGTATATATGATGGGTTCATTCATGAAGTGCCAATAGAAGTAATGGCGGCTCCGGTTAATCTTCAAATGTTAACCGAAACCTCTAATAGTTCAAAAAATAACAAAAGTTGGTGTACGGTAAACGAGCTATATCAACGCTACAATGAATGGTCGGGCGTGGGAGGATCGAACTCCGTTCCTGTTCAGGAAGTAGCTTGAGAGGCTACCGACCGCACCAGCAGTCTTCACGCCCGATAGATGGTCCGAGGTGGGGGAATCGAACCCCGAGCCTTGCGGCGGCAGATTGAAGGTCTACTGATCATCCCAGTAATCTTCACCTCGGTAAATTGGCAGCGCATGGGGGAATCGAACCCCAGGATGATCCACTCGGGTGAAAACCGAGCCGCCGTACCCAGCAGCATCATGCGCTATGGTCCCCCGTATCGGATTCGAACCGATGTCCCTGGATCGAGAATCCAAGTGTCCTTCCCATAGACGAACGGGGGATAACCGTAAATAAGACCTAAGAAAAAACCTCCATGTTTACCTTTTTGGTCTTAACCTTCAATAAGAAGCCCAACCCGAGCTTCTTATTGAAGGTTATGTCCCTATCCTTTAACAAGCGACGCGCCAATTAAAGGATAGTGGTCCCCCGTGTGGGGGTCGCACCCACCTGAACCTCTCGTTGAAAGCGAGATGATCACACTAACCGCAATCCCACGGGGGATATTTTATTGGTGACTCCGAGGAATTCTGCCATCCCATTGCCCGCTTGAAAGGCGAGTGTCCTTACTTTTAGACGACGGAGCCATAAAAACTTCAAACGTTACTTGCACCTCAACCCATTAAAAAAGCCGCTTAGATCGATCTCTCTAAGCGGCTGCCGTTCACGCTGGACCTGATACCAGCATGTTGAGCAGCCTTAACTTTCTTCTTCCACCACGAACACGAACATCTTACTCATCCTTCTGCTGTGCTACCTTGTAGCACGATCATGCTATTTTCTAGTAAGGTCACCATGACCTTACCAGTTTTAGGTAAGAGCTTACCAGAAAATGGTAAAGCTCCGACCGGGTGTCCTAGACCGCTAGACGACCGCCAGGGAGTTGTTAACTTTACCCCGGCAGGCAAGGATTCGAACCTTGCGTTTCCCAGTTCTGGCGGGCTAATCAAGCCCGAAAAACTCCGGTGTCCTAAGCCTCTAGACGATCAACGGGCGATCAACTCCGCTGAGTGGGATTCGAACCCACGTTCCCCGGTTCTTGAGGGCACGTCTTGTGCATCGACCTTCCCGCTCGGTAACGATCCGCCTCGGTAGGGGAGTCGAACCCCATCCCCGCACAAGCCACTCACCTTTCGTGGCGCCGAAGCGCCGTGCCCAACTCTTACACCAAGTCAGCCCGATGGCTCTCGATGTATTCTCTCACCACCGAAGGAAGTGCCACGTCCCGAGTAGTTCCGTCCGGTTCCCCGCAGCATTCACAACAATGGTTCAACTCAGTGGTGATCCCGGTTTTGACAAATATTTCATCACCAACCTGAACCATCTTCTCATAATCGACAAGACTATTCACCGAAACCATAAACGGCACTGCCGTTTTTTTCCCACTCGGGGCAGTGATCAGCACGTTCTTCTTGCCGACACGCCAGCCCCAAACTTCCTTACCAATGGTCAGGTTGCGCTCGCCTTTGGCTTTCTTCCGAACCAGTCGTTCGCGATTGGCGCACACATACTGGACCAGATGCTCCTTGGATAATTGCCAAGTAGCAAGCAGTCCGCATGCCTCGACAATATCCCATTCCTGCACAACCTGTTCTTTACCATCCACTGGTGAGATGAAGATTACGTATTGTCTTCCCCAATTCACCCGCTTGCGGCGGTACTTCCACGTCTCCCCCTCCACGACGATTTCATAAATGGGGTTCATCACTACTTTCTGTTTACCCATGATACTAGCCTTGCTCTGGGCTTGTTTTGGTGTCCCCAACGGGTGACGATCCCGTTTTTTCGCCTTGAAAGGGCGATGTTCTAACCAACGTAAACTATGGGGACAAAAACAAAACCGCCTCACATTCGCGGGCGGTTCCAACTCTGCCATCAGGGCAAAATTAAAGCCGCCCTTGATGAGGCGGCTCGGCAAGCAGACATGCTCAACGAATCACCCCATCGGGTTGCGTTCTTCCTCGCGTTCGCGTTCGAGCATGACAATCATGGTACTAAATCCTCTGGTTCTTGCCGCTTAACGGCGTGTCTCGTTTGTGCCGACGTATCGACAAACCTATTTATACAAACAACGCTTTTTGGCGTCAAATTCTTTTTATGGTGGGTCGGGCGTTCTGCCCGACCAAGCCGCGTTGTGGTGGTATTTATACAAGCTGGTTCGTGGATGTCAACTAGAAATTTCTTAGATAACGAAAAGGCGGGTTTCCCCGCCTTTTTGTTACGCCGGTTGTTTCTGCGCCAGATCACGAATTACGGAGAAGTTCACCTGATAGCCGGGAATACGATAGTAACCTTCACCCAGGCACCCGTGGTATACTTCGGTCAGGAAACGGGGCGGCATCTGGGCGACGATCCCGGTCAGGGTATCCTTATCAAGACCAAGAAGGTACTTGATGGGGCGCACGATCACATGATGTCCGTCCTCACGAACCATCCGCAAATAATCGTCCGGTGACTTGATAGCGGCGAAATTCAGTGCCGCTTCGACATCAGGCGAATTGCCGTAATAGTTGGCGAAGTAGAGGAAGAACGCATCATTTTGCATACGTTCTTTTTCCAGAATCTCCACCAGTTTGTCTTCGTGGGTGCCGGTGATTCGCACATCATCGATGAAGATCAACAATTTACCTTTCAAGAACTGCTTGTTCATGAAGAAGCGGTCATTGTCGATCAGACCCTTGCGTTTTTCCTTGGACAGGAACCCATAGTCATTGGTGTATGACACCTTGCGATGGATGATCGTATATTCGACGTGACCACCGTTTGCCAGCACGAGGTGTTCATTCAGGCGATTGACGAAATGCTTCGTCATAATGGTCGCGGCGTTCTCGACATGATTGTACGGTGACGGGATCACCACACATTGATTTGCCAGCAGTACGTCGGTATGTGCGGCGAAGAAGGCATCGGCAAGCTGATACCCGAACTTGCGGGCAATCACATCTGACCCGAATTTGAGCGCCGAATAGTCCGCAGGGCTGAAAGCTGCGTCTTCGAGGTCGTAGAAACCGTTGACGTAAAACCGAGAATGCGCACCCATTATTGTTTCCCTTTGTCAGTTTTTGTCGGCAAAACACACTCTTTTTCGGCGAAGCATACCCAGAATTTACAATGTTCATCCAGGGTGATGTGACGATCATCGAGCGCACAACGCAAAGATAAACTTCGACGGCAATGATCACAATTCGAACATTCTTGGATGCCGTAATGCATTACAGAACCCCTTCAATTGCTGATGCGAGTTGTTGTGGTCCCTTAATAATGATGTGTGCCATCAAATCTTTTGGGTCGTCGCACACGGGGTTGTCACCGATGTGGGTGATGGGATCGGGGCGTGGAACTGCCGTATGATACTGGTTTTGTACCATTTGAAAGAACTTGGGGTTTGGTTTGGCACAGCCGTGAAGGTCGGAAAACACATAAAACAAGAAATCCAAGCCTAACGACGACAGATGTTTCGCGAGGATTGGTCCAGTGATGAAATTGGTGTTGCTGGCGATACTAAACGTATGCCCAGCCGCTTGGGCAGCCTTGATTACACGAATGGCATCAGCAAGGACGGTCGGCGGCATTTCACGGAATTTCTGCTCGAAAGCAGGGCGCATTCCTGTGAGCATGTATGTCACGTGCGGGAACGGAATATGTAGTTGTTTGGAGTATTCAGCCACCAACATGACGTATACTTCATCGGTGCGATATGAAATGCCTTTTTCTTCGGCATCATTGTCCACACAGGTTTTGACCGAAGTGTAAATTTTCTTGGCGCGTGATGAATCAATGTCGAGACGTTCGGCTAAGAAATTTGTCCGCCATTTGGCATATTCGGGATTGGGAATGAAGAGGGTGTTCCAAATGTCCAGGGAGATATGTGCCATAATGCGTCCCGCCATGTATCGAATCGTTATGTATCGTATACCCTTCAATCAGTCAAGTCATTTACTCGGTATGGGTGTATGAAATAGAAAAAGCCCGCCGTTTGGCGGGCTTTTCCTTGTTTGGTCTGATTAGTTCAGAGCCGGGATCGAACTTGCCATGACGCCGAGAACGTTGGCGATCTGACGCGCCACGCGCTTTTCGCCGTCATCGAACTTGCCGTCCGCGCCGCCAATCACACAGGCGAGCAAAACGCAAGCTCGGGACTGCTCATCGTTCTTTCCGCTGATCGCCTTGATCCAGTTCCAGGCTTTCTCGGCGCCCATGGTGGCATCGAAATCGAATTCTTCCGCCAGTTCATTAAAGGTGTTCAGCACCTTGGTGCGGGGGAACGCCTTCAAGGCGTCATTACGCTCGCAGAAGCCGAGCAGTTTCTTCTTTTCGTCGGCATCAACGTTGCCATCCGCCGATGAAATCAGGTACGCGGAGGCGATAGCCGCCTTCAGGAAATCGTCATTGACGAAACGGCTGACCGAAGCGGTCAGGTCATTGACGGCGGCGCCCAACATGTCACCAATCTTACCGAACAGACCCATTTGTTTAACTCCTAACGACAAAACTCATGGGGATGGATATATCGGTATAGATTCTATGTCAAAGATTCGTTTGCGCCATCAGGGTATATTCCTTCCGAATAATCGGTGGGATGTATGCATTCAGCTTGGGGTGTTCGAGTATTTTCCGTTCGACCGGGCTATTTGGAAATTCACGACAAATTTCCGCCAACGTTTCAATTGCCTTCGGAGACATAATAATGCTAACAAGGTATTTTGAAAGATTTTTAACCCCGCCCGGAATGAATTCTTCTGCTTCAGCGAGGGCGGAATATTTATGACGGTACCCATCGGTTCGTTCAACCGAATGAAAATATTCGTATGGGTAAATCTTGTAGTGGTTTTGAAGCTTATTCCGATCTAGAACGATTATTGCTTTGCGTTTATGAAACGGCTGTTCATCACTGGTTTCAATATAGTCCCAGGTTAGTGCAAATATTGGATTGCGCGTGGTACTTACGCCCCATAATTGCTTATCTTCACAATCGGATGGTTTTTTGAACCCGACACTATTTACCGGGACATCTTGTTTTAGGAGTATTGATGTGCGTGGGGTGAGTTCATCCCCACATAGAATATTCATCAGCCGTTGAACGGTTGTTGCGTGATAAAGATGGGGCTTGGGGATGGTTAATTCGTAGATGAGCATGATGTATTTATGAAGAAAGCCCGCCAATTGGCGGGCTTTCTCCTAGAGCTTAACCAGAACGATTTCGACCAAAATGGTTTCGCGAAGCTCTTTGGTAAGGGCAACACGCTCTTCCTCGATGTGCGGGAACGCCTCGATCACTTCCGCCCATTCAGTGGTGTTGGCGGCAAACGCCAACTTGGCCGCTGATTTGGCGAACGTGATGAATTCGTCAGTCTTGGCAGCGAAGTCGGTTTGTGAAAGTACCGTTACCACGGCAGCACCCTTGTTCTGGGTAGTCGAATCTGAATGAATATATGTCTCAATGCGACCAGTGCGCATGTTCTCTCTCCTATTTGGGGTACTGGGTAGTCACGAACCACCGTCTCGCTTGCGCGTGTCCTTCTCTGTTTGACGACAGCACCGGTTAAAATTTCATGTCCTCAATTGCCATGACCCATTTGGCGACATCGCAAGCATAGAAACCTGCGGAATTGATGCAGTTGATCTCGATGACCTTGGGTCCAAGATCGGTCAACGCGATGTCCAGGCAGAACGCCCGATCCGGCGACCACGTATCGACCATCTTCTGTGCATACGCCCAGATGTCCGGGTCGATGTTGGTGTCATGGATCACCCGATCCCCCAATTTGTACTGGGAGCCGGTGACGATCACACCATCCACCACAAAGAACCGGTACTCCCGATAGATATCCTTCAACGAAGATGCCATTACCATAGTGTCGGGAGTGACCGTAGCGAAACACGCCTGTTCACCCAAGACCACTACGTTATGTTGCCAGTCGGCAAACTCTGTCTTGTCCATCACGCGACCGCTGAAGCTCTTGGTGTCCTCGCATGGGCGAATGAAGAACGCCTCCCAGGACGGCTTCATGTCGGTATACCGGCACACCACCGAGTCCGGGTTCAGCAGATTGTCACCGTAATGCTCCAACCAGCTTTCATACCGGAAATCAGCGTTCGAGAAAGCACCAGGGGTCCAACCCCGAGCCTTGGCCGCTTTGATCATCGTGGTCGCTCCACAGACCATGACGTGACCGCTCTCATCGATCACGGCATCAGGGGCAAGCATGATGTCCTTGTCTTTCCAGGCGAACGTATCGAAGTCGCCCGGAAGCAGCTTGCTCGTTGTCGGGACGACCTTGACAAAGGTGTGGGGGATGTCGAACCGCTCCAACGTGTTGCAGAGCGCCGTATAGCCGTATTCCGAATACAAATCTTTTTGGACAACCCAGAACATTATCTTATCCAGTCTAGCTGGATAAATAGATGTGGTAATTGGGATGCGCCAACATCCCAAAACCCGCTCGGTGAACCGGGCTGTCCCACGTGTCTATTTATCGGTGAAAACTATGAACTACCAGCATGTTTATGACGTTTTGATTCTGCGCGCCATCAACCGCCAGAAGCCCAGTGGGTATACAGAACGACATCATATTCTCCCTGAATACCGGCGCCCAACGACGGCACGGGCTTGTTTGTGCATCAAGCCCGTCAAACGCCGGGTTAGCGCGCGTTCTTCTTCGGTAAGCATCCGTACCGGGGCTTCCGTTTGATTCTCGGCAGAAAGCTGTTGCAGCTTTTCTTCGATAGCCTTCATTTCCGCCTTGTCAGCGTCCGTAAAGTTCACGGTTTGTTCTCCCCGTGCTACCGCCCGCATTTCGGCTTCAAGATCACCCAGTGTACGTTTCATCATCAAACCTCAGGAAGTGACCCGGAGATTAACGTCTCCGGGTCCATTTCTTACTCAGCGAACTCTTCCCACTTGTTCCCGAAAACCTGTTTCAATTTATCGAGATAGGCGCGGGTCTTGACCTTCGCCATCCAAAGCTGGTGTCCAGCACCACCCTTGGCAATCACACCTTCAGCGCCTTCAGGAACGAATTCGCCGTTTCGCACTCGCTCGATGAACTCTTTGTTGAAGTTGCCCTCGTAGACAACTTCCGCAGCGAATTCAAGATCACCGAAGTGATCAAGGAACTCTTTCGGTCCCAGGAACCCTTTTCGATGTAGCTGAACATCGAACACTCGGAGTTCCTTGGTTTCGCCCTCGACGTGAGTTCCGGCGAACGAGGATGGTCCGAAAAACTCTGCGAACACCGTGGCTTGTTCGAGTTGTCGGAAGTCGTCCCGCAGTACCTTTTCAAGAGGCTCTGCATATTTGGACATGAACAACGGGATTGCTTCACCCAGTTGATCATCCGACGCATCAATCAAACGAGTGCGACTTCCGAACTTGTGAAAGCCGCGCTTTTTGGTCCATTCGAAGCGCAGATTGGAACCATCATACTTGTGGAAAGCTACACATGGCTTTCCGAGCGGAGCGCGAGCCGCGCCCACGATACTTGGATACGATTTCATTGTTTACCTTCTTTCGCATTTGGTTATTGGTCTTTGCGAAAGTACACACAATGATGACCATGGTAAGTCCCCCTAACGTTTAATGGATCGACCTAACTAAGCCGCGTCCGTATAATGGTGCGCCTGACGGAATTCGAATCCGTGATCTTCGCCGTGACAGGGCGACGGGGACAGCCTCTCCCCTACAAGCGCATAATTGGCGACCCATGTCGGTTTCGAACCGACCTGATTATTCGGGAGACAACCGAATGACCACCCAAGCAGTCCCATGGGCCATCTTGCCGATCTTTGACCGACAAATTTACTAACAAATACAACAACCTACGTCCCGTCTGCGTCGTGATCTTACCGATCTTATTACCGATCACGACACAGGTACATTCCTCTTTATTATCAACAGCTTATCAGTATTTTCTCTGATTAACTGCCGATGTTGGCGGTTCCGGCAAGGATTCGAACCTGCGATCTCCACCTGACGCGGTGGCGGGGACGACCAAGTGTTTTGTTCGGCGCCGAACTCACACCAACTCCCCTACGGAACCTAACCCATTGATATACAAGGGAAAATTGGCGACTCGTAGGGAATTCGAATCCCTCTGAATATCCGGAGTGACAATCCGGCGACCACACCTAGCAGTCCCACGAGCCATATTTCCAAAAACAAACTCAACAACCACCGTTTCAATGACTACGCTTTTACTCTTCCTCGAAACCATCGTCAACAAAAATTTTCAATTAAACCAAATATTTCTTCGAAGCTCTTCAACTTATACTTTAACAATACTTCTCCGTTACTGACTTCAAGTCAGACACGCAGGCAATAAAAAAAGGTCGCTTCCATTTGGAGCGACCTTTATCCCAGAAACCGGGCAATAAAAAAGTCGCTCGGTGGCGACCTTCTTACGACTACGTGCGCAAGTTGATCACCACGAGGTGGTATCCTCGTTGGTATCTCGGTCAGCGGTGTAAGCGCGCATGGTCATAACTTCATTCCTTCATTGTTGGGCGAGCCTGGGTAACAAACGGGTCCAGCAGCCATCGCCACAATCCTATTTATACAGAGAGCGCAAAAACGGTGTCAAATAGAATTTTTCAGTTGCGATTCGTGCATTGCCGACTGCTCACACCAAAACCGTTCGTTAGAACCTACCGTTCGGATAAATGGGTGAAATGCAACCATGGCATCAAACGGATATGTGGGAAGCAACTTATGCCGTTCGTTTTCATTAACCAGAACGATCCAATTATCCATTACGCCATATGACGCAACCCCGACAATACATCCCCGAACGATGTTGTTTGGATCACCTCCCATTGCAACTTCAACTGCTTCTCCATTCTCGAAGACGGGTTTGCCGCTTTCAATTTTCATGATCACTGCATCCTTGAGTTTAACGTTTAGACTTCAAATTCAGGAACGGGTCGGTCTATACAACGTTTTACTTGACGTTGTATCGCAACTGCAAGAACTTCAATTTCGTTCCGGGTCATGTGATCAAGGGGAACGGACTTTATATGGGTACCGTCTACCTTGAAAATGATGATGTACTTCCCATCACTGATGATGTTCCGTACTTCAAAACAATCTATTATTGACCCTGGAAAGCCGGGAAATATTGCGTTCATGCTCACCGCGAATCATTAGGCAGCTTTGTGTAGTGCGTATTTAATCTCATTTTGTATTCTGTTTCCCATATCGAAATAACCGTATATCCATGCTTTTGCAACATTTGTTCCTTTTTTATGGTATTATCGTACAATTCACCGAACGTTTTTTTATTTCGTTGATTTATATCGTTTCGCGAATAAACTAATGGGTTGCCATGCCAGTAATCCCCATAATATTCGTATACAGTTTTAGTATGTGGGTCGTATCCATCCACTTTAACAGTCATTTGGGATAATTTTAGTGTTACTTGTCGATTTTCGTCGGTAATACCATTCATCCGCAACCATTCTAACTCATTTCTAGATGATCGATGATGGCAAAACGGACATCCATGATTTTGTAAATGATGGGATGGGCGTTGCGTGAAAACGCCATGTTTGCTGCATAATATTGTAACGGGTGTGTATGCATTCGTGTATTGCGTTGATGAATAATCATATGTATCTCCGTGGACAGTACGAGCTTCTTTAATGAACTGCTCAGTCGTTTTTTGTGCTTTTTTAGAGCAAATTGGGCATCCAACTCCATGTAGATGGTTGGATGGGCGTTGTGTAAATATATGTCCTTTCTTACATATAATATTCACATCTGTATTATTATTCACATAAATGGTTGAGGAATAGTCATATGTACCTCCGTGGACGGCGTGAGCTTCTTTTATGAACTGCTCAGTCGTTTTCGGCAAATCTCCAAAACAATAAGGGCAACCGTGCCCCGATACATGATCATATGGTCTTTGTTCAAAAATATGATTGGTGTGTTTTATTTTAACTTTCGTTTTTTGATTTTTATATTCTGATAGAGAATAGTCATATGTATCTCCGTGAATGGCACGAGCTTCTTCAATAAATTGTTCTGTTGTTTTTGGCAAACTTCCGCCGCACATAGGACACCCAATACCCTGTAAGTGGGATGAGGGACGTTGTTCAAACTCGTGACTGTGCTGGCATTTGAGTTTAACTTTTTGATGTACACCATTGTATACTACATTGGTGTAATCATATTTGTCTCCGTGAATGGCACGAGCTTCTTCAATGAAGTCTTCGCGTGTTTTACGTTTCATATCTGATACCTCGCAGTTGTATCAGTATTTAGTAACCATGTTAGTTTTACCAACCCTCGGATGGGTTAACAAAAGGAAACGGCGGCGTGTATTGCTTTTATTAGTTCTATTTGGCATCTGAGCATATGTTTCAAATTTTCATACGCCATTTCCTGTTCTGGAAACCGCCGCTGTGCTGTTTTAATCATAGGTAGGAAATATTTTTCCACCTCTTCAATGTATTGTACTTGTTTTTCGTGTTTGAATACACCGATCATACTAGATATATTATACGAACGATCCGCAGGCTTGACAATACTGGCGCGGGGACATCCCGCCATTTCAGCGAAGAAAGTGTCGTAGTCCTTTTCAGGAAACCGTTGCATTTTGGACTTTTTCGACACCAAATATACCGACCGACCAATCGGGGCGCCATAATCACGGGAAACGTCTTCTTCCGTTACCGAATGGTCTTCAATATCGTCGTGCAGTAGGCTGGTGGTCAGGGTACCGGGGGCGTCGATTAGCGAACTGCTGATGGTACGGATGAACAGACAAACCCCAACCTGATGATCGGCTTTCGGGGTGATACCATCTTTCCGAAAACCGCTATTCCGTTGTGTCGTCTCTTCCAGTGCCTTGACCGTTTTGAAGTATTCAGGATCATCGGCGGCTTGACCCAACAGCCAATAACGGGTAGCGATCAAGCGTTTTTGGAATTTGAGGGCGGCAACGGCTTTCCGGTCTTCCATGTCCGTTCTCCTTTCGAATCTCCTATAGGATGCATGTATTTTTTCGATTACGCAATATTGTTTCCTAAATTTTATTTTTACCCCACCCATTGACCCATATAACGAAACTGATATTCTAGATAGGTTTGGTGGAGGATTGAATGGCAGTAACTTTTAAAACGAAAGCTCATCGTGGGCGTGCGCGTCAAGCGTATCGCCGTCGTGGGTATTCGCCGCACTTGAGCTATGCGCAATTGTTGCTGTATTACATGCAGTTGATCTTGGAACTATACAACGGTGACAGCGGGTTGAGTTGTGTCAACCCCGACTTTTTCACCCAGGATGAATTGAATGCCCTACATGGGATGGCGGTAATGGCTGCGGCACGGATACCCAAAACCGAACAGCAAGAAGTTCGTGGGTTTTTTGATTCGACCCGCCATGAGATTGATTAAAAAGGGGAGGGTTTTTACCCTCCCCTAATCATTACATCATCCCAGCGGGTGATTGTTCTGACTTTTTCTCTTCCGGAAGATCAGCGACCATTGCTTCGGTCGTGATCAGCAGCCCGGCAACCGATGCTGCGTTCTGAAGAGCGCAGCGGGTGACCTTGGCAGGATCGATAACACCACCCTGAATCAAATCGGTGTATTCGCCGGTCTGAGCGTTGAAACCCCAATTGAAGCTCTTCTTGTCAGCATAGGATTCGAGCAGCTTCCCAACCACAACTTCACCGGAATGACCGGCGTTTTCCGCGATTTTACGGGCAGGGAACCGGATGGCGTCACGGACGATACGGACACCCACCGTCTGGTCGTCATTGGCACCAGTGAGGCTGTCAAGCGCCTGGGAGGCGTACAGAAGGGCAGTTCCACCACCAGCCACGATACCTTCTTCCACAGCCGCCTTGGTGGCATGCAGGGCATCGTCAACGCGATCCTTCTTTTCCTTGACTTCGATCTCGGTAGCACCGCCGACCTTGATGACCGCCACACCGCCTGCCAACTTGGCGAGGCGAGACTTTAGCTGGTCCTTATCGTAGTTGGAGTCAGAGGCGTCGATTTGAGTGCGAAGTTGGGTGCAACGATTGGCAATTGTAGCCTTGTCGCCAGCGCCATCAACTAGCGTGGTGTCATCCTTGGTGATAACGACGCGCTTGGCGGTACCCAGCATGTCGATGGTCACGTTTTCCAGCTTGATGCCCAATTCATCGGAAATGACCTGACCACCGGTCAGGATTGCGATGTCTTCGAGCATTGCCTTGCGACGATCACCGAAACCGGGAGCCTTGACGGCGGCAACCTTGAACCCGGCGCGAATCTTGTTCACAACCAGGGTTGCCAGGGTTTCGCCTTCAACGTCTTCTGCGATGATCAGCAGCGGACGACCGGATTGGACAACCTGTTCCAGCAGCGGGATGATCGGTTGAATCTGAGACAGCTTGCCGTCACGGATCAGGATGACCGGCTCTTCCATCGTGGCAGTCATCTTCTCGGGATCGGTGATGAAGTGCGGGCTGAGATAGCCACGGTCGAACTGCATGCCTTCGACAACATCGAGTTCAGTCGTCAGACCCTTGGCCTCTTCAACGGTGATCACGCCTTCCTTACCAACCTTCTCCATTGCCTGGGCAATGATGTCGCCAACTTCGGTGTCGCCATTGGCGGAAATGGTGCCGACCTGTGCGATTTCGCCATTGGTGGTCACGTCCTTCTTCTGCGACTTGATCGACTCGATGACCTTTTCAACAGCGAGGTCAATGCCGCGCTTGAGGTCCATCGGATTCAGACCAGCAACAACGCGCTTGGCGCCCTCATTGTAGATGGCATGTGCCAGCACCGTTGCGGTGGTGGTACCATCACCAGCGACATCAGCGGTGCGGGAAGCAACTTCCTTCACCATCTGGGCGCCCATGTTCTCGAACTTGTCAGCCAGGGTAATTTCCTTGGCGACGGAAACGCCGTCCTTGGTGATGCGCGGAGCGCCGAAGGACTTCTCAATCACGACGTTGCGACCCTTGGGACCGAGTGTCACCGCCACGGCGCGAGCCAGGATGTCCACTCCGTTCGAAATTTTTGCTCGGGCTTCAGTCCCGAACTTCACGTCTTTCGCCATTCTTCTTGTTACTCCGTGAATACGCCATAAATTTCGTCCTCATTAATGAGGACGTATTCGGTACCCTCAATGGTCAAATCCAGACCGGCGTTCTTGCGATATGCCACGATCTGACCTTCTTCGAGGGTACTTTCGAGTTTTGCGCCGCTTGCGGTGACAGGCACGCCGACCGCAGCAACACGACCGCGACTGTGGGTCTGATTATCAACCGTCGTCGGAATGAACAGCAAACCGCTGGGGGACTTCTGTTCAGCCTCTTCAATGACGGAAACAACCACACGACCACCAGTCGGGTTGAGGTCGCTCTTGTCATCGGTCTTGGTAACAACAGCCTCAATCTGGTTGTCGCGAAGAACAAGGTACTTTTTGCCCTTGATTTCGACTTTCTTCCCGTTGTGTTCGTGGAAGATCACCTGATCCCCAACGTTAGCACAAACTGGTATACGTTCTCCGCTGTCGGTTTCACGACCGGAACCAATTGAAACAACGGTGCCGGTATGAGAGTTGCGAGCGGATTGTTCGGGGAGTAAAACGCTCCCGACCTTGGTGATTTGCTCGTGAAGTTCAACGAGCAAGTTGTCATTCAGAACACTGAGCATGCACAATCCTTTTGTACGAAAATCCGTGTGTCTCGTCCACCGCTTACAAATTATGTAAGTTTGTGCGGACCCGGCTCGTGGATGGCAGGATTTTATGGAGGGACGATGGCTAAGATCAATAATTTAATTTAATATGAGTGCGTTGATTAAATACTTCATACACAGCGAAAGGTTTTCTTGTCATGCACATACACGAAATTGTTGAGAATGATGGGGTGGGCTGGTTATTTCACGGAACAAGTTTGAGGAATTTGCAAAGTATTATCGAAACCGGGATCGTCCCGGCTGAACCACCAGACTATTGCTGGCCTGAGTTTGATGACATGCTTGACGATGACGATGACGATGCCGATAGTTCGCTTCCACCAGAAGCGTTTGAAAAACGAGCATTTTTTACAGAATCATTTAGAAGTGCATCGGAATACGCGGGAAATTATAATGATGGGATTGTCCTCCGCGTCCCGTTTGATTGTGCCAATTTTGGCGAGGGAGAAACCGATGAACCTTACTATTTCACGCGGGACACCGTACCGCCATCTGTAATACAAGCATTCGTTAATAAGCAATGGATACAAATTTCAGGGTTGTGATAATAACGGATACGCTATTTGGTTGATTTTAAGGCAGTCGGTTACTAAACGTCTTAATGAAATCTTCCCACGGGATAGCCCCGCCGACTGCGGGGTTACCTAGGGATTGAACCACCGCGTACCCATCCATTGTATGGAGGAAGCGCCAGGGGTTGTTGTTTTTGTCGGTGATCTTGATGGCACGACCTTCGTTGAGATCACGGATCATGTCCCATTCTTTGGCTCGTAAGGTACAGCCACCATATTCACTGGGGAATTTGATTACTCGGAATGTCAACGTCTTGGACGGTGCCAGTTCCATGAGTTCATCTGCCTCAAGCTCCCGTTTGGTGAGTTCGAGCAAGCCATGTGACGACAGAATTGCGGCGCCAGACGTGATTTTATCGCGGGTGACTTGGGTATGACCTTGGGGGAGTAAATCTTTGAAACGCATGCATGTATTTAGACAAAAAGAAAGGGGCGCTGGAAACAGCGCCCCTTCGCTTTTCCGGTTGATTACCGGTCCAGCGGATCGATACGTGCGTAGTCGGCGTTGATCTTCTTGGCGGCATTGCGGATGGCAGTGGTTACCGGGTCCAGCATGCCCTTGCCGTTCAGCATGTCCGCGAGGGGCTTGCTGATGCCGATGGCGGAACGCACGGACATGGTGTCGCGGTCGCCCCAGCCCAGCAGGTTCTTGAACAGCTTGGAGCGGACCTGAACCTTTTCGTACACGCCGTCGTCGTCCAGATCACCGTCGCGAACGGTCGCCAGGGTCATCTTGGTACCCTTTACGCCCGCAGTCGGGTCCACGTCCTTCTGCATGAAGTCAGAAGTTGGGGAGCCGACGTAGAAAATGCCATCGACTTCATAGGTATTGCCGTCCTTGGAATTCAGCGCATCCACGCATTCCTTCCACGACCGCTTCTCGACCACCCGGTTGGCAGCGACATCGGCATAGTCGTCTTCCAGCTTGGCGAAAGCCTGGATTGTCAGAGCGCCGCCCGAATTCTTGCGGACGCACAGATTGCCCTTCTTCTCAAAATCATCGATGTGGTCGAAATTACCACCCTGACGAGTGATGAGCAGAACCGGTTCGTCGTAGATATTGGCGACCTTTTCGACCACCGACTTGAAGTCGGTCAGGACGGCAGTGCCATCGGTTTGGTAGACCACGATATGACAGGGGTACTGCTGACCACGAAAGGTGACCGGATTTATACCGGTCTTGATGGCGTTGGCACCCTTGATATTGGCGGTGGTGCCATCGGTGGCGATGACATTACCACGGAAGCCATTGCTTTCCAGATGGTTGGCGATGGTCTGACCAATCTTCCAGTAGCCGCCGCCTTCTTCACCCGTGCAGATGTTCAGCACGGGGGCACCGTTGACCACCTTCAGCGAGTTGTAGGGATTCGACTGCGCCATGGCGGACGTGGCGCCGAGGGCGAGAATGGCGCCCGCGATGGCGCCGAGAAACTTGATACTGCGCATGGCTTTTGCTTCTCTCCGGTGACGGGATGTCACTAGATCGGAATAATAGCATGCAATTTTAGGCTGTCAAGTCTGTAATAGGAAGAAAAGATAGAGAGGGGATAGCTCTAAACAACAAACAATCCAAACTGAAGCGTCTGGATGCCCTTGCGGGTCAATACAAGCTACAACGTGCAACAAACATCCGCCCGTGACCATAAACAACGAACAGCGGTTTTTGTGTCATGATGACGACGGTCACAAAAGCGTTTGGCGCGAGCCATCTTTGTTGAATAGTAATTGCACAAATGCAATTACAGACCTCTCGAACCATAAGTTACGAGAGGTGAGCTTCCTTTCTCTCTATCTCTCTCGATTTGGGGTAGTTGTTCTACACCCGCCTCAATTCTTGGGGATTAGATGATCCCTAGCGAACGAAGAAACTCAGCGTCCTCGTTCTCAATCTCGATCTCACTGCGAACATTGAGACTGAGTAACGTATCGTCAATCTCACGAACGCGCCGAGTAGCATGGAGGTTATGTGCCTCCAAAGCTTCGATGTCCGTCTTCTGAAGAACATTTGCCGTGATGGCTTCTTTACCGTGGTAGTAACCATCTCGATTCATTTTGGCCCGTTCAGATTCAAGCGACCGGGTGAGATGGTCAAGACCTTCAAATGCCTTGGCTTTATCAACCAATTTCAAGCGGCGAGTATTGCCACTCACCAATTTGGATTTTTCGGTCAGTAAACCATTGATACCGGTTTGGGCATTGGTAGTGCCAATTGCTTCCCGAATGCTGTATCGAATACTCTCAAGGCGTTCAGCCTTTTCGAGGTTTGCAAGAACATCGGTTCTTGCCGCGTCTACGTCAGCAATTGCGTCCGTAACATGTACACTCACTTCGGTCGTGGAAGTGAGGGAAATTCGCTTCAACGCGTTCTCAATCTCTTTCTGGATCGCGTTGGCTTTGCGAAGGGAAACCTTCATGTGCAAATCACCTGTATTTTGTTCATAGGTGAACCTATTTAAAATTCGGTTCGTATTCAATAAAGAAATGCGGTAAAAATACGATTTCCAGTTAGTACCGGTTACATTCGCTAATATTTGGGTCGTTGCCGTCCCATGTCCCCTTGTTGGAGACGGATTTGATCTGGCTTACGCGGGGTAGACGTTTTGAAAATGGGGGCGGGAAATTTCCCGCCCCCACAATCATCAGAAGATCGGACGACCGTTGATCGCTTTGACAAAACCCTGACGATCTAGTGTCAGCCCATGATGAATCGGCTTCGGTAGAGTCAGTGCGCGGCGGCGGATAAACTGGACTTTCTTCGAAACGTTGGTAGTCACCGAAACAGCTTCGCCCATTTGTACACCATATGGGTAGGTCAAGCTGAATGCCTGATTATAGGTCATGTTCAGACGATGCCCAATCTCGCCATAGGTGGCACCGGCTTCGCGCATCAGCTTGGCGGCACAGAACAGGATCACCGACAGCGGAACGTTCAGCTTCGTCGCAATACGCTTGGGGCTAGAAGTTGCGGTCCACATTTCCTTGAATGCCACAAAAGTTTCGTGGTTTTCGGTAGCCTGAATGGCGCGGCGCCACTGGGTGACATCTCGATTCCACTTAGATTCCTTGGTGGTCAGCGGCTTGATTTCCGCCGGGAGCATGGTCTTCGACGGATCAGCAATTTTCGGCGTCGGGAGCGGTTTCTTCTTCACTACCACCGGAGTGATGGTGTTGTTGCGGGTGACAGTCAGCGACGGCGACGGTTGACGGGTCTTGATCAGGTCAAGAATGAGTTGAGCAGTCGTCGGCGCTGGAACTTTTGCCGCATCGACGGTAATCATGCCACGAATCTGTTTACGTTCTGCCAGCTTGCGCTTGGTGATCCCCTGACGGCTGATGATGTTACTGATGTTAGTTTCGCTTTCGTTAAGTACATCAGCGATGTGCTGCATGGTCTTGCCGTCTTCTACCCACAGCTTGCGAATGATGCAAAAGCGAATGACGGATTTACCAACCTTCAACATACGAGCGATATTGGCACGCGAAATCTTCTTTGTCCACAGGTTAAGGAACTGAGAATAAACGCGATGTTCACCAAGTTCCGCGATCTCACGAACCAACCTAGTGTCGTCCTGAGTAATAACTGAAACCATAGTGGGTATGTCCCATCTCTTTCTGACTACGATGCGGCTAAGAATTTCATTAACCGCATCGCTTTGTCAAAATTTTTACACCCAGAGCGAATCCATATAACCGCGCATATATTGCTTCGCGGTCATCGTTTTCTCGGTGCCATGATGAGTAACCCGGTTGTCTTGGAAACGGATCGTGACAGTTTTATCCCCACGCATTCCGCTCCCGACCTGTGCCTTTCTCTCTTCCGCTATTATGCCAGTGGTTTCACCACGGGCGGCATGATCTAGCGTCTTCAGGATGGCATCTTTAGCTTCCCGAAGATTAGCGTCACGATGTCTTCCTTGACGTGTCTCAACGATACCCGTTGGGACATGAATGACACGACACGAGCAAGCTTTTTTATTTCTGTGCTGTCCGCCAGCGCCGGTACCGGAGAACCATTCAACGCGGAAATCGCCTTCTTCGCGACGGAAGAAAGCGTTGTTGGATTGGACTTGGGGGTTAATGACGGCGACCGTGACCGTCGAGGTATGGACGCGCCCACGGCGTTCCGTTGGTGGAATTCGTTGTATCCGTGTTCCACCGGCTTCTTGGTCTAATTTTTCGAGAGAGCGCCCTTCGACTTCGATGGCGATTTCATGATAACCCGCGTCACTGGGTCGTTCTCGAACGACGCGGTACTTTCAGCCAAAGCGGCTGAACAAACGGGTATAGGCGTCGGCAAGGTCTTTGACGAACATTTGAGCATCGGCACCACCTTCTGCCGACTTCACTTCGATAACTCGGAGCATATATTGTCTCCCATATTTGGGGTTGATATCCGTATATTTATACGCAATAAATAGCTCAAATGCAATTAGGAGATTCGTTTCTATGGAACCCGAAACCTGGGAAGGGGTTGCCCGCGCCCAAGGTCTGCACGAGGACATAATCAACTACCTCAAGCAAACCAGCGTGTATCTACGAAACCATATGGACAATTTTTCGTTTGAACGCAGCACGTCGCTCGCATACCTGAGGTCACAAAGCCGTTCTCTCGGCTTCAGTCCGATCCTCGTGGAAATCACCCAGAAACCCGCAAAGCCCGACTACCTTCAGATCACTCGGGAAGTAGTCGCGGTCTAGCTGAACAATAAAAAAGGCACCCTCGGGTGCCTTTTTTATTAACCGAGTGCCTTCCGGACACTTGCTAAGATTTCGTCACGGGCAGGGTCCGGTTTAGATATTTCGTCAATAATGGGCTTAATCCATCCGTACATCCGCTCTTTCAGTGCTACCAAGTCTTCCTGCGACTTGGTTAGCATCTGCTCCAACTCCACGATGGCAGGGATATCCCCGAGTGGGTTCCCGAGCGACTCTTCGACCATTGTTTTAATTTCCGCAGCGCGGGTAATGCGCTTGGCGATCCGCTCGATGGTGACATTCAATTCACCTTCCCGGCGATGGTCGCGATACGGATCATCCGCAATACAACCACCATACATGATCTGTGGGAATTCCAACCGTCCCAGTGAAGATGTTATATCATCCAATCGAAATTCCAAACGGATTAGATGGTCTGCAAGAAGTTCAGGTTTGCCCATGTTAGATATCCAGATTAGCGTTGAGTGCATTCTCGTAAATGAAACGACGACGCGGCTCGACAAGATTGCCCATCAGGTTGGAGAAATATTCTTCAGTGTCCTCGATATGGTCAAGTTTAACACGGAGAAGATCGCGTAATTCTGGATCAAGGGTGGTGTCCCAAAGTTGTTGTGGATTCATTTCACCAAGACCTTTGAAGCGGCTGAACTCGCTATTCGGGTGTTTCTTTCGGAAAGTGGCAAGAGCAGCATCATCCTTCAAGTATTCGTCCTTGTTCTTCACCCGAGCGCGGTACAGCGGTGGTTGGGCAATATAAAGGTGTCCCCGCTCAATGATCTGCGGCATTTGTCGATAAAAGAACGTCATAATGAGCGTGCGAATGTGGGAGCCGTCTACGTCCGCGTCAGCCATAATGATGATCTTATGATATCGCAGCTTGGTGATGTCAAAATCATTACCAAACCCAGTACCAAGGGCGGTGATCAGGCTGCGGATTTCATCATTTTCCAGCATCTTCGCCGCCGTCGCCTTCTCCACGTTCAGGATTTTACCCTTAAGCGGCAGAATGGCTTGGAATTTACGGTTACGTCCCTGCTTGGCAGAACCACCCGCCGAATCACCTTCCACGATGAACAGTTCACATTTGGACGGGTCGCGCTCCTGGCAGTCCGACAGCTTGCCGGGGAGTGCAAAACTCTGCTGGTCGAGTTCGGTTTTGCGACGAACCAAGTCCTTAGCTTCACGGGCTTTTTCACGGGCGGTTGCTGCTTGTACGAATTTCGCACAGACCAATTTGGCCTGACGTTGGTTTTTATCCAGCCATTCCGACACTGCCTGCTCGACAATGCTTTCGACCGCATTCTTGACTTCCGGGGAAACCAACTTGTCCTTGGTCTGGCTTGAGAATTTCGGCTCGGATACCTTGACTGAAATGACTGCCGTTAAACCTTCACGGATGTCATCCGCAGTCACATCCACTTTTTTGGACAGATTGTTGGACCGGATGAACTTTAGAACTGCACGGGATAGACCCGCACGGAAGCCCGCCAAGTGAGTACCGCCGTCGCCCTGATGGATGTTGTTGGTGAACGGGACGACGTTCTCGCCGTATCCTTCGTTCCATTGCAACGCGACTTCCACCACAACCCGGTTTTCACCGTTGGGTCCAGTTTTTTCGTTGAGAACGTACAAAGGCTGCCGCATGGGCGACTGTTTCTTCTGATCGAGATACTTGACGTACTCGCCAATGCCTCCGACGTAGTGGAATTCCTCAGTCTTCTTGGACTCGCGATTGTCTGTCAGCGTCACATGAACGCCGCTATTCAGGAATGCGGTCTGGCGGCAATGGTCAGCAAGCTCCTTGTATTCGAACTTGATGCTAGAAAATATCTCAGCATCCGGCTTGAAGGTGATTTCGGTGCCGGTTTTGTTCTTCGGAACAGTACGACCCTTGGTGATGTGCCGTACCGTCTCGCCACGTTCAAAGCGAGCTTTCCACTCGGCGCCATCGCGCCAGATCGTCAGTTCAAGCCATTCTGACAGAGCATTGGTACAGGACACGCCCACACCATGCAGACCGCCCGAGAAGTCGTAGGAATCTTGGTCGAATTTACCACCAGAGTGTAGGGTGGTCATAATGACTTCCGCAGCCGACCGACCCTCTTCCTTGTGAGTATCCACCGGAATGCCGCGCCCGTTGTCACGGATGGTCACTGAACCATCAGGGTTCAAGACGCTTTCTACACGGGTTGCGTGCCCGGCAAGGTGTTCATCAATAGCGTTGTCGAATGCTTCGCGCCAAATAGTCCGCAGACCTTTCGGCGGCTTACCGTCATCTTCTTCGGAGGTGGTTGTGGGACCGACATACATACCGGGACGCTTGCGCACCGCTTCTAGTCCCTTGAGAACCTTAATAGAGTCGGCGTTATACGTGTTCTTTTTCGGAGCCATTTGTTATCCTCTTTGTGCCAAGTTTTTGCCAAATGCGCCATTGCGCACCCTCTATTTACCCTAGAAGCCTTGGCACATTTCCGTAAACCGCCTGTTTTTTCAATGTATCTAAATGCCAACGGATGTATGGTTCGCCGTACACCAAACGACAATCCAAATAGGCATACGCATTCCCTTGAGTATTGGGTCAAACACATTTCGGTTGACCCTAATCGAGCTAGTCGGTAGTATTCAATAAACTTTTCGTGGGGTTGTGATGCGTAACCAGTTCAGGGGTTGCCTTATTGGGACAGCATTAGGGGATGCAGTCGGGTTCATGGTTGAAAAACAAATGCCCGAAACGTGTGCGAATTATATTACCGACTGGTATTTGACTGGGAAACTTTCACAGCGTACACGCACTCATGGGTCTGGGGAAAGTCGTATAACCTATTCTTTTGGTAGTTACTCGGATGACACCCAGCTTTCGCGTGAACTCATGTTCAGCATGACCGAACACAAGGGCTGGAACCCGGAAGATTACGCTCAACGCATCGCTGTCATGTTCAAGGACAACAAGATCGTCGGCGCAGGCAAATCCACCCGTGAGGCGGCAGACCGGCTGAATGCGGGTGTAGTGTGGTCGGATGCTGGCGCGGTTGCCCCGGCTGCCGGTAACGGCACTGCGATGCGTGCGGCTCCCATTGGGCTGTTCTATCGCAATGACCACAAGACGCTGATCCGCGTTGCCAAAGAACAGTCGATCATCACCCACTCCGACCCCCGATGCCAGAGTGGGTCGGTGCTGATCGCCCTGGCGGCGGCGCTCTGTGTCCTCCCCGAGACGGAATGGATCAATGATTCTGGGGTGTTTCTGGACACCCTCATGTTGATCGCGGGCGAAAACGACGCCCTGGACCCCGACACCTATCAAGGGCTGCTGGTCCTTGATGATGTGCGCACGAAGTCGTTTAACGAAGCGGTGGTCGCCATTGCAGGGCTGGATAAGGAACGGGATGTCCAGGCGTGGAAATGGATTTCGCCCTATGTGACCACGACCGTCATGTGGTCGTTGTGGTGCTTCCTGAACCACATGGACAATTACGAAGCTGCCATGACCGCCGCTGTCATCTGTGGGGGTGATGTAGACACAACTGCTAGTATTGTTGGGGGGCTTGTTGGGACTCGTCTTGGATTGGAAGCAATTCCAACTCGGTATCTCCCATTGATCAATGACAACGGCAAGTGTCGTTATGACGATCTCATTCGTATTGCCGATGATTTTTTCGACGCTTCGCTATGAAATCCGTCTCCCAAATGGACACAACGGTCTGTGCTTTTTGAACAGTCTTTACACACCACGAAGTCGTTTGCCGTATAGATGCTCTCTGCTGGCGATCATGGCTGATAAATAGCTAACACCGGTTTGGAGACGCAAATGTCTGATGTTGAACAAATAAGAAATATTATTACCCTCATTGAAACTTCGGGTAATGTCAAACAAGTACCAAAAATCAGCGATTTTATTGCGAAATTACAAGCGATCAAAGCGGAGCATGGTGATCTTGAAATTTGGTCGTTTACCCATAGTGATGATTGGTGTGATCCTACCCGATACGATTTAGAGATCGTTGAAGGAAAAGAATTCCGTGGGTCTTTAGTACCAAACGACAAAACATCTGATTTGTCCAAACGCAGCCGTCATGTTCGTGACATGCATAATAGTGAAACGAAAAAGGTTGTTGCGCTGCGTCGATTATAAGACGAAAAAGTCCAGCTTAGGCGCGATTGGCTTCAAAAAGTTGAGGGCGGTATTTAGCCGCCCTCAACCATTTTACGCAGCGTTCACCACGATAATCTGCATGTTTGCTTTACGGATGGTATCAATTTCGTCCCAGATCGGGCGTAGTTGATCCCAAATACCCGTGATCGCCGCCAGTTTCTTGTGAACCACCGCCAATTTCTCCCGGTGGGTCGTGCTGAAGCGGGCGAGCGCATCCGCGTCACCCGAGGCGGACGCCGCCAATACATCCTGTTCCGCCAGTCGGACGGCTGCGATATGCGGCGACAATTCGGCAATCATCTGCCGCCGTTGATCGTTCAGCTTGGTGGCGTCCTTGTAAAGCCGACGGTAACGTGCGTCTTCGGTATCCATTATTTCACCTGTTTCAAACGGACGTGGTTCTTGCGACCTTTGGACAGCTTGGCTTCGCCATCCTCGTTAAAGTCGGCGGGCTGAAGATGGCGTTCGATCAGCACGACTTCATCATTGAGGCGAACCGAACCCTGTCCAATCTGGCGGCGCGCATCCGATTTGGACGTGGCAAGCTTGCCCTGCACCAGCAGATCAACGATGGACGGTTTCGGGTTCAGTTCCGAAACTTCCACGGTGGGCATGTCGGCACTCATACCGCCATTGGCGAAGACCGCCTGGGCGGCATCCCACGCTTCCTTGGCAGCAGTATCGCCACGCACGATCCCGGTCACCGAATTCGCCAAGGTGACCTTGTGATCGTTGATCTGGGACCGATCACCAGTGACGAATGCGGTGCGCCACCCATCGATCACCACCGGATCAATGTCCGAGAACCGGTCGAGGAACTTGAACACGTCAAGATCATCGACGTTCCGCCAGAACTGCCAGAACTCGAAGTGGGACAGCTTGTCCGCATTGAGCCAGACCGCGCCGTTGACGGTCTTGCCCATTTTCTCGCCCTTGCTGTTGGTCATCAAGGGATGGGTGATACCGAAGACTTCGGCACCGGGCACCGACTTGCGCACCAGTTCCGTACCCATGGTGATGTTGCCCCACTGATCGGACCCACCGATTTGGATGTTCACCCCATGCAGCTTGTGAAGCTGAAGGAAATCGTTTGCCTGGAAGAGGCTGTAGGTGAATTCGAGGAAGGAAATGCCTTCCTCGCTCTGCTGGCGGCGCTTCACGCTTTCCAGGGCGAGCATGGTGTTGATCGGAATTTTCCGCCCAACGTCCCGCAGGAAATTGACAAGGTTCAGCCCGAGCGTCCAATCGCTGTTGTAGACGACCCACGCCGAATCATCTTCGGCACCGGGGTGCAAGCCGAGGACGGACGCAACCGATTTGGTCACGCCACGGCAGTTGCGAATGATGGTTTCGTCGTCCAACAGCGGGCGCGCACTGTCCTTGCCGCTGGGATCACCGATCCGGGTGGTTGCGGTACCAATCAGCGGGATGACTTTGTGACCGTGCTTGCGGAAGATGCGCAGCATCATCAGGGTGGTCAGGTTGCCGACATGCAGGGACTCGGCAGTGCAATCAAACCCAGCATAGACCACCATTGTCTCACCTTTGGTGAGACGTTCGTCCAGACCGACGAGATTGGTGCATTGGTTCATGAAACCACGCTGGACCAATTCTTCGATCAGCGGAGACTTCCACTCGGGAATATGCTGGGTAGTCATCTGACCAAATCCTAGTTAAAAATGGTCCGCAAGGATATCAGAGATTACCCCAGCCCGTCAATCAGTCGTGTAGTTATGTCGTATGGGACATATTGGCGGCTTATGTTCTTTGCGACATAAAAAAGCCGCCCGAAGGCGGCTTTTTTACTGCTGGTACCCGATGATGGGTACATCAGCGGCTCTCATTTTGTCCCACAACACCATCGCGGCATGCTTCGGGATGAAGGAGAACCCTTCGATGATTACGGCGTCGTAGATCGAGAAATCATGCTTAACCGCTTTCATTGCCGAAACCGCCGTGACGCCCGGAAATTCACCACGACCCAGCGCGGGATGACCTACCCACAGGATGCACCAGCACCCCTCGTTATTGAAGGTGCGAATCAACCGACGCTGCAAACCACACCCGATCCACGGATACGGCAGACGCTTGAACAGATTGACCACCGCTTCCGGTAAATGGGTATTCACCAGAAGCGGAGGTATCTGCATCGGCATGGGATTGAAACGTTCAGGGATCATTTCAAACGCCATACCGTCCGAGTCGGTTTGTCCTCAAGGAGGATACCGTCATTCGCCAATTCTTCACGAACGGCGTCGGCATCCGCCCACTGTTTGTTGGCGCGGAACTCGTTGCGCTGGGCAATCCGCGCTTCGATGTGTGCCATACGCTCCGGATCAACGCCCCAATGGAACCATTCGTCCGGGGTCATCTGAAGGATGCCCAGCAGTTTGCCAGCACCCAGCAGGTTCAGCTTGAGACGGGCACGCTCTTTGCCGTTCTTGGCATTCAGCGCATTGTCCGCCATCCGATGGACCCACTGGATCGCATCGGGCGTGTTCAGATCATCGAGCAGCGGTTCGAGAACGTGAGCCGGGTATTCCGGTACGTCGCCACGATACTCGTAGTCCCAGCATTCGCCCAGCGCACGATAGAACTTGTCCATCACGGCTTTCGCATCTTCCAGACGGCTCCACGACCAGTCCAGCGGCTTGCGATAGTGCGTATTGAGGATCAACAACCGCGCAACTTCACCCGGAACCCGTTCGAGGATTTCGGTAACCGTCACGAAGTTCCCGGCGCTCTTCGCCATCTTGCGACCGTCCGCGAGGATCATGCCGCAATGCAGCCAGTAGTTCGCCAGTTCGACCCCATGGGCGCACTCGCTCTGCGACCGCTCGTTCTCATGGTGCGGAAAGATCAAGTCCTGCCCACCACCGTGAATATCGATAGTCTTCCCGAGGTGCTTTGCAATCATGGCAGAACATTCGATGTGCCAGCCCGGACGCCCGTAGCCCCACGGCGAATCCCAACCGGGAATGTCACCTTCACTCGGCTTCCACAGCACGAAATCTGCCGGGTTTTTCTTGTAGGGTGCCGGTTCGATCCGGGCACCAACAAGCCGTTCCGACTGATCCTGACCGCTAAGCAGTCCGTGGCAGGAAGCCGCTTCGATCTCGAAGAGAACATGCCCGGCAGACGCATAGGCATGCCCCTTGGCAATTAGCGTCTCGATCATCGCGATCATTTCGCCAATATGCTCAGTGGCACGCGGTTCGATGGTCGGCGCGCGAACATTGAGCGCCCGTTCAACCCGGTGGTAATTTTCCACCGTCTGATCGGTCAGGTCGCGAATGGAAATGCCACGTTCCGTCGCACGCACGATGATCTTGTCGTCCACATCGGTGATGTTGCGCGCGTAGACAACATGATCATCGCCGTAGACCGCGCCCAAGACGCGGCTAAGAACGTCGAAGACCACTGCCGGGCGAGCATTTCCCAGATGCGGCGTGTCGTAGACCGTAGGTCCGCAGACGTACATCGTCACCCGATCTTTGTTCATCGGAGTGAAGGGTGTTTTGTCACGACCGAGCGTGTTGAAGAGGCGAATCTGTGTCATGCGCCCAGTATAAGGGGCGTTTTAGGAAATGTCTAGCCCCAGACCCAAAAATTACGCCGGGGGTCGCGCTGCATTAGTTCATTTGTTTGGTCGTATGCCTGCGCGCCGTAGCCATGCAGGATTGACCCCGTGTAACGCGACTGTTCTTCCAAGAGAATTACGGTTGCGGTAGAAGACATCCTAACAAGTGGCAGCGAAACCGGTGTTTCCGCGTGGTATTGTGGCAAATTCTCGTCGGTAGTTGTTTCAGCCTCGGGATTTAGAGAAAGGTCAATATTCCCGAGGAGTCCAATTCTCGACGCCCCTGCACCACCGTATGCAGATTTAGGTACTGTGTATGCCGATATGGAAGGTGTGCGTTGTATTTTGCTCATGCCGTCTTTTTCTTCAGGGCGACGGTCTTATATTTCTCTATCGCTTGCTGTATCTTTACCATACTAGCGCGATCAGATGTCAATAATTGTGCCCCAAAGTGCAACGGCGACGGCCACTGTCCGAAAGTACACCACCGGTACCCCTGAGTTTCCCAATTGATGTTGGGGTCAAGCCCAGGCTCGAACTCGTGCGGAACGACAACGAGATAATTGAAATACTGGAAGATGCCCGGCTTGTTGAACACGAAAAGGGGGATCATCTGCATGATCTGAACGTCGTGGCTGGTTTCTTCCATGGCTTCACGACGAACCGCGTCTTCCGGGGTTTCGTCGGAATCAATAGCCCCACCCCATGTACCCCACGTATGGGGCTGTTCGACATGCTTGGACCGATGCTGGAACAGGATGCGTCCAGTATCAGCCGCAAGGAACAAACATCCTGCACCGCGCCGACCCCAGAAGCCAGTGCGTTCAAGATGTTCTCTATGATCGTAGTCGTTTTCGAACAGTTCAATTAGTCGCATGATCTGTTATTTAGTGATTTATTGACCTTGGGTGGAAACCGTCGTAAATAGACCGTCTCAACTCTTATGAGGTGTCTATGCGATCACCATACCAAGAGTTCCTGCGGGAGTGGGAACGTCGGTCTGGGAAGGTTCCGCCGCTTGCGGGGAGCCAACTATTTCTCTGTAGTCCCACTGGCGATGCGGTGCTGACTACCATTCAATCGGTCGAAATGCTCAGCGGGGGTGTGCCAACCCTCTTTGTGAACCATGCCGCCTATCAGGGCATGACCCTATTGTATCTGGCTCTGGATGCCGAAGGCAATTGGCGAGCCGTCTGCGATGGTGGTTATATCCACCGAGATCGCGAGAAAAAGGATGAAAAGGTCAAGCCGAACGTGCTGGTGACTTACCAGATGGATAAACGGCGGTATAAAAAGAAACTGGAATGGCATCCGGTGGATGTCGAGATTCTGGGGTACGTGCGATAGCAAAAAGGCGGGGCATTTGCCCCGCCTTTTCTTTTATCCTCGCCATCCCTTCGGGGGCACACAGCCCGCAGGCTGCATACCAGGGAACGCATTGGGCATCGCGTCAGCATATTGCTGCTTCTCGCGGATCACGTCGATCCCGCGCCGCTCAAGCCCTTTCCGGTTATCATAGAACAACACCAAGGCACCAGCCGGGGTGTCTTTGCGACGAAACGCCGTCTCGGTGACTTTGTGTTCAGTCGCCTTGCCGAACCCAGTCCCAACCGAGAAGTAATCCTCCGTGATTCCCTGCGGGGAATACTCGGCACTCTGTGCGGAAGTGGTTGAGAGAGTGGCACTTGCCTGGGTGATCCCCGCATCCATCATCTGCGGTGCCGCACCAACCGCCGTGGCGCCGCTGCCATAGGTTTCCACTGTCTTGGTACTGTCGCACCATGTTGTGGTGTCCCGAACCCACTCGGGGCGCTGCCATGGTGCATACGGACGTTCAATGCGCCACACCGCCGGGGTGATCGGTGGGTAATGAGTATGGATATGCACTTGATGATCGATCTTAGGGATTTCCTGTTCCTCGTACACGAGGAACCCAATCACACCAACGTTCTGCCCACCCTCACCGGCTTGTTCTGCATAGGCACGCTTGCGGTCTTGGAAGAAGAACTGGGCAACCTTGTCATTGTCAAGACGCCAGCCAGGAATGGTGATCGTGCCGTAAGCGGACACGATGTACCCGCGCGATTCAGGACCGGCTTCCTTGCCGTCCATGACCGACAGCCCATCCACTGACGGGATGACCAGTACGCGCTTGCTGGTGATGTTGCGGAATTTCAGGGTGAAGTCGGAGCCTTTACGACCCTCGACAAAAATCTGGTTTTCGTGGGTGTATTCACGAACCGGCTTGCCGTTTACAAGAACGGTAGCTTCAAAAGACCCGTTACGCATAATTTTTCCTTCCGTGCAGGACTTCGCCGCCCTCTCACGCGAGGGACTTACCGCCTGCTAATGCGACCAGAACCATTCCGGTCACAGTTAAACCTATTTAGGTTCGACAAACGGAATAATAACCAACCTTAATTTCCAGCTTCAATTTCTTTTTTAGCCACATCAAACAAGATTTGATCATCACCAGCTTGATGTTTTTGAAGATGAGAGCGGAAATTAATCAAGGCTTCAAGGAGTGCGAGTTTGTTATAGTTATGTTTAATTTCATCACACAGAATTTTTGTACGATCCGCAAACAACTTATGATTCTCTTTATGCTCGGCACCTAGTGGAAATTTTGTTCCAAGCGTATCGATTAACTGTTCCTCAGTAACCAAATGAGCAGTCAATAATGATTGAACTTTATAAATTTGCTGAAGGACACTTTGTGAACTCATACCATCGGAAACCATCAGTTTAAGATGATCCACATCACGTCCGATAGCACGGTGTTGTTGAGCGCAAATTGCCACTAATTCGTTAATTGTCATGACCGATCCACCCAATCACAGATTGTAATATTATTTAGTGCTTCTCTATGATAAATACATCCATGAAAATTACTGACGTGACTACTCATTGGGAACATTGCGACTGTGGTTGCGATAAATCCCTTAGCTCCCCGGTGGAATTGATACGTGCGTATAAACCCACGATACGCGGTAAGGTCGCTGATTTACTCGGCGCTAATACCCAGCTATCGGAAGCCACGGTTAAAGAAATAAAGTCGTTGTTTGATGATGATTTTCTTCGGCAGCGCGAACGCGCGACCGAGTTAGAGGGGTTTCGAAAATTCGGCTTCAAGGGTGATACATTGACGTACTACGTCCCCTCGTCCAAGTCTCGCGAACCGGGACATGCGATGGAGGGAAAGGGTTATCATGTCAAAGTCCAATTCGTGCAATGGCCGCAATTGGTCGAGGATGTCGATCTAAATGCTAACGAAGCAGCGTGGATGGCATATTGGATCGGTGATGTACGCTTAAGCTGTACTTGCCCTAGTTTCCTCTACTGGGGCATGCAATATTTATGCACATCCATAGATGCGGCAATATATCCAGAGGTTCGCAAGCCTGTGAAGATGAATCCACAAGAGCGTGGCATCGTTTGTAAACATTTGAGAAGAGTATTAGATTATCTGGGTACCAATCTTACTGATATTTCAACAGAATTCCGCAACTACAGGAATATGAATCCTGATAGCCGTCGCCAAGAAATCAATACCCAGCGACGGCAACAGAAAACTGTTACCCAGAAACGGATGGACGATCTTGACCAATAAACTGTAGAATATCAGTTGCCTTTTGATATTTTCGCTCAAGGTATATGGTTGCGTCGGCATACAACAGATTGTATAACGCTTGAAAACTAGACTTGCGGCTAATTTGCAAATTAGCCGCGTATTCACTAACCCATATCCCATTAGTAATACCGAGTTCGGTTAAATAATTGGCAAAACCATCAAAAAATTGTTTTTGACCAGAAAGTGAGCATGCCCACTTTCGGGATCGATTACTTTCTTTATACAGACCGAAGCTACCATCCCCATCAAAGCACCCTCGAATGAAGTGTCTTTTTAGGTGTGGCGGCACAATTTCATCAGATGGAAACGTAATGGTATGGCTTTTGGCTTGGCGGACACCATGTTCTTCGAGCTTCTTGCTGATTTCACGGTTGCAGACTAGCAGTGATACCATATGTATATAAGTTCCATTAGGTATAGGTTTTGTTCTATATTTCAACGGTCTATCGTTATACCCCATCGCGTTCTTGATCTTTTCTAGAATCTCCACATCACTTTCTTGGATTTCCAGTGATACCGTATTTGTTTGACGGTGGTTGTACCCATCGGTGTAAAGCCATCCAAGGATGTACGCTTTCTCTTCGGTATCAATGATGTCGAAGTAATGATCGTCAATGGCATATTTGCGGCGTACAAATGATAGATCACGGCGGGAAATACCGTTCCGTTCAAGAAGGGCGCGGATCGAAGAATTGGAGCATCCATACTTTTCACCAAGTTGTGTGCAATCCATTCCATTGACATATGCATCAACGATTTCCGAAACTTTGCCATCAAGATGCCCAGGGCGATTATTGTAAGCATGCCGAATTTGCACTCCATGACGCTCAAGGAAACGACGCATAGAGCGCACATCACAAACATATTGGTTTGCCAATTCCCGCATTTCCATTCCGCCTTCATAGGCGTGGATAATCTGGTCGCAATGTTGTTCGAGTTTGCCAATATGAGTAGCACGATCAGTTTTCACTCTCACCCCTTCTTTGAGTAAGAGCCGATTAATCGTTTGCGGGTGGCATCCGTGTTCACTGGCGATGTGTTTAACGGGTTTTCCAGTTTTGTAATCAGCAATGATTTTATCAATGTTCATGTCCGTTTTCCTTTTATTTATTTAGCACAAGGAAAACGGACATGAACATTATCTATTGTGCTAATAATATTTCACCAATACTAAATAACCATAGCAGACACTTTGAAGGAAGTGCCAAATGAGTGATATTGAACTTAGCCGTATACGGCAATTAGCCGGTCTAACAAATTCTGAAGCTTCAATGCTGACTGAATCCGCAGACATCAATAAGTATGTCAAAGCAAAACTGTCTGGTTTTTTGGCTTCATTATTGGAAACTACTGCAAAAGACCTTGATTCCATTGCGGCGCAAATTGATGGGATTGAAATGGCGAAGCTCAATGAGAGCAGCCTATTCATGCTTACCGACCTGAAGATGCTGGTCGGGATGATGGCAAAATTAAAGACCAAATACTAAGGGGTTGAGAATGACGGATACTGAAGCAATTCGTAAGCTAATTGAAACTTTAGAATCTATCGGTCCCGACCCACTAACCGAAGGTCCGTTTGATTGGTTTAAGCGTAATAAACAGGCTGAACAGCCCGCTGTTCAGGCACGCCAGCCGCAACCGGAAACATCCGATCCTTTGATTGCGCATTGGAAATCTCTAGCATCGACCCTTAACAATGCATTACAATCATTGAAGTCTGGAAAATTATTCAGTGCATTTCATGGACAAGAAATGCAAAAAATGCCCAAGATTTTGGAACGAGCATTGTCGTTGGGGCAGCAAGTGATTACTGCCAAACAACGTAAAGAAAACGCTGCATTCGTAAATCTCGGGCGGCAACTAGGAGCAACCCTGTCAGAACTGGCAACAATGCGCCAGCAGGGGTTCAATCAATATGACGGGAAAACCGACCCGCAGGTTGCGGTGGAAGCTCGGCAATTCGCCGCTGCTTTGACAAATGTCCTCAAGCAAGTGAAGCCTTTCTTCACTGCTTTGTGGACAGATATTGAGGCTGTCCGCAAAGCAGCATAGTAGGTTTAACCGGCTATTGTTTTTTCATCCTGAACCGTCATGTGGATAGCACCGTCCGTAATTTCATCACTGATATCAAGGACGGTATCTTCCTTTGGGTTCCGCAAGTTACCAGCCATTGAAACCAGCATCGGCGTGCAAACGAGGCTCAAAACCGCAACACCGGTCCAGAAGTTTGCGTTCGGCAACAGCGGTGTCGCTGCCGTAATGACGATGAACGAGAATTCACCCGCTTGTGCCAATGTCAACCCGAGACGCAAGCTATTACGCTTACTGATTTTGATGGTTTGTGCCGCGATGTAGCCAGCGCCAATTTTAAGGGCGATCAAGAGCATCGCCACGCCGACAATTTTTGCCATATCCAGTGCGGGCAACAGAACAGGTACTTGGGCGCCCACGCTGATGAAGAATATACCCAGAAACGTCGATTCAAGCGGCTTCATCACGCTCTTCACATCATGGTTCCATGCGGCACCCGCCATCGACAATCCCGCAAGGAACGCCCCGAGGCTAGGTGAAAAACCGAAATACATGGATGTCACACCCATCGCCATGGTCGAAGCAATGATGGCTGGTAGAAAGAACTTGTTGCGGTGTTCGGCGTGGATCATGGAAATCAAGTTGTGTACAACCAGCTTTGATACCACGAAAATCACCGTCATCGTGATAGTGGCAGGAATGAGTTTAATATCCCCACCGCCATGTCCATGTCCTTCGCCCGCGTTTTTGACCCCGGCAAGCATGACTAACATCGGAATGACCAACAGAACCAGCGGTACCATCAGGTCTTGGAAGAGCAAAACCGATAATGACATCTGACCGTTCTGACCCTTCAACTGCCCAGAATCTTTAAGCATTTGAAGGACGAAGGCAGTGCTTGACATCGCGAATGCAATACCAATTGCGATAGAACCATATAGAGACACCCCAAGAACTTTTGCCAGCACCCCAGCCAACACGCCACTGAAAATGAAGTGCGCCGGTCCTAAACCGAACACGTATTTCGCCATTGATTTCAGTCGATCAGCCGAAAGCTCCACGCCGATTAACAGTAGCAGGAACATGATGCCGACTTCTGACATCACGTATACGATAGTATCGGTCGGTGCAACAATCTTTAAACCACCGGGACCAAATGCAACCCCGGCAGCAATCAGTCCAAGATTTGGGTTCCACTTCATGGCAGCAAATGCGGTAGTGATGATAGCCACCGCACCAAACAGCATCGCCACTCCAAGTGCTGCCTGCATGAACTCGGTCATTGTACCTTCCCCCGAATAAGAGCAACGCTGTCCTTTATCCCGTAGATGGACACAAAGGTACCAAAGCGCGGACCTTGCGTCTTGCCGAACAACACCTCGTAGATCATCTGGAAGAACTCACGCAGGCGTTCCTTGCCGTAATGAGCCTTGCCGATCTCGTAGATATGGAACTGGATACCTTCCGCATCCAACCCTTGGTCGAGTGTCGCCAACTGAATTGCGAGTGCCAGGAGCGCCGTGCGTTCCTGGGCGTTTGGGGTCTTGAACTGCTTGGTCGGCTCGATCTTGTCCACATAGTAGTTGATCGCGCCACGGATCATGTCGTCCATCAACGCACGGCTGCCCTCAGGAACCGTCGTATGCTGGTTGACGAAACCCCACAGCACTTCAGGATCACGGCTGTTGGCGACTTCCACCAAATTCAGCAGCACCCCGAAGGTGATGTCGAAATTGGCATCAGGCACCGCATGCGGATGGATCAGCGAGATTACCTCGGGCATGCCTTCCACCGCAGACAGACGGCAAGACTGCAAGTCCTTCAGATAGGCGTCAACCATCTGCGGGACTACATCAAAGTGAACCTTCTTGGCGGTGGTCGGGTTCTGGTACGCGAAATACCAAATGACAGCGGCAGGGGCATACTTGAGCCACCGTTCGAGCGAGAACCCATTTCCTTTGGATTTGGATACCTTGTGACCATCCTTGTCGAGAAAGAGTTCATAGGTCATCAAAATCGGAGGTTCACGACCCAATGCGCGGCAAATTTCTTCTCCGAGACGGGCGGACGGAATCAAGTCCTTGCCATGCATTTCATAATCAACGTCAATAGCCACCCAACGGGCAGGCCAGTCCGTCTTCCATTGAAGTTTGCAATCACCATCCAAGATCGAATGGGATACATGCTTCTTGCCGCTTTCGTCGGTGAACGTCATATAGCGCATATGACGCCCTGGAACGCTCGGGTGAACATATGCATTGCGCACATCATGATGTACACGCCCGTCGATAATCGGCAGGAACGGAAACCATGTGTTCTGTCGATCTTCGTTGATGCGACCGAGCGTCGGGAGAACAATGCCCTTAATTGCATGCACGTGGTCCGCAACCAAGTTAAGGGTCTTGTTATATCGACCCGTCTTATAGGCATCGGTGGCAGACAGGAAAATGTAATCGCGGTTGTTCTTCAACCCCAACTTGGCAAGATAATCCGTCATGCCTGCGTTTATGTACGCCGCGTAGCTTGAATGATGAGTCCCAAAAATATTCGGGATCATTGATACAGGGACACCAATGTATGGTTCAAGCGCAGCTTGTTGCTCATCGGTGAAGTTCGTCGGGACTTTGCGCAGTGCGTCGTAATCGTCTGAAACGACATAAAGAATCGTCTTGCGTCCAGTAAGACGTTCAAACGCTCGTCGTACCATAGTCAGACGCAAAATTTCGGAGACTGATCCGAGATGGACAAGTCCACTCGCCCCGAAACCGGCTTCAAAAACAACTGGACGATCTGAAGGATAATCCCGTGTCCGCGCAGCAAGCTGCTCCGCTTGCTCTTGCACCCACGATCCCATCGATATCTCCATCGGATAAATAGAAATGAGCAGTAAGGTCTTGGGCGGGCACCCATGACCAACCGCGACGAGAGAAGCGGCTGTCCTGCTCGTACCTATTTAGACGAGAGGTATCAACGTGTCAAGGAAGAAGACGATCAGCGATTTTATCGCTGAAGCAATTGCCATTCATGGTGACCGCTACGATTACTCCAATGCAAAATACATTGGGGTCAAAAATCCAATAGAAATCAAATGTAAAGATCACGGGTCTTTCTTTCAACGTATACATGTTCATTTGAACGGGCATGGCTGTCCGTTGTGTGGTTCGAACCGAAATTCTGTGGATCGATTTCTGGATAGAGCAAACAAAATTCATAAAATGAAATATGATTATTCCAAGGTTCTTTACAAGAACCTAACGACGCCAGTCACCATTATTTGCCAAATCCACGGCGATTTCGATCAATGTCCCAGAGATCATTTACAAGGATGTGGATGTCCTAAATGTGCAGGACGCAAAAATACAGAAGAATTTGTGCAACAAGCGCATCGTATTCATGGAGCCTATTACGATTATTCATCTACCACGTATACGGCTGCAAAACATAATGTGACTATACTGTGCCCGCGTCATGGCACATTCACACAGAAAGCCTATGCACATTTACGTGGGCAGGGTTGTCCATCGTGTTCCAAATGTTCTTCAAAGGCTGAGCAAGCATGGTTAGATCATCACGGAATTCCCGAGGAATACCGCCAATACCCAATACGGTTGCCAGAATTCAAACGCCCGCTTGTCGTTGATGGGTTCGACCCATCAACGAACACCGTCTACGAGTTCTACGGTGATTTCTGGCATGGTAATCCTGCGTTCTTCGATCAATCTAAACCACATCGAGTCGCATCATCAAGACGGGGTACGTATGGTGACGTTTACAATCGAACACTCAAACGGCAAACAATATTAGAGAACAATGGGTATAACGTTAAATGGATATGGGAAAGTGAATGGTTGCAAACGTCAAACCAACGATAAAACAAATATGATCGACAATGGTTGACATCAGTAAACTGATTGAGTATAATGTGATTACTGGGGAATTTTCTGCGCGGACTTGACATCCGTATTTTGCGTGGCTATTATCGTGCTTGTAAACAAGTACGGTGAATATTATGACCACGCTCGCTGATCTCGCCCGTCCCTACCAACTCCGCATGACGAACGAAATTCACCATATCCATCACACGGTTGGTGCGGCGCATGCGTATGCCCAAGCGCCAACAGGAACGGGAAAAACTTTCCTCATGTTCCTGTACGGTGAAACCCAACCTGGGTTGAAAATCATCGTAGCTGGACAAAGCAACCTTATCCGACAGCATAAAGAAACACTGGATGAAATGGTTGCTTCCGGGCTGATCAATCCGGATGAGTGGTACATCGATACGTGGCAGGGTGTGGTTGCGCTGATCAAAAGCGGGAAGCATGCCGCGCTACAATCAGCCGCCGTACTTTTCTTTGATGAGTGCCATATTGGTGGCAGCAAGGGTGCGGTAAAACGTCCGTCCCAAGAACGTGACCAGATCAACAATAAGAGCTACCGTGCCATTATCGAGAACATCGCCCCTAAAAAACGGGTCAACGTGTCTGCAACTACTTGGGACGTGAATGAGCAGGTTTTGGGTCAACGGGATGGTCATGTCACCATCATGACCTATGAAGAAGGGTACGCCGAAGGGTATCTACACCCCGTGAGCTTGAACCGCGTCGATGTCGGCACCGACATGACCTTCAAGATCAAAAACATTGAAGAAGCGACTGGGGAAGATTTCCACGTTCTTGCCGAAAAAACCCCAGAGGAACTGTATGCGTTCTTGCGCAACGAAGCCCACCGCCGTGGGGAACGGATCAGCGTTAAAGACATCACGGGTGTGGTTGAACACCGCCTCAAGACAATGATCGACCTTTACGCGACCAACCATCTGGGCGAGAAAGCCATTTTCTACTGCCCCAACACGTATTATGCGAATTGGGCAGCAAATCATTTCAACAAGCGCATGATCCGTAAAAATGGTGAAGGCGCGTGGGGCGATGCCGTTCATTCCAACATCGAGGTTAACATTGATCCCGTCATTGACGACTTCAAAGATACCGACCTGAAACGGGTCTTGTTCGTCGTCGGGATGCTGAACGAAGGGTTCGATTACCCGTCATTGGCATTGGCGTTCGATTGTGCGTTCAGTCCTGCCAATGTTCGCCGCATGTTGCAGCGGATTGGTCGTGTTATTCGCACGGTCAAGGATGGTATTAAGCCCCTTTCGCAATACTACTACGCGGTTGATGTCGTTCACTTGTTCAGCAAGAGCGGAAAAGGGCTGGTAATCCGTGATGATTTTCAAACGCCCGGCAGCCTGACCAATCTCACCGATGATGACCGTGCGTTTGGGATGATGGCGTTTGCCGACCGCGTTGGTATGGTCGCGATGGCGGATGAACTCGCTGATACTGCTGAACAGCGCCTCGCCGCCAATATCCCCGGTTCCGAAATCGTGGTTGAACACACTGATGTCGAGAACGACGATGGTGAACACGATACGATCCGCATCGCGCGGACGCCGTTCTTCACGGTGGAATTGGTTGATGGATCGGTTAATCGTGGGCGCATTGCCTATCGGGATTTGTTCGCGTCCGTCAATATGTCTGAAGAGAACAAATTATTTGTCATCGCAATGGCAAGAAACAACGAACACCGCCCATCACAAAACACCAAACTCGGTGCTTGTTTCCAGAACTATATTTCGCCCAACTCTAAAGCGTATGACCCTAATTTCCACCAATTGATCAAGGATTTGCGTCCTGATTGGTTTATAAACAGTGCTGTCAAAATGAAAGAATACCTCATTTCCCGCGCTCGCAATGGAGACGAATGCCCATCCACGTATAAACATTCCACCGATCACAAAATTGGTATGGCTCTGCGCCGATACGTCAATCCCAATACAAACGTCTACGATTTGGTGTTTGACCAGACGATACGTAGTCTGCGCCCCGATTGGTTTGACGAAAGCACGGCTTCGTTAAAGAAGAAAATGCTGATCCAAATGGCGGTAAACAACGAGTCACAACCCACTCGGGGTTCCCACCCACAGTTGGCACTTGCATTCTACCGTTTTATCAACCCCGCATCTGATCGGTATGATGCAGATTTTACCATCAATATACGTGGTCTGCGACCTGATTGGTTTGAAAACAAAAACGACTCATTTGAAGAAGAATTGGTTTTGATGGCAAAAAGCAAAAAACCGCGCCCGCGACAGAAAACGGAAATTGGTGCATTTTTAACTAGATGTACCACTGGTAAGAACAAAAATAGCGATTTTTCGTTAAAATTACGAGAGCTTCGCCCTGATTGGTTCATCCCAACTTCTACTTCGAATAAGGAAAAACTTGTAGGTATTGCAAAGAGTGGTGTGCCGCGCCCCCCGTTTTCCTCTAAAATGGGTCAAGCTCTATCATGTTACACCACAAAGTCCGGGTGTTACGATGAAGAGTTCTATTACACACTCATTCACCTTCGACCTGATTGGTTCAAATCATGACCTACGTTTGGTCCAACTCCGACCCGAAGCAAGCCTGTCGGGACAAAATCGTGGAAGTTGCCAACCAGCAGCTTCCACGGGTGCAACAGGTATTCACGTTGCCTTCTGAAGAGGCATTGTGTGCCAAAACGTTTCGATCAACTTGGCCCATGTGTGCCATGGTCGGCGTGGAGCGACAGAAGGGCATTTTCGAGCGCATGGACCGCAGTAGTGGGATTGTGATGCGTCGGTGTACCCTGCGGGAATACATCGCGTCACAAACCCTCCCAGAGCATCACTGTGACGTGGCGTTCTTTGACCTTGTTGGACCCGCGTCGCTGCCCAACCTTGGCGACATCGTAGATTTTGTCGCCAATGATCTGGTGGTGCATCGCAAAAACCCAATGGTGATGGCGGTTACGTTCAACAGCACATTCCGTCATGATCGGGATGCAAACCGTGTGTTGGATGCGATCACAACGGATGTATGGCATGAAACCGGGGAATTGATCGGCTATACCATCGAAACGGTAACCGCTCTATTGTGTCAGAAAATCAGGGAACGAACCAGGGTTCGGCGGCTATCCGTTGTTCACCACGAAAGCTATCAAGCTCAAGATGGGTCAACACCGATGTTCTTCATCATTTTGCTGGTTGAGAAATACTAAATACCCCATGCGTATACGAGAAATTATCGGTGAAAGTACCGACCAACAAACTGTTGAGTTAGAGCGAATACACGATGAAATCCATCGTCTGCGGACCCAGGCAACCCGCATGCGGGAAATCGGGCGGCTAAACGGGGGTAGTGATACGTTGCCCGATGAGCTTGACGCCCAAGCATCGCGCCTCGAACGGTCGATCAAACGAGATAAAACCGCCGAGAAAGCTCAGTAACCCCTTAGGGAAAGCTTACGGCTTGACGCATGCGACGCATTTCTATCTCTTTCTGGCGGCGTTCAAGATCAACATGATCAACTGCCTGAGACAGATACCGTTCGTCTTCGTTCTCTACCGGCGCCCGGAAAATGTCTTTGATGAATGCCCAGATAACAGGAATAACGTGCATAAGTTCCCTCCGATGCTGCACCGCAGTATTTAGGAGGGAACCAAAATCATCGTGCTATAGTGATCCCCCAAAAACCAAACGTGCTGGCTACGTCATTCGTCCAAAGATCACCAAGAATTTCTTGGAGAACGGTTTTTATGTCAGAATATTCTAATGCTTTACACCACGAACCTTCATTTGATTCGCGGCTGAACGACAACCCATATCCAACGTAAAGAACCCACGTCGGCGCCTGCTTTTTCTTTAAAATTGGTTCGCCTTCACTAACAACCACGTACTTCCCGAATTTTTCGGATAGTTTTCCCTCGATTGTTTCCCGCAACGCCTCAAAGTCGTCACAGTAGTAATCGGTTGTGGTATTCCACATTGGCTTTCCACATACCGAGCAGAAATTACCAGTGCTTTCCGGGTGACTACAACCGCGACTGCGGGTCGTAGACGGTTCGGGAATATAATTCAGCTTAACCCCGATCATCGCATGATTTTCGTACCACACGCCCATACTTATTCCCCAAACATCAATTTTTCACGGAATTCCTTGGTGATGATGGACATCCCAAAGGTTATTTCTGCCATTTGCCGGGCGAGAATGGGAATTGCCGCTTTATGAATAGCGGAATAGGTGTCACTAAACCCAAGATCACGCAACGCAAATGAAAGTTCAGAGGTTCGTCCCATATATATTGCCGTCAGTCGTTCAATTGCCAGACGAACAGCAGCATCATATTCCTTGGTTCCGGGAACAGGACGATCACTCATTTCTGTTTCCATCGCCAACAATTGTTCTCAAATACCATGGTTTCTTTCTTACAATATTTGCAAGTGTGTGTATCGCCCTCTTTCGGCGGGATGGTTGCCTCCAACATCGCTTCATCAATACTGGCGAGACAGCACCGAAACAGACCGCCGATATGAACATTGTATTCTTGTGCCATTTACATACGCTCCGGGATAGTAATACCCATAATGTCACACACGGTTTCCAACTGCTCCAACACCATTTCCACCATGGTGTAACGGGATGCCTCGCTGTCGCTCCCCACCACAGTGTGCTTGTGGTAGAACTCGTTAAAGGCAGCCGCGACTTTGTAGGCGTGTTCTGCCAGCCAGTGCGGTTCCCGCCGGTCATGTGCCACCATCAGCACATCCGGGGCACGCGCCAGTTCCAGCGCCACTGCCCGTTCTTCCGGGTTGGTGATTACGAAGTCGCCAGGGTCAACCTCGGATTTGCGGAGGATGCTTTTGCATCGCACTGCCGTGTAAAGGATATATGGTCCTGTACGCCCTTCGAACGAGAGGAAACGGTCAAGGTCGAACGCATAGTCAGTGCGCCGGTCATTTCGAAGGTCTGCATACTTGATTGCCGCCAGGGCGACATGTCGGGCAATTTCGTCCTTCTCGTTGTCGGAGAAATCGCTGACGATGCGGCTCTTGGCACGGGCTTCTGCATCATCGAGCAACGACGTGAGGCTGACTAAATCCCCATCACGGGTCTTGAATGGCTTTCCATCGGGTCCGTTAATGGTTCCGAAACCGATATGCTCATACGAAAACTCGTATCCGGCTTTTTCCCCCGCGTAGCCCATGTGAGTGAGCAACTGAGTGGTTGCCGCGAACACCTGTTTGAAGTGCAGGGATTGGCGCTGATCCACCACGTACAGCACATCCATGACCGGGTAGTTGGTCGGATCAGCAGTAACACGTGAAATCAGGGTTGCCACATCGGTGGTGCCATACAAAGCGGCACCGTCCGATTTCTGAAGGATCAGCGGCGGCATATCATCGCCCACCGGGATGACCAACGCCCCTTCGGATTCGTGCGCTAGATGATTGTACAGGGCATAGTTGATGATCGTGGTGCATTCAACCTGGGAATCGCTTTCGCCGTTCCATAGGTCAAAATTCACGCCCATGCGGTCGAAAATCACCCGAACATCATTTACGGAGATACGACGAAATGCTCTCCAAAGAGCAAATTCCGGGTCGTTCCCGTTTTGAAGGTTGGAAGTGCGAATTCGCGCGGCTTCCATCGCCAACGGATCAGTCTTACACCGTACCGACGCCGCACGATAAATGTCCAACAAATCATCGGCGGTAAGATTGGTGTGGTCACGGTTGGTATGGATGATTTCATCAATCACCATGCCCATTTGAAGTCCCCAGTCGCCCAGGTGGATATCCGACGTGACGTTGTACCCGAGGAACCGGAAAAGCCGCTGTAAGCAGTCTCCGATGATGGCACTGCGCAGATGACCCACGTGCATGGTCTTGGCGACGTTTGGTCCCCCAAAATCGATCAACACGTTCTTGGTTGAGAAATCCGGCAGTTCTAAACAGCCATCCACGGCGGTAAGCGTTTCTAGTAAGGAATCGGGCACGCGAATGTTGATGAAACCGGGACCGGTGACGGAAGCATCATACCCAAGGGCAACTAGCTTCTCGACCACCCCCCTGGCAATTTCAGGGGCACTCGCACCGCTCTGTTTCGCCAGCGGCATCGCACCATTGCACTGATAGTCGGCCAATTCCGGGCGCCCGGATACAACAACCTTCGCGAAGGTCGGATCGTAGCCAAGCTCGGAGAAAACCCCAGCGAGGGTCGTGTGCAAGGTTGCTTGAAGAGTCATCGGGTGCCCAACGTCGTTTGAAAAGTTCAAGATCATGTAATGACGAAAAACGAATATATCGCATCATCTTGTAATTTTCAACGACTTCTATTTCTATCCCGTGCGCCCGGCACCAATCACGTATTTCCTGATTGAACGGTTCGGCATCTTCGTCCTCTTGGTCCATATATGGCTCTTCGTCATACTCAAGGAGCCATTTGTCATTTTCGTCCAAGAGCCATACTTCAAATGGATCACAATGTTCGAAGCCTTTGAAGCCGTAATCAGCAAGCGTTCTATAGACCTTATGCACTACTTACCCAACACTTTGGTCAAATACTGGTTGAACGCCGATTCTAGATACTTGGTTTCAACGCGCTGAAGAAGTTTGCGCATGACGATTCGGTCAGTCGGGTTCAGTTCTGCAACAAGCGAATCGATCTTGGTACGGCGCTCCGGGTCATCATCCACAAGGAACTGCTCGACTTCGGCGGCGCTTTCTTCTTGTTGTTGCTTGAGAGCTTTTTCGATTGCTTTGCGCCCCTTTGGTTCCTCTTTAGGCGCAGACGCGACCGGGGCGAGGGTTGGTTCCGGTTCAGGAGCGGGCGGTGGGGGAACCGGGGTTGGTTCGGCAGGCGCAATCACCGGCTGAGCGACACTTGCCCTAACAGGGGCATCCGGCTGGACACGATTTTCCACGAAGGACACGATCCGGTTCGCATAGTCGAGAACCAGATCAAGGTCGAAACGATCAGTTTGCGGGATCAATTGGGTCGCCAGTACGAAGCAATCGTACCGAATTTCCGAATCTGATTTGGACATAAAATACCTCCATAACTGTGGAAGTATTTATGACACTTCGCGGGTGTTGGTTCGGAACACCACGATGGCTTTGGTATCAGAAAACCCCCTTGCGTGCGACGTAAACCAGCATATGGTCTTGACTACAGAAATCAAGACCATGCTTGTGATGGGCTTGCTTGATGAAACGTCCACAGCATCGGCAATGCGGTTGAAGTGCCTGCCGGGATGTCGTCGCTAGTGCCGGGTGATTCTCGATGGTCACGCCTTCGGGGATGGCGTCGCCATCCTCTTCCGATGCCCGTATGATCAGGAAGTTGATGAAGAGGCTGATCGGGAGGTTCAATACCTCCCCCTGTTTTACACCCAATCCACCAACGTACCGGATGAATTCTTCAAGGATATCGCTGGCATTCATATACCGGTTAAACTCGCGGATGCGGTTCGCTTTGTAGACAACTTCCGCTTCGCTATCGTCAATCCGGTAACTACCGTTCTTATCGATGTGGATGATCGAGCCATCTGCCATTTCGATTTGGGTGGCTCGACCCTGCTCAATACAGATGAGGTCAACGTTTCGAGGGATGTCTGTGCGGTTTTTGTGACGGTTGCTGTTCCCGATCCGGTAGCTGCCGTTTTCCTCGACAAGGATTAACCGCCCATCAGGCAGTTCGACTATGCAATCATGTCCCTTACCAATCTTGATGCGCCCCGCGCCACCAACATAAGCGTCGTATGAATCGCGCCATATACACAAATTGTTTGCAACCCAATTACCACCGGGCGTTAGCGAACTTCCATACGTTGGTGTTGCCAAAGTATTTGTGGAGGTGGTTGTAGTTGCCCACCTCGACGTATGAGTGCGTATCACCGACAGAATACGGTTCGTGTATGTGGTGGCGGACATAGTTTACGTCCCGCAATTCAGCCAACGGTCGCGGAGGAAATGCGAAACCGATGAAGTCTGCATAGCAAGGTCGTTATGTTTCCAAACGTTGCGCTTTTCAATGGTAACAGTGCGGTGATCCGATGAATACCGGTCAGAAGTCACTTTACCGTTCTGGATTACGCGGTAATGAAGATGCCCGCAATGGGGGCATTCGACCGCATGATTACCGTCAACATCAAAGTCAATACGGGCGATAAAGTTCTTGTCGCAACTATGGCAGTATAGAGGCGTATTGACCATTCCCTGCTGTACATACATGTCTGCGGCGGTACTCATTGCTGTTCCTCGGCTGCAATGCGGTTTGCGTAGCTGGTTTCCAGCGCCTTCAGGCGCTCCACCGACCATCCCTCAGGAACCCCGTCGTAATCATGGATGATTTGGCGGCGGGCTTCCCGACGATGTTCTTCGGTGATCAGCGCGGACATGATTCCACGGCGTCTTGCAGCTTGCGCAGCGCCTTTTCCACCTTCTTGACGCGCTTCTCAACCAGATGGCTGTATTCGCCATCAGTGATGGCGCGGGCACGCAGCTTGAGGGATTCCGCCACACGGGCGGCGGCGCTGATCTGAACATCGGCGCTGACATAGCGCAAACCGGGCTTGACACCCGCCTTCATTACACGGTTGAAGTCAAAGGGCGTTTTGTCCCGCCACGTCCACTTTTCCTGGCAAACAGACTCTCCGCTTTTCCATGAAAACGCCTTCTTGAAATCCTTCTCGGTCATGGCATCCCGATAGCTGTATTCTGGGTTATTCGGATCAAACATTTCGTAGACGACGCGATCACCCTCGGTGCTTAAGACGAGAATCAGTGATCCATCATCGTGTTCCGCCCAGCACATCGCAGCAAGTTGATCGTGATTGGCGGGATTGTACCCAGGAACGTCATTTGTGGACATAGGCTATTCCTGCATTGGGTTGAAGGTTTTATCCGCGACCTTTTGCGGCATCTCGTATAGCAATGAAATCATCAACCGCATCACACCACGCGGCGAGTGTAGTTCCGAAATCATCAACATCGCCAGCAAAAACCGGGCGCTGGGTCGTCCACCAATCAAGAATGGCAAGATTGAAGCGGGAACGGCACTGGCTGTACGTCATCAGCATTGAACCATCTTGAACGATGGGTTCGATGCTGATTACATTTCGCATCATCTTGAGGGTATTACCGATGATTGCAAAATCATCGGTACGGGTTGGTTGATCAAGAACTGCGATCAGCGTGGTCTTGTAGAGCGGTGCAACGATGCGTACACCTTTCACCATTGCCAGAATGTTGATTACCGTTTCGGTAATTGGCGTATCAATGGTAATTGTGCAAAAACGAACGCGGTCAGTCATTGAATGAATACTCCCTGCTTTCTTAGAAGCAGAAAAATGGAAGCCATTTGGTCGGAATTGCAAGAATCTCCTAAAATTTTCTCAATTTCAAAATGCAACCCCGGAACCAATCGTGACTGAATTTCTTCCAAACATATCGGACGATAATTCCATACATCTACACCGACGTCGGTGCGATTCCCCAAAGGGGTGATATTACCATGGGTATGACCATGCAAATGTAATGACCCATGGTATGCTGCGTTCCACGACAGCAACGGGTAATGGGATAAGACTATGGTTTTACCACCGTCCTTAATCTGGTGGATGCGATCCACTACCTCAAAACAATCACGTAGATTGCGGCGGAACCGTTCGTCGTGATTGCCTGGGACTAGAACAATATGACCGTTCAGGCGTTTGCGAATGGTCTTCAGCCCTTGCCAGCTTCCAAAACCGAAATCCCCCAGATGATACACCGTATCCGCAGACGTGACGACTTCATTCCAATTGGCGATCAACGCCTCGTCCATTTCTTCGGCGGACGCATACGGACGGTTACAGAACTTGATAATACCAGATGGCATTTCACCAAGTTTGTTCCCGTGCTGAAAATGAGTGTCTGAAGTGAAATAAATCATACCGAATACCATGCACAATTCGGGACATTTTGCAAGTGGAAAGCCCGCCGCAAGGCGGGCTTTCCATCATCAGCACCTTGTTAAGCCGCTTCGTCGGCTTCTTCTGGGTTCTTGACCACGAGAGAATACAGAACGCCAGTACCCAAGATGAAGGCGATAATCGACAGGCTGATCACGTTCGGGATGTGGACCCCGAAGGCGCTACCGATCAGTTTCGCGGCGACTACTACCAACAGAACCATCACCGCTTTATCGAGCGCCCAGAGCTTGTTCTGAGCGGCAACCAGCAGGAAGTACAGCGACCGCAGACCAGCAGCAGCCCACAGCGACGAGGTGATCATCAGGTACGGATCGCGGACCACGGCAACGATGACTGGCATCGAGTCGAACGCGAAGATCACGTCGCAGATTTCGATGCAGATCAGGCACAGGAACAGCGGGGTGACACCGTTCGAGAAGAACTTGCCCGCCGAGATATCGGGATTGGTCTTCCAGAACCGCTTGACCATGTTCACCGACCAGTGGTTGGTGTAGTCCACGTCCTCGTCGTCATCGCCGTCCTTCCACATCTTCCAGACGGTCCAGAGGATGATCAAAGCGAAGATGATCAGCACATAGTCGGACAGGTTGGCGACTGCGGCACCGGCACCCAGGAACAGTACGCGGAACACAATGGCGCCGAGAATGCCCCAGTAGAGGATTTTGTGCTGGAAATGCTGACGTTCGCCCGCGACCAAACCGAATGACTTGAAGATCAGGTAGAACGCGAACAAGTTGTCCAGCGCCAGTGCCTTTTCAAGGACATAGCCGGTAGTGAACAGGCTGGCAGACTCGGCACCTTTTGACCACCATACGTAACCAGCGAACATCATCGAGCAAATCACCCAGATGATTGACCACTTGAGAGCGTCACCCATGGAAATGGGTTCATTTGACTTGTGGGAAGTCAAATCAATATAGATGGCAAGAAGGAACGGAATAAGGAACGCCGCCGCGTCCATTAAGGAAATGCCAGAATAGGCAGCGATCATCTGATCGAACATTGATCTTGTCTCCGGGTCAGGGTGGAACCGAAATTCCACCCTGCCTGTTTGGCTTTAGCCGTTGAGGTATTCGCGACCGATGGTCTGAACGGTTTCTTCCAGACGGCGATCACGGGTTGCCTGACCGATGGTCTGGAACTTCCAAACACCATCACGCTTGTACAGACGACCCATGACCATGCTTACGTGATTGGCGAACGACGGGTCGTGGGCGACGTTGTACTTACCGACCACGGCGACATCCGCGTCGATGATCGGGCGCGGCGCACCCTCATAAATGCGTATGGTCGCATAGGGAATGGTGGCGAAGTCGTGACCCTGGAACGAATTCAGGAAGAACACGACATGAGCCGCTTCACCGGGTGCCTTGGACAGATCAACGGAAATGGTTTCGTTATCCGTGCCATCATCACCATCGGTATCACCGACGCGATCATCACCCGAATGCTTGATCCAACCGCCTCGGGCGGTAAGATTGCGGAACGACACCGTTTCGATCAGGCGACCGGTGGCGTCGAACACTGCACATGAAGCATCGAGATCAACCGCCTCGGTGCTACCACCCATGCCGAAGATACCCTTCTTCTGGATGGCGCCCCAGTTCAAACCAAGGCACACGTTGGTAAGCGACGTACCGTCAGCCTTGGACAGGTTGATTTTCTGCCCTTTGGACAGGTCGATAGGCGAAGTCGAAGTCGAAGTCATTGGCGGAACCCCTTACTCGTACCATTTGCTGATGATGTTGGCCAGTCCGTTCGGAGCTTTGCCGTGACCTTCACCCAAACCGGTAAAACGCCAGTCGCCATCCTTGCGATACAGGCGACCCAATTCAGCGGCAGTTACCGCCGAAGCATCTTCATCCAGTTCGAAGGTGTAAAGGGCTTCACCATTGGTGTTGTTGTAAATGGTGATCTTCGGCTTGGCGACCTGTCCGAACAGGATCGGAGCGCAGTTCGGATTGGTTTCGACCTCGGGATTGTACGAGGTGCAGACGATGAGAAGCGCCTGGGCATCCGAGGCAACTTCATCCAGCTTGATGATGATGGTTTCGTTGTCGGCTTCACCATCACCGCCAAACTTGGCATCACCCTTATGTTCGATACCGGGCAGCGACGGGTTGGTGTAATAGCACAGACCACGCGGCGTGTTGGGTTCGCCACCCTTGACCATCTTGTCGTCGGCTCCGAGCAGAACGACCGAGGCATCCAAGTCTGCGGTCTGACCGGGCTTAAGAAGCCACTTCAAACCAATACGAATTTCCTTGAGTCCGGGCTGTGCCTTGGACAGGTTGATGCGCTCGCCCTTGGACAGGTTGATAGGTGCTGCTGACGCCATGGTAGGTTCCCCGTAGTGGCATATTGCGAAAGAGTGAAGAGAAACAACCATACGTCTTCACCCATGTCAAATGTTTTTGAATATGTGTTCTTCGGGGATGTTTGGAGATTTTACAAAATCAAAAATTTTACGTTTACATCCAAAAATTTTGGGTGGTTTCGTTCATTGAAACCACCCAATGCTAGGACGATAGAAAGCCATTGTAATGATTCGTTGTGCCCGCTTGCGTTAATTTGATGCACCTATACGGAAGGCTTTTGGGACGTATCCCAGGTGATGCCATCCACCAGATTTGTGACAAATAGACACTGATAAAATAGCCATCACATACCATATATATACTGTATTTATCCTCCCTTTGTCCGGATAACACCAAAGTTAAGTCTGGTTTTTGAATTTTTTCCGACGATTAAATAGCCCTAGCGAAATGACAACTACGATGATACACTCCACTACACAATGGAGGTAATGTCATGATTAGTTACACTCTCCAATGCGCGAATGGACATTCGTTCACGTCTTGGTTTCAGAGCAGCGAAGCTTATGAAAAGCTTGAAAAAGCTGGGCTTCTTTGCTGTGAAGAGTGTGGCAGCCACAATGTGAAGCGTGGTATCATGGCACCGAACATCTCCACGTCCGCGTCCCGCGAGGCTTCTCGACAAGAAGCCAAATACCGGGAGTTCCACGGCGTGAAGATGGAGGATGTTGGTGGGAAGTTCGCGGAAGAGGTCCGTGCGATCTACAATGGCGATAATCCCGACCGTCCGATATGTGGTACTGCTACCACTGATGAGGTAAAAGAATTGGTCGAAGAAGGTCACTCCATTGCAGTGTTGCCGGAAGAAGACCGTTCTACTCATTAGGAGGAAGTATGATTTACCACGTTCTACTCACTGAAACAGGCGATTGCTCAGCAATTTCGACTTATGTAAATTTCGTAGAGAACATGCGGTCGTCGGCAGGGGGAACAATTGTTCCCGTCGAAGCTACTACAATTGATGAAGCTGAGCAATTCGCCAAGCGCAGAGCCAACGAAAGAAAGTAGCATTTCATTCAAATATACTGACTTAATTCCAATGACCACTCAGACGGGTACGTCATTTTTCTGCGTTGTATTGACCTTCACATCCCAAGATCGTATCCTTATGGTGTTTAAGGAGATACGCCATGGGTATTCGCATCGAAATGGAATTCCATCCGGTCTGGTGGAAATGCGCTCCGCATTCGGAAGTGGCGCAGTTGTGGTGAACGTCATCACCGGAAAACCCACCCAACTCTAAAAGGCGCCTTATCTTTGTTTGGGAAACGTACAGAATCAAAACGGGGCGCCTTGCGACGCCCCGTTTATTGGTTATTCTGTTGCCAGGGAACCAACCCCCACCTAACCGTTTGAGGGTTAGGGATTTACGGTTACCCGCGCTGCTACGCAGCGAGAGCGACAACCTCGCCGTTATCATTGGCAGTTGTTGTGTTTGGTCCGTGGACATTAGCCCCGGCGGTACCATACCGGCCAACTCCTTCGACCTTTTCTTGCGGCTCGATCCTAGTTCACCCCCATGCCACCCCGTGATAACTTCGGGAGAGATTTGGTGGAGGTGGGCGGTACTGCCCCGCCGTGACCTACAAGCTATTACGTCGCTATCATCGCTGACAGGGATATTTATATCGGTTTGTGTGTTGGGTGTCAATAACGATCTTTTTACCACGACCAACTTTCTTTGATTTTTCGACCGTGCAGAATTCCCGTAGCATCGCTTCATCGTCGCGATTGGAAATCTGCATGTGACATGACCAATCACCCCCTTGATGATGTAGGGGTGCTTCATATGGGTGGCACAAAAAACCGTGAGATCGTTTGTTCGTTTTCGTGAACCCATCTGGACCCCAGTGCGGTCCCTCGCTTTCGTCAATATCCAGCTTCTTATTGACTGAATGGACCACGAAGTCGGCAATCATTCCCGGTTCAAGATTCAATAATAACGCGGTATGGTACTCATTCTAGTTCTCTCGTTTTCGACAGACCCAAATTGATGTTGGTCCGTCCACACGTTCTTCGCAGGCAAAATACGGGGTCAAAAGCCCAAGGTACTCTTCTCGGGTGATCCAGCGGAAAACCGTGGTGTGCGGAACCATTCCGGTGGCGCACTGCACATGGTGAACCATCCCATCCACCAACTGTGAAACTTCAACATAGTCCAGCCCGGTATCTGCTAGATGGTACTGTTTGACCACCGGTACGGATGGCATATTGTTGAATGTGTTGAACACGAACAGCCCATCGGTATCTATTACCTTGGATACCATGCGAGCGGTGGTAGCGGTCAGCCAGTAGTTTACTGCCTGCTGACACGCTACTACATCCCACGACTGTCCAAACCCAATGGCGTTTGGTAATGCTTCTTCAACCGTTTGATTGACTACCCAGATGCCCATGTCTTTAGGGAAATGAGGGACCATTCGCGTCTCAGCTTCCAGATACACGACTTTAGCCCCCATGCTGGCGGCATAGGTGGATAAACGCCCACCCCCGCCGCACAAATCAAGGAGCCGTTTTCCTTTTAAGTCGATACCATGAAACAAATCCGCCACCGGACGCTTGAAGTAACGCGCGTATAGGGTCGCATAGGTGTCGTGGTCTGGATACCGCATCACACCATATACTCCGACATTGGATCGGTGCCCTTGAAGAGCAGAAAACATCCATGACCAGCGATGTTGAAGCTCCCCTTCACTTCACGGATCGAATCGCGCACCGTTCCTGGGGGTGCATATGGGAGGGTCGGCAACCCATCAATTTGTTTATGTAGATGCACGATGACATTTGCCTCGGTCGTGCGGAACAAGTGATCGAGTAACGGCGCGTTCAGGGTTGCCTTATTACCGATGACGTTTACACAGCGGTTATCGTGGTCAATTCCAACCACGGTCGTAAACTCGTCCAATTCGTTCTTCCCGCGCGCCGTGGTCAGCATCGATTTGAATTGCCCACCCCACCAGCGCACTGCTACCGTACCAAACACATACCCTTCCGGTGATGTGGGGAACTCGGCACGGAAATGATCTATGAAACGACGCATAGTATTTCCATATCCGGTATTCATGGAAGCCGACACATACGAATCCGCATCCGCATACGGGTACGACGACTCATGGTTCGTGTGGTAATAGCCATCCCGCACACAGTCCATGACGAATTCCACGATGCCGTCTTTGTGCATCGGATGAACGCCGCGTTCCTTGGTCACGATATATTTCTGGGTCAAATCGTCGGTCTGGTTCGCGAACACCGCCGTTGCCTTAGACCAGAGCAAGGTTTCGTAGGCAGCGTGAACCAACTCATCATGGCTCACCCCAGCCAGCAGCTTAAACCCAAACAAGTGGGTTTTCGGCGCGACTTCTTTCACCATATCGATGATGCGGGGCGCAATGGTGAAGTTGATCGGGATGATGTCCCCGACCTTATAATTATGGCTGGGGAATTTTCCCTTGATTGGTTCGGCTGGGATTAGGTTGGCGACCGCCGCCCCTAGGATAACCGCATCCATAGTCGGCGCGAGTTCGAGAACCTTATCACGGTAATCGAACAAACCATCATGATGCACGATGGTCAGATTACGCCCCAATGGTTGCGGTTCCTTCTGATTGCGCGCAGTCAAGTATACAATCTCGACTGCCGCTGGATCACCGACATAGGCACCGCGATTCCGGTCGCAAAACTGCTCGGCAAGTTCTGCCATGAGTCCGCCGCGAAAGCGGTTGGTGATGATTTTTACCGCATCCAGATAGGCGTGGACGGGACCACCGGTAATCAAAATTCTCATGGCATTATCCTTGTTGAACAGACCGGTACGATGTGCGAACACCGTTTGCGCCCGCCATCGCAATAGCGGACGATCTTGCACGGTTTGTGCTTGAGTATCCACTTGATGTCCGGGTCTTTGGTATTGTACGCCCACTTTATGTTGATAGGAAGACCACGTTCCAAGGAACAAATCCGCTGCCAGATTTGTTCCCGACGTTTCTTACAGGTTCCCGCGTTCCGGTGAAGCCATGCGTTCGCCTTGTGCGGCGGACGATTCTCTTTCAACCATTGAAGCTGTCGTGGGGTCTTGGCTTTAAACACGATCATTCTTCGAGTTTTGCGCGAACTGCCACCGGGTCTAGCCCAAGAAGGCGACACGCTGCGTCAAATGCTTCCGTGGCGGAATATGTTTCAAAGAAAAGTTTTGCATTTTCGCAGCCATGGAGGAAAAACAATAACGTCGCAAGGTCACTTTTTGCGTCCATAATTTTACTTCCAGTGTCGTTCTAGTCGTTGTTGCGTGCGATCACATACGAGAACGTCTGCCCAGTGGCGTCGAGGATGAAACACGTTTCGCTATTACACTTGGCAGAAGATTTCAACGAAATACTCATTTGTCCGATCTCATTTGCAACTACCATGAGAGCATCCAAATCAGTATTCTTGCTGACCAGTTCCGGACGTGCAGCCAACAGAACGGCATCATCACGACCCATGGGATTGTACCCATGTACGTAATAGAAGGACTTGGGGTTTGCCTTAATCTTCTCTCGAATCTCTTCGGGGGCTTTACGCAACCACTTATCCAGATCATCGTCAGGAATCATACCCACAAAAGTATCGTTTTTAAAACGATAGACGCCATATGCAACCACATTCATGTCATTAATTTCGATGTCGAGCGACGCTCCCGGCGCATCGTCAACCGCATGTTCATTCGTTGCGGGGGTCGGCATTGCCGCCATCATCAGCTTCACTGCTGACGCCGGGTCCGTCGCAAGTTCTTTCTCGACCAAATAATGGACAAATCGAATTTTGAAATTGTCATCCCATTGTTCGAACGGAATGGCATCAGCGCCGATCTCGGCATGGCGCACCATGAAACGTACCCGAACTTGTTCGGATACCCCATGCCCCATATCAAGGGCAAGGCAACATAGCATTGCCGCAGGACCAACCGGAACCTTCATCGTTTCATACATCTCGATGACCATGGGGGTCACCGCCGACGCCACATCACCCGCGATTTCCGAATCGGGAAATGATTCGTAGATACTCTTTTCGATGATCTCACGCATCAGTGTGTCTCCTGTGCGAAACGCAAACTGGCGATAGACAAAACAAGTCTATCGCCAGTTTGCAATCAGTTATGACGAGCGAACATCAGTCGCCAACAACATTCGCAACCTCGATGGGTTCGAACTCGTTGGCGGCATTCTGTCGGACGAATACGTAAGCGGGTCCGCCGTTAATCATCACTTCGGCATCCGAATACACCACCGGAATGGTGCCCGGTTTACCATGGACGAATACATCCGCCACGGACGGCAGCGCCGACAGGTACTCCAAGAAAGCCGGAAGCTTCTCTTGCAGATGACCGCCATTCTCAGCCGCCGAACGGATTGAACCATACAGATTGGCGTCGATGTACACAGCCTTACGCTCCATCACGTCGATGTACGCGATGTACTTGGTCAAATTGGCACCCTTGATCGGGAACACCATTTGGGCACGCGACGGCTCATAGAGCGCCCCAGCCTCGGCATTAACGCCCCATTGAATGGTGGCGAGAACGTCTTCAGCATCATCGAACTTGATGCTGCTGTAGCTCAGAATGTTCCAAACCGCGTAGCGGACGCCTTGCTTCGCCAGTTTATCGAGGTACAAATCGATCATCTGACAACCGCGACCTTCGATTTCCTTGCTGGTGGTCGGATCACCCGAGAAAATCGCCGCTGTGTATTCGGTGATTTCGAGACGACGGTTCCAGTCCTGCCCACCATGAACAGGGAAACGTTCTTCCGACCAGCAACAGGCACCTACCGGAACCCACGACTCATCAAAGAAATTCACCCCGTTGTCGAACCAAATATTTCGCCCAGTAGTGGAAACTTGCTTCCAATAACTGGCAACACGGACAAAGTTCATTTCCGCTGGAATTTCAAAGACGGTGCCGCGACCATACGGCGCAAGCTTCTGATCGTTGGTTTGAAGCTTCACGCGATCCGCATTGCAATCCACATTGAAACCAGCCGGATACGACTCGTCCAGACGCGAGGCGATGACACGCGAAATAGCTGCACGGAGCTTGCGCAGATGATCGAAATCGATCTTCACTTTACTGTTGGTACGAATCTGCGCACGGGTCCAGTTACCTTTGGGCGCCGCGATCAGCGTGGTGCGGTTGTTGATGGTGGACAGATAGCCGTCCAGCTTCAACAACTGCATGGTGGACAACTTCGGAACCACGGTCACAAAGGCATCCACTGCCGCGCCACCAAACACCGCGTAGGTCTTGTGCAGACGACGCATAAATTCACCCGGACGGGTCCGCAGCGACTCCAGAACCACAGGGTCACCCATGGCGATGCCGTACTCGACCATCCCCGCAAAAGTCTTGTGAACACCACGATACAGGATATCATAGGCTTCCGACACGCGCGGAAAGTTGTAGTCGCCCGGACGCAGGGAACGCAGCAGCTTCTTCCACACCTCGGGACGCAGATAAAAATCATCCACCAGATGCACGCAGTTCTCCAACAGCGCCAGCAGGAACTTGCGCTTGGAACGGTTGAACTTCGCGAACTTGGTGCCGTACTGGAACGGCGGCACAGTCGGCTTCACCCGACGACCCCAGCCACGCACGGGCGCGGACAGAATGCGCTTGCACAGCGCACGATGGGCTTCGGTAATCTTGCTGGTACGCAGGGATACGTCACCACCAGACAATCCAACTGCCAAACGCAGTACGTCAGTCGCAGTGGACATCTTCACCGTCCGACCTCCGTCAACCGCCTGTACTGCGAGCAGAATGGCGTTTTCCTTGAAACCGAACGCATCTACGTCAATGGATGGCATCAGATAGCCATACAGATAGAACGCATGGTCCTTCTGCGAATCAGTCCACCGCGTGGGCAGCTTACACAGATTCTCAAAGATAATGTGCGGAGTGTCGTCGGTGCCGAGCGCCAACACCTTCAGTGAAACCTTTTCCTTCAGTTCCGGGCGCTGTTCTTCGGACTGAGTGAACCACTCATTGGGCGTACCAATGTACATAAGAATCTGGTTAAACCAGTAATGCGCCCGCGACATTTCAAGAACTTCCTTCGGGAAATTCTTGTAAACGACGAAATCCGCCATGTTGCGGTCGGCACCGGTCACGTTTTTGACCGCAGGCTCGATCTGCTTCCAGAACTCACCAAGTTCCTTGGTGGTTAGGGAAACGAGAGCGCGAACGGTATCCGGCGCTGGGACAAATCCATAGTAGGCGAGGTTGGACAGTACCGTCCCCAGGTAAATCTCCTTCATTTCCGGCTTTGCTTCGGTCGCCCGCGATTTCGGAACCGGAAGAAAGCCGTTGGAGATCAGGAGAATGCAGTTGTCCATAGGAACCCCCAAAAAGAAATGTGGACGGAAAGCGTCTCGGTAATTTCAGCCAAATGATTGTAGAAGGAACCGAGGACATAGCCGCCCACGCCGAACAAAGTAATGGTTCGCGATAATCTTGTCAATAGCCCAAACAAAAAAGAAATGGGCTGGTAAAACCAGCCCATTTCTTTTTTACGTGCCCGGAAAGCGTCTCGGTAAGATCATTTACAAGTGAGTTTAGAAGGAACCGAGGACATAGCCGCTCACGAGAGAGAACATAGTGCCCCAGATACCCCGTGTCAATACTAATTTTCAGGTCCACGCCGCTGATCTTCAAAAAAACGGACCAAATCAGGAGGGACAATCGCCATGGGAAGACTACGCCATACGTCACACAACCTGAACCCGAATGCCACTTTCGGCTTATGCCGAAGATGAAACGCCTTGGACATATTAAAATGAAGCTCGGAAAAATCATTGTTGAGCTGCTGTTCAACATCCTTCATGGGGATGAAGTAGCGCCCCGGTGCATTCTCGATGAACGTCAGCAAGTGAAACCGAATCTCATCCGGTGGAGCGTCGTCGTGTAACAACTGACGAACCAAATAAATGAGATCGCGGCGCAGGAAAACATCATGCCGCATCTTGATTCCCTCCACAATTCTCACGAATGGCGCCCATGAAAATCAGGTCGCATAATTCCAACCCATACGAAAAGGGCGGGGGAAACCCCGCCCTTGCCGATTACTTGATCACCTTGGTGACCACACCGGAACCAACCGTGCGTCCACCCTCGCGGATGGCGAAGCGCAGACCTTCGTCCATGGCGATGGGAGCCAGCAGTTCCACCGTGACTTTGGTATTGTCACCGGGCATCACCATTTCGGTACCTTCCGGCAGGCTGATAGTGCCAGTCACGTCCGTAGTACGGAAGTAGAACTGCGGACGATACTTGGTGAAGAACGGGGTGTGACGACCACCTTCGTCCTTGGTCAACACATACACCTCACCCTCGAACTGGGTGTGCGGGGTGATCGAACCCGGCGCGGCGAGAACCTGACCACGCTCGACTTCATCGCGCTTGATGCCGCGCAGCAGAATGCCCGCGTTGTCACCGGCACGGGCATCGTCCAGCGACTTCTTGAACATTTCGATGCCGGTCACCGTGGTCTTGCGGCTCTCGCCCAGACCGACGATCTCGACTTCGTTGCCCACCTTGGTGGTGCCGCGCTCGACACGACCGGTCACCACGGTGCCGCGACCGGCGATGGAGAACACGTCTTCGATGGGCATGAGGAACGGCTTGTCGAGTTCCTGCACCGGCTGCGGGATGTAGGCGTCCACCGCTTCCATCAGCTTCAGGATGGCGTCACGACCCAGTTCCGGGTTGCGATCTTCCAGGGCACACAGAGCCGAACCACGGACGAACGGAATGTCGTCGCCGGGGAAGTCGTAGGACGACAGAAGCTCGCGCATTTCCATTTCGACCAGATCGAGCAGTTCCGGATCATCCACCATGTCGCACTTGTTCAGGAAGACGACCAGGGCGGGCACGCCGACCTGACGGGCGAGCAGGATGTGTTCGCGGGTCTGCGGCATGGCGCCGTCAGCAGCCGACACGACCAGAATGCCGCCGTCCATCTGGGCAGCACCAGTGATCATGTTCTTCACATAGTCGGCGTGACCGGGGCAGTCCACGTGCGCGTAGTGGCGGTTCGCCGTCTCGTACTCGACGTGAGCGGTCGAAATGGTGATGCCACGAGCCTTCTCTTCGGGCGCCTTGTCGATCTGGTCGTAAGCGGTGAATTCCGCGCCGCCAGTTTCCGCCAGCACCTTGGTGATCGCAGCAGTTAGGGATGTTTTCCCATGGTCTACATGGCCCACTGTGCCAATATTGCAGTGCGGCTTGGTACGCTCAAACTTTTCCGCCATTTTTCCGTCCTTTCGGCATAGGTACAATCGGTCATGAATAAATACATTCATGACTTACGAACTTTACTTGATCACAAACACCACCAACCAGAAACGCTACGTCGGTATCACCAAGGGCACCCATCTAACGCGATGGAAGAAACACCTTTGGAACGCGGCGAAAGGGCGTGGTGGCAAACAGGTCGCACTATATAACGCAATCCGTAAGTACGGTAAAGAGGCATTCTGCGTCGAATGTATAGATTCGGCACCGGACTGGGATACGCTTCAAATGATGGAGATTGCCGCCATCGAGAAGTACAATACGTTCATCGAAGACGGCTGTGGGTATAACATGACCCGAGGCGGTGACGGTACTCAAGGGTACAAGTTCCGCCCAGATCAACGCGCCAAATCGCTTTCCGAAGAACATAAAGCCAACATCGCTGCCAACAACGCCAAGTATTGGCAGGGCAAAACCCATAGCGACCAAACCAAACAGAAATTGGCTACATATTCTGGGGACAAAAACTCACAAGCACGATCATGCGTGGTTGATGGTATTCATTACCCCACTGTCACCGACGCCGCAAACGCACTTGGGATGTCCTATGCGGGTATGAAGAAACGACTTGGTAGCCCGAACTACCCGACCTACCAATATCTGGGCGAACCGCGTGGTACCCGGTGTTCAGGATCATCAAACGGCAAATCCCGCAAAGTTCAGATAGGGGATCAGATATTTGACAGTTTGAAGGAAGCGGGTGCATATCTGGGCATTCATCCGGACAACGTGCGTAACCGCATCAAGTCCCCGAATTTCCCGGATCACAATTATGCTAACTGACATCCGTTGTTGGGAAATCTACGTTCCCGTCCTCCCCGAAACCTACGGGGATTATTTCGACGGCGTGGCGGTCGCTTTTGCAATGTACCACGATTACGTGACGATTGAGCAGTTCAGAGAACGTGCTGAGCCATTGATTCGACACCTGACCAAGAACGCAAAAGGGCAGGTTCGGTGGCGCTATGATACGGTTGATGCGGGAATACATTGCAAGGAATGGGGCGCGGAAGTCATTGTTGGGTTCGATGACCCCGCAGATGCGCGCCGGTTCGCGGTCTGGGTCAAGATGAACAGTTAGACTCTCCCCATCGTCCACACGTCATCGGGTGTGATCGTCAGATAGTAGTCATCGTTGCGGATGATGACTTCCTGTTCCCACTGGACGTAAGACCGCCATTCCTGGCTATCCATCAAGTCATAGTTCTCATAGAACCATGGAACGTTGATCACGACGTTTTCGGGGCGCGGTTCCTTGGTGATGACGACCACCTGATCATCTTGCCCCAACCCATATTTCGCCGCACGAATTTCCCTGGCAGCGGAGGGTGATTTGGTCCAGCTAGAATAACGACGGGGTTCCAGACGAATGGTTTCGCCCCGTTTCAGCGCCTCGATTTGTTCGGTCGGGAGAACCATCACCCGCAGCAAATCACGGATGCGCCCTTGTCGATCTTCCGGCGCGAGAATTTCGTCCAACCGATCTAGCCGCTTTTCCATCAGTTCGACATGGGTGATCTGCCCGCCCGTAATATACTCGCGGACGATCTTAATCGCTTCGTTCATGGGTTGCTGGGCAACGACGGAGTTCTTTGTATTTCTGGGCGCTTTCCGCGCGACGGAGACGGTGTACATAGATCAACCTCGTTAGCCCAGACACACGTTATAGTATTCGAGACGGGGTGTCAAGGTTGACAAATCCGAAAAGCACTGTATTATTGCTTTGAAACTGCCCGAGTACCTTTGATGGTCCAGATTTACACCGCCAACCACAATCCCCATCATATTGGGGAAAAAGAGACGGCACTTCGTCGCATCCATGCGTTGGCAGTCCAGGCAATGGGTCCGACTGTTAATCTGGATGATGCACGGTTTGAACCGTTGCTTCGGGAGATTGCACGTCTCACTGAATGTCAGGCGAGAATCATTCAAGACGACGACCACCATTACCGTTAAGTAAGATGACACGGTAGTTTGGGCGTTATATCGTTCTGCTCTCAACTTATCCCGAGAGAGATATGATTCCCGAAATTCCGTTAGTCAACGTTGGGCGTGGTGGTGCGGTAGCTGTCGCCAAGGCACATCCTGAAAAACTGGTCAATCTGCTTGAGGAAGCCAAGAGCGTCTACACGGCAGCAGGTATCAGCCTGGGCGACAATCTTTCCAAATCATGGTTAGAAAAAGCCAACAACCCCTACGCGGGGGAAATGACCGCTATTGCCGAAATGCTTAGGCGTCCTGGCGCTCATGCGCTCAATATGAGCTATGAGTGGGCATGTACCTCTGGTGTCAGCCATGATGTTATCGGCAACCAATTGCTCCGTATTCTGGACTGGTCGTTGACTGGTCTGGGGTCCAACCTCGTGGTGGCAGAGCAGGAAACCGACGCCGGGGTGTACTACAACATTACGTGGCCAGGTTATACCGGCGTGTTGACGGCTATGGCGCCGAAACGGTTTGCTGCATCGATCAACCAACCGCCGATGCGAACCGAGAACCACATGACCTATCCCCTCGATTGGATCACGGGTAAGTTCGCGTTCTTCAAAGAAAATCGCGATCTTCCGCCCGCGCATTTGCTGCGCAAGGTGTTCGAAACCGCAAAATCCTTCAACGAAGCCAAACAGATGTTGGTGGAAACGCCGATCTGCATGCCGGTTTTCTATACGCTGTGCGGCATCAATCCCGGTGAAGGCTGCGTGATCGAACGCACCGAGAATAAAGCGATGGTTCACGATCTCGCACTTAGGTCGGTTGGTTCGGTGCGTCCCAGCATTGCCGTCGCCAATAGCTGGATCGGACTGGAAACCGGCGGCATTTCGCGTGGCTATGAGTCGGATATCCGGCGCAAGTTGATGATCGAGGTGCTACACCAGTCGCATGAAGACTTGGATTGGGTGGTCTATCCGCTGGTTAACGAGACGACGCGCTTGGTCACCAAAATGAATCCGGCGGAAGGTACCATGATCCTCAAGGGATATGAGAGCCAGGGTCCGGTGACTAAGACCTTTCGGTTAAAGGCGTAATAAAAAGGGGAGGCTAAGCCTCCCCTTTTACTTTCCGGTGATTGCACCAGTTGATCGCGTCCGCTTCATCGGTGAAAAAGCGCCCAAACGTCATACCGATCAGTTCGTGGCGCCAGCACTCGAACGAGCCACCGTGATCGATATATCCACCCGACGCACTACCGAGTTTTTCACCGTTCTCGTACATTAGGTAGAAATCGACCTGACGTTCGCCGCATTCGTTGGTGGTTTCCACCGATCCTTGTTTAAGCGTCATTTAGCGCCTCGTGATGAAATTAGTGGACCTGACCCTGACCGGGCGGAACCGGAACCACCGAGATCGAATTCTTGGGGCTGCCGTCGATCAGCTTGTCAGAGTAGACCAAATAGGTCAGGACGTTGCGCTTGGCATCGAGGATGCGAACGACCTGAATCGTCTTGAACGCCCACGAAGTGGACTTCTTGAACACGTCCTCACCCTTGGGATCGAACTTGTCCTTATACGCAATGGTGCCGACCTGACGGCAGGCAATGGAGGCGTCAGACGGGTCTTCTGCCAACCCCACGGCGCCAGTGACACCGCCCTTCTTGGCGCGTGACAGATAACATGTCACGCCGTCGATCTTCGGGTCATCGAACGCTTCGATGATAATCTTGTCGTTCGGTCCCATCATATTGAAGACGGTGGACACTTCACCAATCTTCTCAGCATGAGCAACGCTGGCGACACCACAGGCAATGGCGGCGGCAATCAAAAGAACTTTCCGCATCAGGAACCTCCTAGAATTTACCGCTGCCAAATTACGACCTATAATTGGGGATGTCAAGACATCCCAAGCCGCGCGCCGAGAACATTAGTCACGGCAATTGCGAGATCATTATCAAAATCAACACTACCTTCTTTTAAGCGATCAAGCTCCCGTAGTGCCCACTCGAAGTAGTCTGTAGGAATTTCAGTAAGCAACGTTCCCTGATGCTTGCCGCGATGGGGCCAACGAATAACGGGGATAGGCGACCAGCACAAGTCATGCAATTGTTTACCAATATCACCGGCAGCGTCAATCTTACCCGACGCGACCAGCAATTCAACAATGCGCCCGAACAGCACAAGATTCACCTTGGTATCGGCACCAGCACGATGCGGCGCCTGCCCGTCAACTTCAGTCAAATCGAAGAAGTATCGGAGATACTGCTGATTGAAGCGAAGCTCGGGGTTGTCAAGGGGTACCAGAAGGTGGCGAGCCAAACGCATGCTGCACAACGTGCGATCCTTCTGCAACGGTTTTACGTCGATGCCGGTGCGTTCGATGTTAGTTGCGATAACCCGAAGGTCAAACTCAGCATTATGGGCGACATAATATCCTGTCATTCCCAGCACCAACCCCAAAAATTGGGCACTATCAGCAAACGATACCGCATTTCCCACCATGGCGTTCGAAATGTTATTCACACCTGATGTCTCGGGTCTGATAGGATTGGTGGGCTTGAAAAGCGACTCAAACGTGTTGATTTCGCCATTTGCACTGCGGATGCTGACTGCTATCTCAATTATTTCGGCAGTCTCATCAGTTGTCGTGGTTTCACAATCCACATGTGCGGTAGTTTGCAGAAACGCGGCAATTGCCGTTTTTTGGTTATCAGAAAGAGTCATTGTATCCCCGTTGTGGCAGAAGAGACTCCTAAATAACCCACCAAGCACTATTTGGTCAATTTTTACATTCTAGCGGATTTTATGAGCAAAGGAAACCGATATCACACTTGAAGTGTTGATGGGAATGTACAATAAAAGGATAGAATATGACTAAGTGTATTTACGCCATTGGAGATATTCACGGTCGGCTCGATTGTCTGTTAGACATGCAAGCACTGATCAAAGCAGACGCTTCCAAATACGACGAAAAAACTGTCGTATATCTTGGTGATTTCATTGATCGTGGCCCCAACAGCCGTGGGGTTATCGAACATCGTCTTTACAACCCCATGGAAGGCTTCACGGAAATCGACATTCGTGGCAACCATGAACTTTTTATGCTTGGTACCATAAAGGGGGTTTTCCGCCCGTCAATGATGGCATCCTGGCTAATGCACGGTGGTCAAGCAGTGGTGAAAAATTATGGTCTTGATCTCAATGACTATGGCACACCGCATGAGCTAGGCAAGGCATACAGTCTCATGCCTAATACATTTGCATGGGATGAAATAATGCATGATTTGGTTAGTGCGGTTCCAGAAGAACATCTGGCATTTCTCGAACGCACTAAGCTCTTTCATTTCGAGGACGGGCACCTCTTTGTTCATGCCGGAATTAACCCGAATGTTCCACTTTCGGAGCAGGCAGAAGACGATTTGCTCTGGATACGAGAGGAATTTCTAAACTCACCTAAAGATTATGGCATGGTAGTTGTTCACGGACACACGCCTGCGGAGAATGTGGAGTTTCGTCATAATCGCATTGGATGTGATACCCGCGCCTATGCCACAGGAATATTGTCATGTGCAGTAATTGCGGATGATGGTTATAGAGTGCTTCAAACAGACTGTGGAACATTGTGAAACGCTTGTGTTTCCTTTATTTTCCCTAAAAAATGATGTATCGAAACGATACCCCTTTACAAAACGGGGAATACGGGGATAAAGTGCAGCCCGCCACAAAAAGGGGGTCAATAATGCGCTGGAAGGATTATAAAGACCTAGTACGCCGGATGTGGTGCGATGAGGATAAAAAGATGGAGGATATTGCCGATGTTCTTACCGAACTTTCCGGCGAACCTATCAATCGCAACATGGTCGCAGGCGCACTCAATCGCTTCAACCTGACCAAAAAAGCACTCAGGGCACAAGGCGTCGAAGTAAAGGATAATCGTGGGGGTTTCCGCTCTACTCAAGAATCCAACACTGATGAAGCTTCGAAACCTAGGCGTAAGTACACCCGGCGCATTAAAACACAAAAAGAGCAAGTCCCCCAGTGTCAGGACTTTGGTGACGATTTTGACCGCATGTTCGCATTTGCAGGTGGATGTTGGGGACAGGAATACACCGAAGATTCTCCTACCACCGAAATTACCGTGGAAGTAGTAGAAGTTCAACCCGCCGATGAAGTTATCGTGATCGAACAGATTGTATCACAAGAAGTTGTTGAAGAACCCGTTGACGTTCCGCTTGAATCGGAACCCAATCATCACGTGGTTCTTATGGAAGAGCCACTGACAGTTGACGTAATTTCCGAACCGGAAACCATGGTGGAAGTGGCGAAAACCGTGGAAAACCCACAAGCATCAAATGATGATGCGGGACTGCCAATGTACGACCGGTTCCCCCGTTCCGGAAAGTGTTTATTTCCCATCGGTGATCCACGGGATACTGATTTTCATTTTTGTGGTGAAAATACTGTTAGGGAAAAGCCCTACTGTGAATGCCACATGAAGATTGCTTATGATCCGCCATCGGATCATAAGCGTGCCGCCGGTGGTCGGTTTTAACCATCCGTAGTCCAAAAAACTTAATTAAGGCGTCCCTGGTATCAGGGACGCCTTCTTTTTTTGATTTCATCGAAAAGATAAATATCCAAAGTTCCGCCCACCGGAGATACTTTGGATGTATCAAAAAACGTATAATTATTTGTATCGCATAACAAATCTTTTGAACGGCAAAATCTATATCGGATGTCATCAGACTAATGATATGAACGACGGTTATATGGGTTCTGGTATTTTAATCAAACGAGCAATTGCGAAATATGGAATCCATAATTTCAAGAAAGAAATACTTGACTTTTATGAAGATGCAGAGAGCGTTTTTGAAGCAGAAAGAAAAATAGTTACTAAAGAATTTATTGATGATGACACTGATGGTATAGAACGAATACGCACCAGCCGTTCAAATAAAATATTAGCAAAAAATGAGATTGGTAATGCAATTTGCATTGAGAAGGATGATCCCCGATGGGAAACTAAAGAGCTTGTCGGATATACCACGGGCAAAGCTGTTTTGCGGGATGTCACGGGGCATATAGTTGTTACCACCACCGACGATCCTCGGTATATATCAGGCGAATTGGTTGGTTATACAAAAGGAAAAATATCAGTTAAAGATTCTTTTGGTAATTGTTTTTTGGTGTCAAAGGATGATCCTCGGTATATATCAGGTGAATTGGTGGGGGTGACAGCGGGTTCGACGCAGACGGAAGAATCAAACAAATTACGTAGTCAAAAATTGCGCGGTCGCCCCAAGGACAAACGACCATTAGTTACATGTATTATTTGCAAGAAAACAACGGATGTAGCAAATTTTGCCAAGTGGCATTCTACATGCAGCATCCATCATAGCACAGAGGTCAACACATGACAGTTTTGGGAATTGATTTGGGTTCTACGAATTCGTGCGTCGGAATCATTGAGAACGGTAAGTATAAAATCATAGCCAACGCAGAAGGGTCGAATACAACACCATCTATTGTTGGTTTCACAAATGACGGTATCACAGTCGGACAACCGGCCAAACGTCAGGCAGTGACCAATCCGGTAAACACGATTCATTTGTCCAAACGGCTCATCGGGCGTCGTTTTGATGATCCTTTAATCAAACAGCATCAAGCATTGATTGCGTATGAAGTTGTACCATCAGAAAATGGTGATGCATGGATACAAACTGAAAAGGGAGCATACTCCCCATCACAAATTTCAGCATATGTATTATCCAAAATGAAGTCTACTGCCGAGGATTACCTCGGACACAAAGTTTCTCAAGCAGTTATCACCGTCCCGGCATATTTTAATGATGCACAACGACAAGCAACCAAGGACGCTGGGCGGATTGCCGGGTTGGATGTGATTAGGATAATAAATGAACCAACTGCTGCATGTTTGGCATATGGACTTGATGGTAAAAAAGAAGGAATTATCGCGGTTGTAGACCTTGGTGGATCGACGTTCGACATTTCGATCCTCGAAATTGGGGATGGCGTGTTTGAGGTTCGCTCGACCAATGGTGACACCTTCCTTGGTGGCGAAGACTTTGATAACGCCCTGATCGACCACCTCGCGGAAGAATTCCAGAAGACCACTGGGATCGATTTGCGCAAGGACGTGCTTGCTCTACAGCGTCTTCGCGAGGCTGCCGAGAAAGCAAAGATCGAACTGTCCGGGTCCATGCAGACGGATGTCAACCTTCCGTTCATAACGGCTGACCAGACGGGTCCGAAGCATCTTCAGGTATCGATTACCCGTGCCAAATTCGAATCCCTGGTCGAACCGCTGATCCAGCGGACCCTTGAACCATGCCGCCAAGCATTGGTGGATGCCGGGGTGTCCCTATCCCAGGTTGATGAAATTGTACTGGTCGGTGGTATGACCCGGATGCCGCGCGTTCAGGCGGCGGTGAAGGCATTCTTCGGTAAAGAACCGCATAAGGGTGTGAACCCCGATGAAGTAGTTGCTGCTGGTGCTGCGATCCAGGCGGGTGTGCTTCAGGGGGACGTGAAAAACATCCTTTTGCTGGATGTGACACCATTGAGCCTGGGGATTGAAATTGGTGGTGGAATGTTTGCGCCGCTAATCCCACGTAATACCACGATCCCAACTAAGAAAAGCGACGTATTCACCACGGTACATGATAATCAGGACACGGTACAGATCGTTGTGTATCAAGGTGAGCGTCAGATTGCTCAACACAACAAACTCCTGGGGCAATTCCAGCTTACCGGCATTCGCCCGGCTCGTCGCGGCACTCCACAGATCGAAGTGACGTTCGATATCGACGCCAACGGCATGGTTCATGTCTCGGCAAAGGATCGCCAAACCGGCAACGAACAGCGCATTGAAATCACCGCCAATGGTGGTTTGACCGAAGATGATATACAGGCGATGATTCGGGACGCCGAAATTCATGCCGAAGAAGACGCGGAACGTAAAAAGGTCATTGAAGGCAAGAACATGCTTGATGGCGTGATTGCGGCGGCTGAGAATGCCGTTGAAGAGCATGGGTCGTATGTCGATGGCGCTGCGCTGGAAAGCGTCCGTTCAGCCCTGGAAAACGCCCGTGCGTTGATGGAGAACCCCAACGCCACCTCTCAGAGCATTGCGGATGCCACCCAGCAGCTTTCCGACGTAATAACCACCCTGGCAAAAACGGCGCAAGCGACCCAGGAAGTCCAGACGGGGATTATTGACGGCGAAATCGTTGGATGATGTATAGTATCTGGGGAGAATAACAGTTCTCCCCAGATACTCTCCTAATTTCGCTTTCGTGAAAATTCGAAATAGGCGTCGTAATTTTCGCAGTACGCAGGTTTGTCGTATTTTACGGTCCATCCGGCTTTCCGGAACACGTCTTCCACATCCAACCAATGGTTATCGAACAACTGGTCCTCGGTAATTTGGGTAGCAGCCACAATTCGCGCTACCACGTCTTTCTGTTTTATCACAGCGCGACCAGATGACAGCTTTTCAACGATCATATCGTTGAAAGCCTTAATCACTTCATCTGGGATTGAGTGGTTTTTAAGTTTCTTCGCCTCGTCAGGCGTAATCGGTGCTACTGGCATTTTTACCTCGGCCAAAACTACCGGGTGATAATACCAAAGCACGCCGAATCATCAAAAAAGAAAAGGGCGGGATTTCTCCCGCCCTATCTTGGCTTATTCAGCCGTTTCCGGTTCTGCACCATCGAAAAGGACATCCACGCGGTTCACCACTTTACGGAATGGCGGCATTTCAATCTCTGCGATTTCACGCCGTTCAACCGGGGCAGTGGGTCGTCGTCCCTCGGGGATGCGAGCAAGAACCTCAGGGGTGAGTTCCTTGATCACGGTTCTCCGCTGAACAAACGTTCCGCGTTTAAATGCAGCCGGGTAGTCATTGAAGTTGATGCCAGCCTTAGCCCACATCATTTCCTGCATTTCTTTACCCGACTTACCGTCAAGCTCCTTGTGGGAGAAAACCGACCGAGCCGCCATCGAAACAGCGTTTTTGGTCGCGTCTACTTCTCGCCACAGAAAAGCGTTGGCGGCTTCATTCTTCGTAGGAAGCTGGAAGATGCGACAGTCAAAAACCGGTCGCGCCTTCATCACCTTCTCTGGCCAAACTTTCATGGCTTCCATCATGAATGCCGACGTTGCCATCGCCGCCAAGATGGAGGTCATCTTGAAAATTTTTCCATCGAAGAAAACCTGCGAATCGTAGCTGTCACTGTACCAGAGAAGACTTATCTCATCCGATTGAGTGTAGCCGACGCGCGCATTGGTCGCCTCGACAAGGTACTTTACAGTCTCGATCATGCACCGAGACATGTTCACGTCATAGGGACGCTCCATGCCTTTGGTGAACTTCGAGAAGCACTTTCCGTCAATACGAGCGTAGATCGGGAGCAACGGAATAAACCGACGCCCAGTCTCCTGGCGTTCCAGCATTTTCATGCGGTCGCCAAAATTATCCATGCTCTTTTTTTCCACTTTCGCCATGCTGTCCTCCATACGGCGGGTTAAGCATAGCTCAGCGGTAGAGTTTTAGGTCTGACCCCACGATTTCTTTTGGAAGGAAATCGCTGGTCCACTCGCCACCAGTTCTCCTTTCGGAAAACAAGTGCATCATAACGTTTGGTACATACAATGTCAAATACTAAAAAGCCCGCCAATCGCTTGGCGGGCTTTTTCCATTTAATCGTTTGCGGCGTTAAGGAACGGGAATTTCTTACCGTTAAGCCCGGCGCAGCATGTATTAGAAGATTAAAACCCGCCATTGGCGGGTTTTAATTTACTCGATGTGTTCGATAGCTTTACCGGGTTCGACTGTTCGCCAATCCGGCCATTTCCGTTCTTCGTTCTTCGTCAGTTTTGCATCAAGTGCTGTTGCAATTTCTTCCGGGGAAAATCCCCGGCGCCATGCACCATCACACGCCAGAAGAATAACGTCGATCCATTCAGTAAGATCGTGGGGGTCTTTTTCAATCTCTACAATCTCTTTTCGAAGATGATCAATGACCCCATCCGTTTTTTCCCCAGGACCGAACGTGCGCTCGGAGAACGCTTTTTGACGGTATAGGTGTGCAACTAGATCGAACTGCATTAGCGGCTAAACCCCGGACCAGTCACCCCACCAACCCCACCCGGCGTAATCGGCGGAATGGTAGATGCGACCTGAATGCTGGAAGTCAATTGGCGATACTGCGCAGCAGCATCCGACCGTGCCTTGTCCACCGTGATGATGGCGGTCTTGCTCAACGGCAGTTTGGCATCTTCGTTTACACCGAGCATGAATGGAGCCATTGCAACCATACCCTGCCCACCATGACTACCGGCGAGAACCAGGGTCAGCGGCTTGGTAATGGTCAAATGGGTAGCACTGTCCTCAACGAAACGTGCAATCACTTCTTCACCAGACAGAAGCTTGAGAGCGACAATCTCTTCCTTCGCGAATGTCGGCGTTTTGTTCTTTTCAACTAACATTATTCACCTTTTCAAAATGAGCCGGGGTGTAATCATAGGCATCCGCCCCGAAAATCGATCCTAAACAAATAGCTTGCATCATCTGGTTATAGTAAATCTCCCAGAGGTCGATACCAAAATCACCTCCGAGTTTACCAGTGGGCTGGATGAAGTCGATTCCGTTACCTTCACCGGTTGCTGCGTTATAGGCAGCTTGAAGGGCAGCATCAATGTAGGTTGTAATCACCGACTTATGAGAATTACTCAATTGCGATGATTGAGCTACGAGAGCCAATATTTCTTCTGCGGTGTAAGTTTTATTATCACCTGTCATACAATACCTCATACCAGTTCGAGACGTTGATTAAAAATCATCAACCGATAATCATACCCAAGGGTGCGGGTCGCATTTTCTTTGGCTTGATTTCTTTCAAGGTGTAGGAAGTATGTATAATCGCTTTTTACCTCGACAATCAATTTCTTTTCTGGAAGGTAAAAATCTGGATAATAACGACGTATCTTCCCGTCATGCTCATACCAAATTTCCGGCATATCACCACGTCGATAAAGTATATTTTCTTCGGTTAACCCTTCATCCAACAATATCTGATACGCATATGGCTCATAACCCTGTAGACGGAGCAATTTTCCAGAGGGTGTTATATAGTCACGATGTCGGAATGCAGCGTGTAATACTTTTTCCGCGATATCAGGGTCATGCATATAATGATCCACACCATAGCGTTCACGGCATGTCTGCTGGAATTTAGCTCGCACGTCAGGTGATTGGGCGGGGTATTCAACACCGAAATGTTCATGTGAGGTTGACCGCGCTTTCGCCCGCATTTCTTCTGACTGCATGGTGTATTCAACGCCATACCGTTCCATGTGAGTCTTTCTATACTTTTCTTGAACATCTGGATGAGACGTTGCACTTTCAAACCCATATTTCTCAAGACATGTTGCTCGCATCTTTGCTTGAACATCAGGAAGTCCAGTGACGTATTCAGTGCCAAATTTTTCTAAACATGTCTGACGCATCCGCGACTGTACATCCCCCAAATGGGTTGCACGGGTTGCCCCGTACCGTTCGAGGTGCGTTTGATCGCAACGAGTCTTCCCCATTTCAGTCTGCATAATATTATCTGCACCATAGCGATCACGTTGTGTCTGTCGCGACTTCGCAAGAAAAACCTCGGATTGCATATTATGCTCAACCCCATGCCGTTCAACCATGATGGCTGACCGGCGTTCTTGGAAACCGTCTGCTTGAAATGGGTTCTCAACACCATATTTCTGAATATTGGTTTGTTTTGTTTTTTCTCGTACATCAGCGCGTTGTTGGTGGGTTTCTACCCCATACTTTGCAAGGTTGTTTTTTCGTTTCTTCTCTATTGTTCCGGGGCAACTTGCGTGAGCATTACAACAGCACCATTTCAGTTGTTTTGTGATTTGCCAATGCGCAGGTTGCCCACATCCGTATTCACAAATACGAGTGGCGGTTTCGTGATAGATTGGTTTCTGAGTGTTATATTTTGCCATTCGTCACCTATGTAAATACCCCTGTGAGAAATCACAGGGGTATTTATCATTCGTGGGTGTCCATTTGATTTATGCTACATCGGTTGATGAAGCTTTTTCTTCGTTGAAGTCGATAGGACAACCACCGGCTGAAGAGCAATCAATGTGTTCGAAACCAATGTCTTCGGACATTGCCTGCTGGATGGCATTGGCAAACTTTTCGAACTCGGTCTTCGTTACGGCTTCCTCTGGGGTATATTCGAACGCCGCCATGTTGATCTGAGGCATGACCGAGCAGCAGCGAACCTTGCTCTGATGTTCACGGAGCGAATCCGCAAACGACTTGTAGTCCACCAGTTCAGGCTTGTACTTGAGAGTGTAGCTGATCTGGTTGCCGTAGTTGTCCGACGCAGGAACACCCTGCTCGTCCGTACCATGTATCCAGAACTTCTCACCTAGCATCAGCCAGGAATACTGTTCATCCGGAGTCGCCTCACCAGCCATAACCAACTTCTCACCCATACCGAGCGAAGCAATGGTCGGTTCAGTCGGGAAGCCAACAATAACGGTACCCTCGTACTGCTTGAGCGCACGGGTCGGATAACCGTTCTTCTTGTACTGCTCCACCAACGGATCATCGTTGCGGAACTGCACCCAACGCATGTACCACGCCAGAGCGGGCAAGTGCCAACCCTCGGTCAGCCCAAACAACTTGGACGTGGTGCCAGCGGGCTTAATCGTGGTCATGGTGTGCGGCACCTTGACACCCAGCACACCGGCATAACGGATCGCCTCTTCCTTGACGGAACGATTGAAGCGAGCCATCGTCAGCCAGAACGCCAGCGGCTTGGCAGCCTCAATCTTCGCCTGCGGCCAACCATCGACATATTCGATATCGGCAGCCGTAGCGACGACCTTGCCGCCTTCGACCACGTTACCGGACACCGGATCGACCTTGATCACGTCGCGGAAACCCAGACCGAAGAACTTGAAGGCGAATTCGTGGACACCGGTCATGCCGACGCCGATACGGTTGGTGCGCTCGACTTCCTTCTTGTACAGGGAGTCCATGGTGTTGACGCGCATTAGCGCACGCACCGCGACACGGAATGCCTCATCAGCCTCGTCCAGGGTCTCGGCATGGAAGGGAACCACGTCCGCAATCACACAGTAACCGCCCAGGATGTTCAGGGCAATCTCACCGCAAGGATTGGTGATGGTGTGGTACTTCTTTGACTTCGCCTTCTTGGCAAGACGACCCAAGTAGATTTGGGTGTCGTCGTTGACCTTGTACTTGGCAGACTCAACAAAGTCACCACGGTTAAGGTCTGCCCATCCGTCATCCTTCTGCACCAGTTTGTGGGCATTGATGATGCCCGGCTCACCAGTACCATCACCATACGCAGCCTGTGACAGCAGCTTCCACACCTTACGGGCATGCTGTGCATCAGCAGTCATGTACTCTTCGGTGCCACGTTTCAGTTCCAGCAGCTTCCAGAACTCATCGTCAACCATGACAGAGTTGTTGGACGACCACAAAAAGCCCATAGGCGCAATCTTCGCCTGCTCACGGTAGGCAATCACATCCTCGAACGACTTACCGCTATACTCAATCGGGCGCTTGATCAGGATAAATTCAGCGATGGTAGGATCGCGCCACCATTTAGTCGCCATACGAGCCGCACGGCGGGCACCACCGACCAGAACACATTCCGCAAAATAGTGGTCGATGTACATGGCTTGCAGCCACTTGGACAGACCGGCACCACGCAGCGACGCTGCCTTCAGGAAGGCATTCATCAGTGGTACAGGACCGGACGCCGGGCGGTTCTGCATACCTCCAATCGGGGCACCCTTCGGGCGGACTTCGGAGAAATCGAGAATCAGCAGCTTATCTTTATGAATTTTCTCAAACGCGGCATTTTCCCAGAGTTCCAGTGCCTTTGCCCAACCCTCACGGCTGTCTGGCACTTTGAACCACATCACGTCGCGACCAGTACCGTACTTGTGCTTGGCGTCGCGGACGCTTTCGTGTGCCGACCAGTCAAAATCCGGATGAGTGTGATCAATAACACAACGAATAGCAGGCGCATTATCCCAGTCAACCAGCATCATGTCGTCATCGTAGCAACGACCGACACCACTGCCGTTCAACAGCAGATAGAATTCGACAAAGCTCGATGCGCTGGTGGCGCAGTTGGTGAACACTTCCATATTACGGAAGGGCTGGTTCTCATCACCATGCTGAAGGTGACGACCAGACATCAGCAAACTAGCATTGGCAATGTGCTTCCGAAGAAGCGAATATTCAGCCTGCTGTTCATCCTTTGTTCGCGCCAAAAGTGAATTACCGAGAGCAACACGGCTGGCAACATCGCCCCAATTTTCAAGGGTACCATCTTCTTTCTTGCGTAGGATAGTGCGCTCGGCAACTGCCTGACCCATCCCAGGGTGCAATTCCCGATATTCATTCTTGATAACTCTAAGTTCCGCCATCTCACATACTCTCCATTCTCGTACTTAACCTCACCGACGCAATGCCTCAACAATCCAAAACGGTATTGGAACCAATTGCATAGTTGGTGAATATTCAGATTTGACCAGTTGGCTGGGTGGTTTATTTAGATATACGTCTTTGCCATAATGTAGGTGGTTTTTATACACCCATCTAAAACAAAGGAGCAATTTATTTCCGGTTTGTTCTCACATAGATTCCATCCACGAAAGTATAGGTTTCCATGCGATCCACTTTGTTCCCAAGGGTATTGACGGCAACAATACCACCCAGGGCATAGTTCAGAACCCATTGATTATCAGCGACAACCACGATGAAAATTCCCTGTTCTTCGTCTTTGATCAACTCTAGCTGCAAACGACCATCCCACCGTTGATCGGTGACATACAATAGGGTGTGATACATACAGATCGCGACCCCGGTCGCACACAACTGCCCTTCATGTATCAGTTGCCATGGTTCAGGCCAATTTTTTGGTTGATCCCAATCCACATAGAATTGGACAAGTGGAATATCTGACCAATATTTTGCGACCAACGTCAATTGCTGGTCATCGGACAAATTAGACGTAAGTGTATCCCGAAAACGTTTCCATTCACGAAAGCGTTTAGATGGGGGAATATTAAGGATGGTCATGAATTAATCCGTTTTCCATTTGCGAACAAAAATATACAGACGTGCATCGTTCCCTGCACTCATCGTGTACTGCATCTGAAGCTTGGAAGTCGCAGAATCCTTGACAAAAGAGAACACCACTCCGATGTTTGCCATTTCTTGGTAATCATCATCGGTTGCGATGGTCGTATCTGTCGCAATACACCGTAACATCCCAACGCGCAAAAACGAATCACGTTTCAAACTGTATTCGACAATCAACGTATTTGTTTCGTTGAGATCGAAAAATGCCTCTTCTCCATTTGCGAAGGAAATTTGCTGTGGTTGGGCGGTTGGGGTGAGGACAATGGCATCTACGTTCATGGGGTCCATCATGATCCCACCCATGCTAATACCATCAGAATATTGCGCCCATGTATTGGTAATAACGGTATTTTTTCCGTTTTCATTACCAATACGATACAACACACCATCTTTATTGACACATGGTATCACATCGTAGTGGATATCCTGACGACCAAACGAATCACCAATGGCGAAGTTATCAGTCGCTCCTTCACGATTCGGGGCGGGATCGCTGTAGAAAAATATCGCTTCGTACTCGAAGTCACATGGGGTCACTGCCCCGCCGGGGATCGTACAGACATTTGTCAACGCAATCCCGGTACGCTCGTAATGGTTCGATAAGGAACCATTGTTGGTTCCTGGGGTGAAAACTGCAAATCCATATCGGCGAATCATATCGAAATGGGACGTTTCTACATGAACGCCACGCGGACCCCACAGATATTCCACCGAACTAGGGTTGGCAACCGGCGACCCAACGTCCCCCAAATCCTCACCGACATTCACGCCATCAAATAGGTCAGTGAACATCGAATTCATCACGGTGACTTGCACTACGTCATCTTTGGCGTAAAGACCATAGCCACGTTTTGAGAAACGACAGTCGGAGAACGTAATTTTCTTGGTCTTCATGGCGTGATCAACGTCCGATCCGGACGGACCCGATACGTAGACGGCCCGGGAAAGAGTCGAGGTGGCACCGATTACCGGAGTTTGACTACAATCGTATTCATAACCAACAAAATCACAATCAATAAAACTAACGTTTTGGGCATTTGCCACGCGAACTACATCTCCTTGTGTAGTATTCATAAACGTAATTCCCGTTACAAGGATGTCTTCAACCGGGAACCCAAGTTGTAAAATATCACCACCCGCCCATTGTGCATTAGGAACGGGTGGAAATTCAAAACGATCAAATAGACCAACGTCGTCGGGATAATCGGCAAATGTTTGGGAAGCATTTTCACGCTGGAACGTAGCCGTACCAGCTACGTAGTCTTGCCCGGCTACCGCAGGTACTCCCATTTTGATAATGGTACGTCCACTCCCATCCCCGATCAAGATAGTCTTGCGAAGAAACGGTAGTGGACGATTAATTACATAAATTCCAGCCGGGACATACAGCGCCCGCCATGGTCCTACTGAACCATCATACAAACTGAATGGCTCACGCAGGAACATTTCGTACATTGCTCTGCGCAAATTTAGGGTTTCTTCATCAACCGCCAACGGATTTTCGTTGCCATCGCCGCGCACCCCAAATGCTTTTACTGAAACACGTTCATCAAGGCGTTCTTGAAGACGACGAAGAGCTTGCCACCCAGCGTTCACACGCGGTACCAAAGAACCCGTTAACGGGTCTTTTTCCCGCCATAGGTACTGATATCGCATCAAATCAAGATGAGGACTGAATTCAGTGAAAACTTCGGTATTGCCTTCTTGAGTGGCACCCTCCGCAATTTCACCGTTGCCAATGAACAAGCGGCGTTTGTCCAACGCCCACGCAATCTCGCCAGAAGCCAGATTCAGTCCTTTAAAATCACGGAAAAGACCTCTCCGGTGCTGAATTCGTGAAATGGTCGTGATTGCCATGGTGCCGCCCTCAACTCGCTAAGACTTCAATGTATTTAGCGATTTATCAGGCAGCTTTGTCACTATGGAACGTACCAAAGCGATGCAACCACTTATCCATATACTTATTGAAAGTTCGACCGGTAACCATAAATTCTTTAAATTTTAAATCGCGGTCAACCATCAATATTACAACAGTGCTAATATCTGTCCCAAATAGCTCATTATGAGCTAAGGAGTAGGCGCTTCCCTGTAGGAAGTAGTCTTCGATATCTTCCTCTTTCTTGATTTTCTTAGCCGATTTATAGTCGATGATAGCGGGTTTACCACGGTATACCCCGATCAAGTCGGCAGTACCGGCATATAACGAAGGGAAATACAGCCCTTCTTCCATGCCCCATACCTCGTTGAGGTGTTTAAGCCCGCATTCAATGATCACATCCGACATATCACGAGCCATTTTACGAATGACATTACTACCAGTCGGGCGTTCAATACTCATGATAAAATTTTCAAGGTGGGTATGCATTAAGCTCCCCAACCGGGTCGCCTCAGTACGAATTCGTTCTGCTTCAACTTCACCAACACGCTTCTTCCACATTTCGAGGAAGGTTTTGTCGCCCGTGGCGCTAAGAATGGTGGTTACCGATGTGAGGTTGCCGGTAGGTGTCGCATAGTATCGCTTACCAGAAACGCTGTCAGTCACGCGCTGCATATAGTCAGTGGCGATCTCACCGGTCGGATAAAGCCATGCATGCTTACCGTCTTGATGTGTCTTGGTAACTTTAGTGCCATCACGATCTGCAAAGTAAATTGCGCCAGTTTCTTCGTCTTGTTTTTCTTCGATTACCGAGCAGTATTGGAATTGTTTATTATAAGGGGGTGGGGTAAACATGTTCACCTTTTGTTCCAAATGAAGTGAGGGGAAAACCCACACGCAACGGATTTTCACCCTCACCGGATGCCTAAGTCAATTTATTCTGCTGCCGCTGCCGGTTCGTAATGCACCACTTGTTCGGCAATATTGATGATACGGTCAATGTTGTCTTTCAACTCGGAAAGACCCGGATCGCGTTTTTGGGGACGGAGGACGCTCGTTAAAGAATTCGGATCAATAACACGACTGGTTGAAATCATATAAAACATATCATCCAACATCATACGTGCATCATGATGCAATTCCTTGTTTATGATAGTCGAGAACAGACCATTTTTCATAGCCGACTTGCCAATTTGGCGCTGGTAGTCGTACAACCGGAATACCTTATCTGCAAACATTTCGTTCTCCTTGAGGTCTACAATTGTTCTCTTAGGCGACCGATCTCATCGAGAAGATCGCGCCTAATTTCGCGCAATCCTTTCGTCCCCACCTCCTTTCCAAAACGTTTAAGAATTTCGTAGGACTCGGCTGAAATCCGATATTCGGTTTGAGCCAACACTAATTGCTCCGTGATGGTATCTATCACAGAGTAATAAGCACGTATTGCCGCAAAAACCTTACGTTGTGCGTCGGTCTGTGGGGCATAACTTTCAATAAAAACCTCTATTTCAGGTTTTTCTTTTTGGAGGTCTTTTAAGAAGTCAAAACTGGACATCACAAACCCCCTCCGGGGTAGGGTTACAGCAGCCCGGCGAGGTGCCGCATACGATGGATACTCTCGTTCATACCATTTTGACCCGGCTTTGTGGGTTTGGTGGGCTTGTTTGGCGTATTCCCCACCGTATCACCCTCATCATCACCATCGGATGCAACAATATTATCCACATCAACCGTTTCGGTATGCCCGGTATCATCGCGTACAACTGCTTTATTACCAGTTTTTGCAACAAATTCTTTCGCCACACCTGCTTCATCAGTATCCACTACCGTGTCACCACGTTTGAGTTGGGCTACTTTCATAGCAGCAGCGGCATTCTTTACTACGGATTGTACGGCATTTTCAGCAAGAACTTCCGAGAAATAACTTGTGAGTGGTTTAATTTGCTTACCGTACATAGTATCACCCTTAAAATGTGGTATCAGTATTTATCTATCTTTTGATTTATTGTCCAAAACCACGTTTGAAAATACGTTTAGATGTCTTTATGGGGTTAAACCCTTCATCCATCTCTAATCGCTGCTTACGATCACTTTCGATAGTCGCATCTCCCATGTCATACACACATCGAAACAATTTCTTGAAAAATGGACGAACGTATTCTGGTTTTTCGGGTTCGGGTTCTGGTGGAATGTCACAGGTCATTTGGTCACCATGTAATGAGGACTTTATAAGCTGGTCCTGTTGATTTATAGACTATTTCATTGGTATTTACTTCATACCCGCGATCCCGCATAGCGGCTTTAAATTCCGCCATGGTGTTTGGCGAACCACGCGGTACATCCATATCAATGAATGCGTACCGTTGTCCAACCGCTTTCATCCGTTCAATCTCTGCATCCGCAATCTGCGCATACAGGACACCAGGGATATCGGTTACAATGGTGCTAGAAGGCGCTGCTGACGCCGTGGAAGCCCCACAGGTATTCATGGCTATCGCATTGCTCATAGACCCGTACACAGCTTCCACCGAGTTTGCAGGCAGTGTGGCTGTCATGGTTGGGAACATCGGCAAATCAGCCTGCGTAACGCCCTGTTGACCAACATGCATCACCTGGGTCACACCCGGCGCATGCGTCACCATGGCGGTGTCCACTTTACCTTTGACAAACTCGCTCAGCACCGGCTTCTGTTCGGTGAGCATCTGGTGCTTCACACCCGCTTTTGGGGCGTTCTTAAGCCACGGCTGGGTATGATACTCATTGCGCCCTTTAGCAGCCGTAATCTCCCCTACCATGTCCTGATAGAATTGCGCTTGTGCTTTCTCTTGGGCACGTCGAACCGCCGCCATAGGGTCCGCAAGGTCTTCCAATTCGCGATCAGAGAGTTCGCGACCGGTGTTTCCGTCGATGTTAATTACTTTATGCCCGGCAACCATTTTGCCTTGGGTCGGGTCGAAAATGGGATTTTCCCAGTCATCAACAACTTTTTTAGTCGGCTGAATGCCTGCCGGTTTACCCCGGTCACTCAACCGGCGTGCCTGATGGGTCATTTACCTCACCACTGAATATGCCAGTAAAAAGTCTGTGGATTGCTCGGGCTTTGTTTACGAACAATAGAGTATCCGAGGTCACGAAAATACTTCTCCACATCATTCATGTGCATTTCAAGAGCGCGATCTTCCATTTGTTCGCGCCAGACCTTCCAATAACGAACAGGAAGACAATCCCCCTGTCCGCCCATGGTCATCGGGGAATTGCTTACGAAACATTCAAGTTTACCATCATCAATGGCATACATGACTTCAATTTCGACATGCCGGATTTCAGCCAGGATCGGAAGAATGGTCTTCGGAGCCAGGGTACGAGCCTGGGATGCTGATGGGAACATTTTACTTGTCCTTTACGCTCTGCTTAGCCTGCTGAGTTGCTTTGGACGATACCTTTTCTTTTGTCTGGTCTTGCTTTTCCTCACCAGCCTTAGCTTTATCATCCATACCTTCCTCTTCGGCGTCGTCTTCGTCATCCCCATCATCACCAGCGAAATCATCGCTATTCGGGGTGAAGCTGTCATCAATAACAATGAAGTCTTTGTCCTCATCAAAGTCACTAATCAATCCAGCTTCCTTCTGCCGATCAAGAAATTCCTTCAACCAGTCTTCATCAATATCGAAACCTTGTTCCTGGGCGCTCCGTAGGAATTCAGTAAAACCAATTTTTTCAGTTCCGGGTCTAGCCTTGAACGTATCAATCAGTGTTACCAAATCCCATTCCGGATCGTTGTCAAGGAAGTTCTCGTTGAGGATTTCCGCGATGCGCATTACTTGCCCGCCTTCTTGACCTTCTTCGCTTCCTTAATGGTAGCCTTGTTGCCGATGAAAGCAGCCATGTCCTGTTCAAACTGCTTCTTGATACCCTGATAGGTTTCATCAAGCTGTGCCAATTTGTCGTCGGCGAAGTCATCCAAACGACCATGCGCATCTGCATGTTCCTTGACGACGTTATGAACTTTCTTAAGAATAGTCAGCACGGAAGTCTTTGCTTCACCAGACACTTTCTGGATATTCTCGACCAGGGCATCGAAATTCTTCAGACCGTTGTTTTCGTACCACTTACCAAAACCGTCAGCGGCAACCACATCATGCATGCGGCTGATCACCCACACTGCCTGCTCTTTGTCGTTCAAATCAAGGGATTGACCTTCGGTAAGAGTGCGTTGCATATCAAGGACACGACCGACAAAAGCGGTGTAGCTTTCGAATACGGGGTTGCGCTTGTTCTCAACCATCTTAGCGATCCAACCGGCAACCACCTTCGGCTTTTCTGCGGTCTGCTCAGCAACCTTGGCAACGAACGCATTGTAGCGTTCCTTGTCAGCAAAGTTCTTCTTCGACTCTTCGAAATATTCCAACATTGTCGAACGGAAATCAGCTTCAGTCAGCCCCGCTGCCTGAATGGCTTCTGATAGTTGGAACGGCATCTTCAGACCGTTTAAGGCAACAACACGCAGAAGACGTTCCTTATTCTCGATAATATACTTATCGAGAGTTTCTTCCATCTTACCAACGCTGATCAGTACATCATCCTTCACGGTTTCGCGAAGCTTCGTGTAGCTGGCAAGAACAGCCTTCCGAGCTTCGGTCAGGTTGTTCTTGCGGCGCTTCACACGGTATTCGAGGTCTTCACACACGGTGACAACCTCCGGAGGAAGGGTCAGATCAACCGCTTCACCGAACTTTTTTTTTACGTCGAGCGGAGCCTTTTTCGGCAGAACACTTTCCTTTTTGGCACGCCCAACCGGCTCGGATTCTGGACCAGATGCCGCATCTGCACCACTGAACTCATCACCCAAGTCTTCCAATCCTTCGGTCGAGTCACCAGTGTCACCCAGGTCCAAATCATCACCTTCACCACCAGTGTCACCAGTGTCACCCAGGTCCAAATCATCACCTTCACCACCAGTATCAGCATCACCAGTGTCACCAAGGTTCAGATCATCACCACCCATATCGCCCATGTCAGCAGCCATATCGTTACCTAGCTCATCAACACCTTGACCATTCAAAGTCAAAATTTGATTATCAATACCTTCCTTAGCAGCCGATAGCGCATCAATCGCAGTCTGAAGTTTTTCTTTTACCCCGCCATCAAAACTCTTTGCCATATTGGGGTCGAACACACTAGTGATACGATCTTTCAGGTCCATCAAATCCTGAACCTGCATTTCTGCTAATTTAGCAAGCATTTTCTGAATTTGTTGAGTAAGATCACGAGCGGCGAGAATAACTTCTGCTTGCTCAAGGTCATTTTCCAACAGTACACTCAACTTAGTGACGGTGCTTTCCGTGACCTTCTTCACTGGAATCTTAGAAGACGCCAATTTATTTGCACGCTCTTGAAGAGCTTTTAACTTCTTCTCAAGCAAAGCCTTCTTTTCGAGCAATGCCTTATTATTCTTCACGGGCTTCATATGGGACTCCTCAACTGGCATCTTTGTGGTGGCGATAGCTACTGATTCGCGAACATCTTGACGACGACGCGGCTTACGTTTTGGCGCAATTTCACGCAAGAAAATACGAATAGCTTCCATAATAAGAATATTTTGCGTGTACGTTGGATCACGATGATAGTTATTAAACTGTGCTTCATTAATAATGCGATTTTTCTCAGCAACAGCAGCGGAGTATGCCTCACGCAGATCACGCTCGGATGACCGGTCGAAATCAATCTCAACACCATGTAACATCTTCAGCGTATGTGTAATTTGCTTGAGTTTACGATTAGACATACTCGCCATCCTAATAACTATGTGTAGCGCACTGAACCTATTTATACTTTATCCACGCGCATGCAACTTCTTCAAAGCGTTGCGTGCAGCCACCGCTTCATCCTTGGCCCGATCATAACGTGCCTCGAACACATTAGCGGCATGCCCATCACCTTTCTGACGATGTTTTAGTGCATGACGCCGGAAATTGGCGGCATCTGCCCATTGCGTGGCGAACTTATCTTCAAGACGAAGAACTTCACGAACTTCCTGGCTGGTAATAGTTTTACCTTTGTTAAAATGACGAACCAGTAGGTCGGCAGCTTCAAAAAGCATCAAGTCTTCAGCAAGCACCGTGTTGGAACCAGCCTGGACGACACTGTAATACTTAATCTGTTTGGCAGACTGGCTTTCCGATAGACGGACACGAATTTCCCATGCGCCGACACGAACACCATTGTCCACTTCTTCCGTCATAATAGCGCGACGAACTTCCGGATTCGTGCGGCTCTCTTCCACCAACATTTCCGCAGTACCATCAGCAACCTGATGAAACCGTTCCAGAATGGACGCCATCTGACGCACATCTTCCTGCGAACAGAAAGTCGAACCCATCACCGGATCATAGCTTTCAGTAATTGGCTGCTGGCGGGGAGCCTGCTGTTGACCGTAATTTGCGTAATTACCCTGAACGTGCGCTGGAAGGTTTGCACTACCACCATTCATAATGTTCATGAGACGGCTCATTTCAAGTTTGTCCTTCTCAGTCGGGACAGCGGGTACGGGAAGATAGTAGTCGTGTGTCATGTGTGTCTCCTTGGTTCTAACCGTGTCGGTATTTATACTCGGCTTCGTTGCCAATGCTGAATATTTATAGAGGACAAATAAAAAAGTCGGACACTTTCGTATCCGACCTTTTTACCATGCATTGAATACTAATCTCGCCATACGTCATCTAACCCATTAAACCGGTAGGCAATCTCATCTTCTTCACGTAAACGCAACAACACGCCGCGCGATGTTAAACGGAAGGCAACTTCGCGTTCACGTTCGCTAAGATTGCTCTTGCGAATACTGCCTTCCTTCTCAATTTTCTCAATCAACTCATTTTCTTCGTTGTTGACCGATATCACCAAACCACCCCGAACCTCACGAATCTTCATTTCCTGAAGACGTTTTTGAGGTACAGGAACCACGGGTGCTTGGGCTGGCTGATTTTCCAGAATCCCAAGCAACTCAATGAAACTACGGATTTGCGACTTTTCTTCAAACCGAGACATTAGAACGTCACATCTGCCGGGGGCACAAACGGAGAAGTAGTCGGCGCCGCAGAAGGCATAGCAGTGGCAATTGCATTATCAATGTCCAAAAACCGCTTACCAGTTTCCTTGACTTTATTATGGAAATCTTCAGCGCGATCCACAAACATCTTGAATTCGCTGATTTTCATATCCATAACCAACCGCGAAATCCGATCAAGTGCCTCAACAGCTTCCTTGTATTCTTCACTAAAATCATCACCACCCATCGCTATTGCACCACCAACAGGTGTCGGAATTGGTGCGACCGTCGATGGAGCCGGAAGAGCCGGAAGAGCAGGTACCGCGTCTAAATCATCAACCGGTTCCATGTCATCAACTATATCAGCGGCGGGTTCGTCGTTCATAACAACCGGTGGCGGGTCGAGCGGATCATTCCCCATATCCAACATCGGCTCATCTGATTCATCTTCAGTGATCGGCAGACCCGCTAGTTGGCGCATACGAGATAAGGCAGCTACATTAGTCATGCCTAGCACACCCTCTGTTACTTTCGTCACTTCACGACGGTTAACCATCTGAAGCTTACCATTGACAACAACGCCGATTGTATTTGCAGGACCATTTGGTACCTGAACCACAGTACGGCGACCTTCGTAAATTACTTTTTCACCCTTGGTGAAAGAAACCGGTCGTTGAATTTTCATGTCTGCGCCCTCAATGCATTGGGTTTTACCAGAATATTTATTATTCTGGTTCTTTCGGCTTTCCAAAATTCTAGTCAACCGAGCCTCAAGCATTGGTTCAGCTTTAATAAACATACGCGATCCAACACTACGAAACGCAACGTTGTTCAACTTTAACCATTTCTCTAGACCAGAACGGCGAGAACTTTCCGAAATCGTCACTACGAAATTAAACCCTTGCTTCTTCAACGATTCAGCAGTCACCGTTGTTTGGTTTTCGCGTTTGTTACTTTCGGCTTTGGATATCAGCGTATCCACGGTTTCCTCATCATCATAATCAACAGCCAACTGAAGAGAGAGGTAGTCTTCCGCACCAAGATGCTTGGTCACGTTCTCAGAACGCTCCTTGAACTGATTGAACTTTGGGTGTTTCTCTTCCATTCCCGGCTTAACAGTAATGCCGTTCTGACGCATCAGCATGGATGCTAACCGAATTTCAAGTGGTTTCTTCTCATCCATTATTTTTTCCTCCACGCTGCGCGGGTAAACTGACTGGGTTTCCGGCGTTCTTCTTGATAACAAACCGGCGTTTGAACGAAGGGCGTTTAGTTTCGTCCTCTTCCTCTTCGGAAACACGGGTCAATTCACCATCACGGCGCACAAAACGAACTACATTCGTTTCATGAAGTGCAGCGCGACCAACCCAATCTTCGAACATTTCAGATAGTAGCATGCTAAAACTCACAAACTATTTCAGATATTTAGCATTTGTATCAGACGTTTATATACAACCAGTCTGGATCAACTCAATTATCTGATAAGTAACGAATCATTAAATCAGTAAGCCTATCGAGCTTAACATCAAGTTTTTCTTGACCATATCGAAGTTCATCGGCGCGTGCCGCTAAATTCTTATGATTTGCTTCGATGGTGGCAATCCGTTGTTCAATACCACTCATGTCACATTCTTCTTTGAGATCATCATAGGCTTTGACTACGTTTTTTTGGACATGCTCCATACGGGAAATGCGTTTTTCAAGCTCCATGTCAGCGCGTTTCCAATCCTCATTGGTTCGCGATTCTTGAAACATTTTCACAATCGCGAAAGCCAGCGCGAAAAGACCGCCTATTACAGTAATCGCCACTGGCCAATCCATATTGCACCGCCCTTAGTCGTAGTTACTATATATTTACGTCTCAGAAGTTATATAATAAACCCACAGAGACTAAACTATTGTTATTGTTTATGTTGTTACAAACAAAAAGAAAAGGCGGGATGTAATATACATCCCGCCTTTTTGTGGTCTAACGAAGATTAGAGAACTTCGTTACGAACAACGGCGACGTTGTTGCCGCTGGTGTCACCAACGGAGAAGGAGAAACCTTCGATACCGTCGAGAGCCAGAGCAAGGTCTTCACCATCTTCACCCCAAGCACGGGTATGCTCGATGGCGAACTTGAAGGTGTAGACCGAAACCGTTGCGCCAGTGCCAGCAGCCGGGAGGTCGGCAATCGGACCAGTCTCGCTGGTGACGGTTACATCGCTCAGAATGACCGGCTGGGCACGCAGGTTGATGGTCTCAACCAGCTTGTCCAGGCTGTGCTGGGAAGCGTTAGCCGGGTTGCCAGTAACGCGAATGTCCACAAGGGTGCGGACAGTGAAGAAGTCCATATTGCCGGTAAGCTTCTCACCAGCGAAAACGTGACCGTGAACCTTCTCTACCATGGTAATCTCCTAAATTTCAATTATGGGTTCGGGGTGATCCCTTCTGAAATTATTTAGCATCAATTTTTGAAGACTATTGGAAACCAGCTTTTCTGCGGTTTTTAACCCTTGGTCTTGTATTTATTCACTTACACATGAGGTGTAAGCTAAATAGAATTATGTGGCTTACATATCGATATCGCCTATACCCAACTACTACCCAGAAAGCAGCAATTCACCGTATTTGTGGAAGCCAGCGGTGGGTGTGGAACATGCTGCTCGGGTTGAACATCAAACGATACCGAGAACGGCGGGACGTATTGTCATATCCGCAGATGTGCGAAAAACTTCCCTTGCTCAAAACCCAATGCCCATGGCTTAAAGAAGTTCCATCACAAGCATTGCAGTATGTAGCGCGTGAACTCGACCGGGAAATTCAGTGGCACCTACGCAACACGCAGTCGTTTCCTACCTTTCGTAAGAAAAAGGAAGCGCACGGCAAGTTCACCGTTCCTCAATTTGTGAAGCCGGGCACCAAGACCATTACGATCCCGAAAGTCGGGGAAGTGCCATGGATTCGCCATAGCGACCATACACCAATCAACGGCGGGTCGGTTGTGTGGGATGGGGACCGGTACTTCATCGAGTTCCGGATAGAAATTACCCAGCGCCAACCCAAACGTGACATCCCAAAGACGCAGGCAATTGGTCTTGTTCTTGGATCGGAGCATTTCCTGACTGACTCGAACGGGGAGCAAATTACTATTCCCCCTACCGTCCCCAAAGCCACGGCACGCCTGGAACGACTTCAACGACAAATGAAGCGCAAGAAAAATGGGAACAATCAGATCAAATTAGGAAAAGTAATCCGATGCCAGGAAATGCATCTTGCAGATGCGCGTCGAGATTTCTTTCACAAAATCAGTCGCTATCTATTGATTCGCAACGACCTCATTTGTGTTGAAAACTCTCTGAGAACCAAAGAGGGTGATCTGTTCGTGGCGATTCTCAAGGGAAAAGCAGAACGGTACGGTAAAAAGGTCATCGTGATCGACCGTTTTCATCCGTCCCATCTAACCTGTCATGCCTGTGGACAAAAAGAAGTCACCATGACCGGGTGCGGTTCTTGCGGCACTACGTTCAGTCCATGGATCAATGGAGCCATAAACGCCCTGGAATGGGGCTACAAACAATACCGCCGGGGCGGCGGTAATCTACGCCTTTCAGATACGAGTGCGTAAGTCCAAGTAGTCGGAAGACCAATTGGCCGCATTCGGGGAAGGAAGCCGCAAGGCAGCCCACACCAGTGTACCTTGATATCTTACCGCCGAATAAGTACCGGCTTCGCAGGTTTCTTCTTTTTGCCTTTCTTAGGCGGGTAAATCGAAGCATTCGGGTCGCCTGCACCCAACGCGGTGGCAGCAGTCGCGACACAGCCCGCTGTGGTGCCGTTTTCGATGATGGTGTTACCCTGGTGTTGGAATGACGGCCCAACGAAGCCAGCGCGGGCGCTAACGCCCTTATTGGCGGTACCCGGCGGATCGTACTTAATGTGCTTCTCTGCCTTATCGAAACCAGCATCATCGGACTGGTAATTACCCTTTGTCCGTTTCTTCTTGGCTTCGTCAACCATGCTCTTATAGGCATCTCCAAGAGCCTCTTCGGGTTCATTACCCTCAACATCCCCACCCGCAGCCATGGTATCTCCCCACTTTTTAAAGGATACCGAAACGGCTTCTGGTTTAGATGGTTTTGTTGGCTGTGTGGCAATTGGGGTATCGAATACGTTCAGATCACCTTCAACGTCATCTTCCGTTGCAAACTCAAATTCGTTCGTATCGGTCTCATCTTCACGGTGATTAATTTCAAAATACATCACCGGCTCGTGACCAAATTTCTTAGTAAACATTCGGACGATATCAACCGCATCATAGTCCAACTCAGCAGCCACGCCCGCAACGATATCATTGATTAATGCAGAATACGGACCAAAAATTGCATTCTTGTCACGCAGATACTTGCTCATTTTAGACAGAACTCGATTAGCGATCTTGTCCTCGTCATCAGAGGCGTCCTTTTCAGGTGCTACCGTATCATGTCGCACATTATATTTACGCAGTACGTCATCGGTGTAAGACGGCTCGTGATTTGGTTCAGCGTTGTTTGGTACCGCCGTATCAGTACGGGGTGGAAGCGATGCATAAATGGACGGATCATCACTGACCGGGGCTTCCGCTCCATCGACTTCCGTTCCGTCAACATCAGCCGATTCGCCCATATGCATCAACTTACGCCCAAGTTTATACCCGAGATAAGTCGCACCCAATACCGCAGCACCTTTCAGAAGCTTATTACCAGACCCAGATGCCCCAGTGGTTCCGGTGTTGGTTTCGGGATTATTAACCCCTTTAAGCTCAAGTTTTTGTGCCTTTGCCAGTTGTTCCAAATACGGAAGAAGCTCACTTTTCTTGGCTCGGGTACGGAGAGCCAAAAGAAGCCGCGTCATTGTAAGCTGCTTTTCGGAATGATTTAGGTCTTCCCAATCTATAATCAAACGACGAATTGCGCGATAACCCGAATCCCGTATATTAAGAGCATTTTCCATTTTAAGCAAAAAACGTCGATCCATGTTAATATCAGTATCATTTTGCGCCACCATCCGAAGCCAGCGCACAATATCAACTTCACGAGCATCTACATCTTCAAGATGAGTGCGGCTGGCATCCGGTTTCTTGTACTTTCCCTCATTGCCATTTAACAATTGAAATAACAGCAAATAAAGATCGGTACCCATACGCCGAAGCTGCTTAAAATGTCCATACATAACGGTTGCCTTGGCGTATTTGGCTGCCACAGGCGCGAAATCAAACTCGCTCTTAAGAATTTTCAAGGAGAGAAGATAGAGGAAGATAAAATCCGTGACATCTTTGGCAGTATAATTACCAAATGCCTTTTCGTTACGGATCAAGGTAGACTCAAGCATACCGTCCACAACTTGATATTCGCCGTCTACGAAATTATTCAGAAAGGTCTTCTCGCTCATATCTACCTCGGTGTAACGCTGACCGAGGTATTTATCCAGATTGACACTAGACGCAAACGTGATATGATGTTTTAATTTGGAATGGTGATAACTAATGTTTAACCACACCACCGACCTGCGCACATGGGGCGCTAAGAAAGCGACGGATGAGCAGCGGTATGTTGCTCGGGAAAATGAGGCATTCCGGGTTGAAGCCCGCCGAAATAGATTACTTGGTGAATGGGTTGCCGCCAAAGTGGCGCCCTTCAAGAATTTGAGGATATGGCTCGCTTCCAAATCATGGTCGGGCAGCCCTAGATCACGCTGCGTTCCGACGAACAAAAAGCGCCTTACGCTCGCTTTCCTTCATGAAATTCCGTGAAACAATATTCGTCAGTATCGTGTTGACGGAAAACTGGGTCCATTCCATACCCTCGGGATGGCGAAGCACAGCGGTAGTTTGCCGATTAAGCAAATCGGAAAGTTCCAGGTAAGTAGAGACTTCGTTCTCAATGAGAAGGTTCCGCAAATGGTAGAGGAAATCGTTCGCCCAGCGAGCCGACAATCGAACCGGTGCTTTTACTTTGGACATTCACAATCCCCGCACATCTTGACTTTTCGCGTAATGTATTGTTTATCGCCAGGAAGACGATACTCAATTTTCACGTCCCGAAGATGGTTCTCGTGATACGTTCCACCGCAGGACCAGCATACCATCTGGTCACCCATATCGATTTCTTCAACACGCAACACCACACAGACCAAGTGTTTTCGATCACTCGGGTGATATGTGCGAAGAACGAAACGATCATCGATATGGGTAACGCCAAAGCCAGCCTTGGCGATTCCCTGACGAATGATTTCGAGGATTTCTTCCTCGCGTTGGTTCAGTGTGACTTCCATTACCACCACTCATACCCGGCATCATGAAGGAGCGGGCGAAACAACGGTTCATAGTCCGGATCACGCAGCACTTTGTGCATTTCAGAGCTATTGAAACGTTTCTTCGGACGATCCTTCAACTGACAATACCACCGAGGGGGCGACCAGCGCCCCTTCGTATTGTCATACAGAATTTCATGCTTGGGCAACGCCCACAGCTTACGAAGCCACTTCTCGTTTTTGCGACGCATCGTGCGCGACATGATACACTCCCATGTTAGTACATGAGAGTGTGTCGTAGACGCGATAATGCTTATTGAGGACGACCACGTTTCACCCCAGATTCTGCCGCATCCAGTACAACCCAATGATCAGGCTGGACGTATTCAGTTCGCCACGATCCAGCTTCAGGTAGGCTTCCTTGAGCGGCATCTTGATCACCTTGATGTCCTCGTGGTGATCCTGAAGCCCCCCATGGGTAGCCGCACCGCTGGAGTCGATGTCCGCGACGAAAATATGCAGCTTCTCGGTACAGGCACCGGGGCTGGGATACAGCGAGGTGGCGTGGAAGATGTGGTTGATCTTACAGCCGGGCGCCTCTTCCTCGACCTCACGACGCGCCACATCTTCGGGCGCCTCACCTTCCACATCCATGGACCCGGCGACAATTTCTTTTAGCCAAGGATCATCACCATTAACGGCGGCACCAACCCTGAACTGTTCGGTGATCACGATCTCGTCGGTAGCTCGGTCGTACAGCAAAATACCAACACTGTCACCACGATGAAATACACAACGACTAAAAGCCACGGTATCCGTCCCATCATACCGTTCATGTTGAATCGTGACAGTCTTAAACACAAATTTTCCAATTTGCGCCAACACCCGATCATCGACACACGAAAAACGCATTTCACACCTCGCTGACTTTCGCAGTGATGTATAGCATACAAAGATCGAAAATGCAAGAAGTCTGAAACTACAAGCACACCGGGATGCACCGTCGAATGTTGTGGTAACGGCTGTCTGGAATTTCTCGAAGGAAAACCGCCGTCTCGTGCTTAATTTTGTCAAAGTCAGTTTCCCAGATATAGACTAAATTGTACCCTCCGTTGATAATTTTTCGTTCCCGCTCAATGGTCTTTCGAAACAAATCCCCGTAAGAATGCTTGTTGGAGCGATTAATTTCGGTCGGATGATATATTTCCGGGTTACCATGCCAATAATCCCCATAAAACTCGTAGACCGTATTACTGTGTGGATCAAAACCATCCACACGAACCCACACCCCATCATCGAATTGAAGTTTATACTCGATGAATTCTTTCCCAACTTGATACAATGACAACCAGTCATTTTGTTTCTTTGTCATACTACAAGATGGACACCCCCGCCCCTGTAAATGTCCCAAAGGACGTTGTTCAAACAATCCATGTTGCGGGCAAATAATTTTCACTTTCGTCGTGGAATCCTCATATGAAACCAAGTTGTAATCATATTTGTTCCCATGCACCATACGTGATCTGGTAATAAAAATTTCAGTAGTAAGGAACATCGACTCATATACACACTTAGGACAGTTTGCTCCACCCAAATGTTCTTCGGGAGTTTGCTCGAACAACCCATGTTTATGACATATTATTTGTACTTTAGTCCTGTTGTTAGTGTAATCAACCATCGAGTAATTATATCGATCCTGATGTACTTTCGTGGCGGCTAAAACAAAATCTTTGGTTGTTCTCCGTTGATTATTAGCACATTTCGGACATCCATGTTTACTACTGATATGTTTATTTGGCATTTGAAAGAACTCTCCATGTTCCGCACAAATAATTCTAACTGGCGTTTTATTATTACAATACACCACATTAGAATAATCATATCGATTTCCATGCACAACCGTAGCTCGTTGTATAAAATCATCAGTGGTTAGGGTGTCCTTTCCGCTACATTTCATACACCCCTTGCCACAAAGATGGTTAGATGGTAATTGCTCAAAATCACCATGCTCATGGCAGGTAATTATTACTTTTACAGTTTGTTTAACGTATTTGGTATGAGAGTAGTCATATTTGTCGCCGTGAATAGCTTTGCATTCAGCGATAAAGTGTTCTGTTGTTTTTCTTGATGACATGTTTTACACCTGCTAAATAGACCCATGCGGGACAGCCCTCTCAACACCTGCGAGGGTTTTATCGAGGGGTAGGAGCCTCGATAATTACCGCTATCTCTATTTATCTTCAGGGTCTCGAATGATTAGCTGCCACAAAGTAAAGCCAGTTAGATATTTTGGCGTAGCTTGACAGGAGACTAAGTACAAGCTACTATGGCACTATTAGGCAAGGAGGATTTGCCATGTTCGGCTTTATCAGACAGATCATTCGCGACCTTCGCACCCCGGATACACCGGTAAACATCGAGAAGGCGCATCGCGAGTCCTACAATCGTGCCCGGATGGGTACCGACAATCTGACCGAAGCGCAATTGAGCCGTCCAGTTCCGCAAAAAAAGTCGGAGCCGAAAACAGTTCCGGCTCCGACTAACAATGATGACGACATCTGGGCAGTCGTTAACGCGGAAATCGACCGCCGACTTGCCGAGGATGCTAAGAAGTAGCGTGCGCCCGCGCAGCCTTGTAAACGGCGTTCGCAAAGTCCGGATTGTCCGCCATGGCGTCGTTCACGGCGTCTAGGAACTTCTTGCGCTTTGCAGGATCGTTTATAATGTCATCCAGCTTTTGGGTGGTACCCTGCTGTGTAGAACCCTGGTTACCCGCTTGCCCTGGCGAACCTTGACTCGGTGATTGCTGCGGTTGGGCTTGATTGGGCTGGTCTTCTGCTGCTTGCGCAGCTTCCCCAGTACGATCTTGCCAGTCGTGAATGATAGTCGTGAGCTTCTTAAGAAGCGTACCTTTATCTTCCAAGTAATAGCCACGACCCTTGGGGGACCAGAGGTTGGGTTCGCGCATCAATTTCTTCAAATCTGCGACAGCTTCTTGGTCTTTTTCAATCCCGCGATAGGCGGTCTTGATCCAGCTAGTTAGAGTTTCGCCCCACGCACCCGTCTTCTGGGGATTTTCGCCACGGCGCGAAATGTACTGGGACAAACTCTTGGCCACATCCATTTGTGTGCGTCGGTTCTGCTTCCACCCCGAGAATTTGCCTTTAACCCCTGCCCAGGCAGTGCCGATGCCTTCGTCGGTGATTTCCTCCGAGACAGCATCCTCTCCGATGATCCTTGGTTCATCGGCGGTCTGCTCAGCGGTTTCGCTCAACTGCTTAATAAAGCCAAATTCAGTGGTTTCCGTGATGGTGGCTTCGGCGGTATCCGACTGGGGAGCAGCCGTACCCTCCAATAGCGCAATCATTTTACGCATATCATCTGTATTGCTCATTTTTCCTCCTTGCGCTCTCGGAGTTGGCGCATTGTATTCTTAAATTTTTGGGGGCTACGGCTACGAATAGCCAAGAAAAGACGTTTTTCAATTTTTTCTACATCGTCCGTATCGAACGAATTCTCACAAAATTCCATAAGGCGGATAGCTGCTGCAATGACATGCTCCGCTTGAACTTCGACAAAAGACTCTGAATTTCGTTTCGGGACGAAATTTGTGATTTCATCGATCATTGACTTGATACGCTTATCCGTCATTTTGTATGTCCTTCAATCACGAAACCGTATTTTTGCTGAAGTGTGTCGATGATATCATTAATACAATGTGATGCCAGAATAGGTCCACTGCCCTGTTCTTCCGACAATACTTCATCCCGCGACCATTTATTGACCAATGCCACAAGATCGTTCACGAGATTGCCGTAGTTCACTGCATTAATGTGATCGGCACTTTCCGCCAATTGGGTGATGCCGTGGTTATCATACTCAGCAAGAGCAGTTCCGAGGGTTTGGATAAGACCGTAAACATCGATCTCTTCACCTGAAAATGCATCCAAACCCAGTATTTGCGCAATATTGTTCTCTTCCAACACTGAAAAATATGAGTGAAGTTGACGTGCAGTCTCAATAACCAAATTGGCATCATCCTGCTTAAATGCTTCACACAAAGTATCAATCGTCTGCGATGCATATACGGCATCAATCCCGCTCAATACCACCGACAAATCTTCAGCAGTTATTCGCTGGACATGACGATAGAGATGTTCCGTGATATTCACGATACGACGGTACAGGTCATCCTTACGCACAGTCCGTTTATCGGCGGTGCGAGGCACTGAGATACCAGTGCCCGTTTGAACCGTCTCTAGCAGGTATCGCATGTGCCGGATTTCATTATCACCCGGTTGATATGCCATTACGTCAGCCTCTCTAATACACTATTCGTTGGTATTTATCATTGATGCGAAATTATAAATACAGGGGAGCCGCGTCGCCCAGGAGTTGGACATATGACAAAGAAAATCGACAAGAAAGCAATTATGGAATTCGTTGAAGTTCTTGCGGAACTTCAAACCCCCATTTCCCCCGAAGACGCAACAACCATTCACGGCGGTGATGAAAAAACGGAAATTGGTGGTGGTGAAGAGAGCTATGATCTTCTAAGCCCAGACGATCCTCGTGTAATGAGCATTCAACGTGTTGCCAGATTGTTTGGTGATGATCCGGCAAGTCCCAGTGTATCAACAATACAAGTCGCATTACGACGCTTAATTGATCACGATCACCTTACACACGAATACCTTGAACTTCTGTCGAATATGTTCCGGATCACCGTAGAAGCTTTGATAATGGACCAAAGCCTCTACTCTCGTATGCGTTACATTCTGAACAAGAACTCCCCTGCTTAGTTGGTGATGCGCCGAAGAGTGTTGAGGATTCGACTCTTTTCGGCCATCGACTGTTCCCGATCAGTTGGGGTTTGGCTTGCTGCCTCTGCTGCACGTTGCTTATATTTATCGGCAATAGCCCGCGTTTCCTTAATCTTACTCATGATGTCTACATTTCCACCACCAGATTTACCCTTAGTATTGGGCATATGGATGGGTTCTTCGTCGTCATATTCCGGCTGGTCAACATCCGAAATAATCAGGGTATCATGGGCAAAGCCAAGGAAAACTTTCCGACCAACGCCGTTCGAAGAACGGGTTTTGATGAACTGAACGCGATATAACCCTTCATCTTCCATCTTCTTGTCACGGAACATTGTCAACACCACGTCGGCGGTGTTAATCTTGGAGATACCACCGGCAATGTGACTATGATCGTACTCGGGTTTGCCACCAGACTCGGTTGCCGCTTTTGTTGCCTCGCGCCCAAGCTGAGAAGCGGTCGCTAAATACAACCCCATTTCGGTCGCCATACCGCGCATTTCCTCGGACACAAACTTGTCCTTTGTGAAGGCGTTGCCGATATCAATACCTTTGGCGTTTGGATGCAGCAGATCAAGGTAATCAATCGCGATGGCATCTGGGGTAATACCCGTCTGAATGGTATATTCTTTCAAATAGGCACGGATGTCATTAATGGTCGAACCCTGTGGCATCTGCTTGATCTGAATGGCGCCTGCTTTTTTGGCGGCAACACCAACCTTGATCTCCACGTCGTCCATACGCCGGAACAAATCCTTTGTGGACATTCCAGCATCCATCGCATAGAGACGCAACGCAATTAGGTCTTCGGGAAGTTCCAGCGAAATGTAGATGACATTCAGACCAAGCCGTGCCCATGTGCGGGTAATATTCTGTAAGAACAGAGACTTGCCCATACCAGAGGAACCCGCAAAAATGTTCAGGGCGCCTTTATCAAAGCCGCCATACAGCAGATCGTCAATAACCTTCCAGCCAGTGGTGATTTTGGCATCCTTGGTGCGTATGCGCTCAAGACGACCCTTTGGGTCTTCCCAGTAATTGGCACCCATGTTTTTCTGAAGGGAAATCATCAGGGCATTCTTCACGGCGATTTCTACATCACCATACTTACCCTCATTCAAATAATCAGGAGCTTTGTAAATGGCATTTTCCAACGCACGATGGCGGCAGAAACTCTCATACATGTCAAGGAATGCATTTATGTGTTGTTCTTTACGCACGATGTCATCAGACAACCGATCCAGTTTAATCCCAGTTTCGGCTTTAATATGCTCAAATGATGGTAACGCACGATAGGAATCAGCGTATTCCTTAACGTACCGAACAACAGGCTTTAGTGATTGATCAAAATAATCAGCACTTAAGATATTCTGCGCACGGACATAAACTTCTTCATTAGACAGAAGAAATTTTAAAATTAGTTGTTGCTTGTCTTCATTATACATCCACGTTCACCTTTTGTTCTAGTTAGCGAGTACGAACCGCCTGTTTTTTACCCATCATAATAGCAAACCGATCTGCGGTGGCTGCATCAAGAATTGTTTTCAAGGTGTAAATTCGTCCATATTTGCGAACCGCATCAGCAACGTCTTTTACCCCGTAATCCCATACCGGAAAACTAGCGGAAAATTTATACTCCAATGCAAAATCCACAAGATTTACGTCGGCATGCTCGCGATCCCCAACCAAAATCACTTCTTTACCCGATTGCTTCAGCCAATGAGCTTGTGCCTTCGATAATTTCTTCCCAAGACTCGCAACGCCATCTATCGCAATTGCATCGAGTTCCCCTTCTACCACAATCACAAAACGGCGATCTCGACGCAATAAAACATCGTTATTGAAAAGAAAATCTGGTTGTACATACTTGATGTACTTCCGTCCCTTTCCATCTGCCTTAACTAATCTAGTAGTCCACCCAACAATGTCGCCCCGCCAGTAATACGGGACAATAAGACGATGGTTCAAGAACGAAACTGGGGTCTCACACGTCACTGATTTATACTTAGGGGACCAATAATAAGTCCATCCATTAAAAATATGCTCACCACGCCCAAAAAGGTATTCCATCGCAGCGATAAATTCTTTTGGGGGATGGGCAAGACCCGCCCAATACGAAATAGGCTTGGCCCCCTCAGGTAATGGGACAGACTTGAACTCAGGAAGACGAACGGATTGAATCAATTCTTCCCGTTTCATAGTTTCCCGGTCACGCGCAATTTGAAATTTTAATTTATCGATAGTGTCCGAAGGAACACCTAGCCGACCTAGCAGATAGCACATGTTCTTGGACAGGAATTCGCCGGGGCGCCAGCCTGTCTTGAAGCCACAGTTGAAGCAATTGTATACGATTGATCCATCCGGTTCCGGACGCACCCCGCCACGCTGCTTGGTATCAGGGCGCATTTCGCCGTGATCGATACAGCAGGGACAGTCGAAACTAGTCCACCCCGAGGGAGTGAATTTGCGCTTAAATGGAGCGTAGGAGAGGAATAGATCGTACAGAATCATGATGGGATGACTTTATGCCAGCCCCAGACCCAGAGTCAATTTAGTCCATATTCCAATATTGGCTAAGTCAAACCCGCATCAGAATTTTGGTCAAACGTCCTTCACCTTCAAGGCGTTGACCGCCTAACTGCTGGAATATTGTCCCATTCTGAATATCATCAGGTTCGACAACGAATCGAATCCACTTCATTTTGTCGCTGAAGTTAAACGACTCAATCCCGGTCGTATTGACGAACTGATAGTACGGATGTCCTGTTCCAAGGTCGAGATCGTACCATTCGGTATCCTCGTCGCTGGGCTGTTCCGCAATACTTCCCTGGACCCACAGCTTGCCATAGAACTTAGTCGTGTAAACCGCGATGGTGGTGATCCCACAGCTTGCCGGATATGCCCCGGCATACCAACGGGTGATGAATGGGTCACCAAACCCACCAAGCCCCTGTGGGGTCAAGTTAGTAGGGGTCATATCGATCACCAGGGCATCTTGAACACGCGGAACCGCATCGTTTCTTACTTCCAGATGTCGCGTGGCAGCTTGCTTCTGGTCAAAGTATAAAAATTCCTGAGAACCATCTTCATTTGTCATCACGACACTATAGCGATAATGTCGCGGCGTAATATCCCCTAAATCACGAGGATCAAAGTTCACAATCACTCGACCCTTATGAGGATCAATCACCTTCATGCGCTTTCGAAGTTGCACCTTACCGGTGGTACGGTCCATAAGGACCAAAACCAGTTTCTTACCGACCAAATTAATTGGCTTGCGGTCATTGTTGCGCACCACGAAGTCGATGCTCACCAATCCGCCTTTCTGAATGGAAAAATCTGTTTGCGTCATCGGTCGGTTCTCGTTCTTCACACCGTGACCGACCGAGGACAACTCTACAACGATTGGGAATTTGTACAGCTTGATCATCGGTCGTCGCTCGTTATTGGGTTCGACAATATTTATCCTCACCATATAAATTGACTAGGTTTGCCATACTCCATAGGATACCGGGGTTCCTCTCGGTAGCAACTCGTATGGGGCGAAAAAGGAACAATGTGCTAAGATCGAGAATAGGCACATACATGAAAGGCGGTACTTTTTAAAGTACCGCCTTCTTTTTGCAAAATTGTATTTTTATGCGTATAAATAACCAGACATAAGCTATTGTCAGCACTGTATAAATACCGCTGATTTTATCCACACATATCAAGAGGAACGTATTTATGGAAAACGTATTTTCCGAGCTAAGCAGTAATTTTCCGTTCCTCACAATTGGACGCTATATCGAAACCGACTACATCGGTATCGTCCAGAATTGTGATACGCAATTCATATCTATTTATTGCTATGATGCAATTCCAATGGAAATGCGTCCAAAATTTTTGGAATTCGGTGAGGAATGGTGGTGGGAAAGCAACCGTCAAATCCCGATCAATATGTATCTTGGCGACAAATTCAAAATTTTCCGCCCATATCTGAAGACATTTTCGAAGAAAAACTTTGAAATCAGCTATGGTCCAACCACATCACTGGGTGATGTGATTCAAAAGAGAATTAAGCGGCGCCAAATTCAACTGTTAATAAAGCCACGTTGAGCCACGTTGATGCATTGTCATTCCCCCCTGTGTGCCATAAGCTTCATCCCAAGAACTTGCCATTCCTTGAACACGGCAAACGCAGCCCGATAACATACCAACAGCAAATCATGTTCGAACCGATTAACATAGTTGTGGGGAATGAACACGCGCTCGTACTGATTATCAAAGTAGTATGACCGCAAAAATTGTCCAAATTTCGTTCGTTTGTCCGGCCACCGGATGTAAACATCACCCAGTTCTCCGCGAACATCAACGTAATTTTCAGGTACGTCGTCGTCGGGATTATCAGGGTCACCAAGGAATATTTGATAGCTGACTTTGGGATGCTTTCGATCCCATTCCGCACCGGCTTCGTTTGCCGCATTGATAGCTCGGCGCATGACCGCGTGGAAGTAGGCGACGCCGAAATGATCATTGATGGGAATTTTGCTTCCCAAATGTGCTTTCTCGGTGTTGCATTTCCGGATCATCTGATCCGCCTGCGCCTCCGAGAGGGGCTTTTTCGTGTCGCGATAATCCAGCTTTCGTTCACTTGCGAGATAAAGCGCCCACCGTTGCCTCACGGTAGCGGTAGCTTCATCGCGATCCCACCCGAGATTGTGATATTTGCCCTTGGCGCTGGCTCGCATGGTTGCCCTAAACCAAAATTGTACACCGTAGTACAATTTAGGGCAGCAAACCCCATCCTGTCAAGTGGTAGTTTAAAACCGTTTATTATTTCCGCATGGGTTTTCTTAAATATCCCAAAGAACGGGAGAGAACCCATGGCAGCACGGCAAGATCAAAAAACGGGAAGCAAAGTTACATACCCACGAGTTTGTGAATGTGGTTATTCAGCAAATAATCCGGCGATGTGGTCGTATCACCAGAAAACACACAAACCCATTCCCGATGGAACGCTCTGTCATCATGGCTGCGGACAACCGGCTCAATATTGCGGCACTGGTGGCATTTATACATGTGACCGAATAAGCCAGCATTGTCCCGAATACATAAATCGGCACCGGACCCGCATAAAAGAACAATGGAGCGCAAACGATTGGACGGAACGGCGCACAAAAACCGGGTTAATTATGAAGAACATGTCTCCGGAAGATAAAGAAAAATTCTTTGCCAAAATAAGCGACACAAAATATAAAAAAATGTTGGCACAACCAATGACCGCCGACCGCAAAAAATACATTCGGCAAATTCACCAATTAAGCCAATACCATTTGCGAATGTTTCCTACAATTGTCAATCCCGAAAAACACCAAATTGGGCTAACCGACTATCATCTTGATCATATTGTTTCCAAGCATATTGGATGGTTACTTCAAATACCTGCGGAATATATTGCATCTACACACAATCTCCGCGTTGTATCTTACACAGATAATACACATAAATCAATCGGATGTGGCGTACATCCGATTGATTTATTACAAATATGCAATGCCCCACAAGAATTAATCACGAAAGTTGAGCTTGCAATTTCTCAACTATCAGATTCACTTGTACAACGATTGCCAGCGCGTATGCAAAACTATGACTACGTTTGAAGCACTGCTTTGCTTTCTGCGGGTCAGTAGGGATCGTCCAGATTTCAGCTTCAACCTCGGACCACGATTTGCCGATCAAATGCAACTTTGGCGGACGGATCAACGCGATGACCATTGCCAGTTGCTCGACCGAACGCGGCTTCATGGTTTGGAGAACATCGGCACGATTGTGAATCTGCCAAATTTGCTGCCTTTCCACGAAGTCTTTATCTTGCAGCAGTTCCCAAATCGGCTCACGCGCCATCAATTCATCAAGATGTGCTTCACTCCGAACTCCATTGAAATAGGTTACATTGAGGAAGTCGATTTTGAAAAAACCCATATCCTCGGCTTCCTTGAACGGGATGCTACAACAACCCGTTACCGGATCAACCGGGACATGATGGAAGTACACGCCGTTTGGATGGGATCGCAGATCATCCCGCTCCAAACGGCTTGCCGGAACATACCGCAATAGTTCAAGAACCTCCAAGCGGTCCCAAACGTCAATATCAATATCGGTGTTAGCGGCTTTCATTTGCGGCAGCGACTATGTTTTCAAGCTTTGTTCGGAGTTCATCAACCATCGGGTTGAATGTCTCGGTGAAGAAACGCTGATGTTCGGTTTCCGCCATGGCGTTAAACCGCTCCATCCCCTCTGCTACCCCGGCGTACCGTGCCTTGTCAATTTCCTCGGCAATCGCGGTGATCAACCAATCAAACATCGACTTGGGCAATTTGGTTCCGGCGGCAGTGACAGCCCGCATTCCACGGGCTGTCTCCAACGCTGCCTCAGAGGGCATTACGCGGTCACATCAACCGAAAGTACCGCCTGGGCGGTCATCGCGACCTTACGGGACACGGAGAACCCAGTCACATCATCACCACCAGCGGTTTCTTCACCACCGAGGTTGTTTCCGCCACCAAAATTGGTGGCTTCAAGCGAGGCTGCCGCTGCAAACTTTCCACCCTTCGGGCTGTTACCGGAATACTGCGTGGCGATCTCAAACGGTGACAATGCCTCCGATACCTGACCGGCACTAAAGCGGACACTACCCACGCGGTATACGCGACCAAACGCCTTAAAAAGAGAGGTCAATTCGGTGCCGATGCGGGTATAGAGCATCTTGCGCAATTCAGCGTTCTTATTTTCCAGTTCAGCCTTGGTCGGGGTGTAATCGACCTTGGAAACACGAATTTGCAGACCCGGCTTGCTCACTGCCTTGCAGCGGGACGCCATGCCGTTGATTTCCTTCTCGGCAATGCGCTGCTGCACCACTGCCTGCCACCGCTCAAAGCCCGTCGAGTCTGTATACTTCTGAAGGTTGATGAAGCGCCACTGAACATCAAGAATACCCTTTAGGGCATCCACGATTTTGTCACGGGCAGCTACCGCGTCCTTGGCCTCAATGGCGGCGTCGATGCGGAGGCTGATATCTGCCTCGGCTGTTTCAATCCAATCCTCGACTTCAAAATTTACTGTGATGCTGTCATCACGATTAGCGTTACTCATACATGTATCTCACTTCTTTGTATTGTCCACAACAACTGTTAGTTTTGGACGCGGTTGTTCTTCTTCGTAGCTCATAGCAACCGTTTGATCGATTACCATTTCGAAATTAACCCGGTAATTACCCAGGTGCCGCAAACGCAAGAGATCAACATTATCACCAGTGAGCAGCATCACTTTCAGGCACATCCCCGTGATGAGAAAACGAAGCTGCTCAACTTGTTCTACCGACATTGAATCAGTGTCATCAATTAATTCTTCAAGCGTCTGGATGATGAGTAACCGATACTGCATTGGGGGAACATCAGACCACTGTTGATATGGTTCCGCCATATCTGCGAAATAATTTCGCAACGCATCATCCGGACGAACCCACGCATCCATCATCCGATCATAATCAGTTTCAGAGATAACAAGAAAAATGCGAGTATCTTTACCAAATGCGTCAATATTTACTGCGGTTTCCATGGCTATCTCACATAGTCCACTTTACCCGCGAGTTCTTTTCGAAGCGAATTTAACTCTGCATTAATCCGCTTATTCTCAGCTATAAGTCGATTCACTGTTGTCGTCAGAGTAGATATTGCTCGCTCTGATCTCTTCGCAAGCAATTCTACATCATAGACAAATTGGGGTGATGGGAGTGTTACCTGATCCTGCCCGACCTTCACAGTAATGTGCCGCCGCGTCCGTGTAGAGGTCATATTGACCCCTTGTACCCTGTCGATAATTTCGGGCACGTTTTGTTCCCGTTCTACTTCTTCCGGTTCGGCAGCGTTATACATTGCGCTCAAATCGATATCGGACATTCAAAACCTCTTAAGAACTGAACCAATTATTTGGGTCAGATAGGCAACACCCAAAACCACCCCAAACAACGGACCACATAAGAAAATAAAACCTTCAGAACTCTCAAGCAGCGACCCATTAGCGCGTCGCGCAAGTTTCACCGAAAAGAAACCAGCAATAAACCAAGCAATAATCCAGAATGCGGTCATTTAACACCACCTTACGGGAATATGGCGGGGAGAAATCCCCGCCATAAATTTTAGACAGAAGCAACCTTTAAACCACCAATCTCTGCTGCATATTCATCGGCATAAAACTTCTCTGCCTTCTCATGCATTTCCGCCAACTCCTTGCTGCACTTGGAGCAAACGTGCGCCTTTTCCTCATACACAGGAGCGCCACAACGGATACAATCACGCAAAACCTTCTTCGACATCTTACAAACCTGCTTGTCCAAAAATATGACGAACTTCGTCTACATCCTCACGCCGAATGGAGAATTTCGGTCTCCATTTCGCCAGAGGGGCGAATTGCTCTGTTACGAGCTTAAGTTGTTCGGGTGACATCCGAGACAGTAATTGCTCTTGCGCACTGTCCAAGGTGTAAAGCACCCAAGGTGATATTCTTCCAGTCTTCACGTAATGAACCGCCATACCCGGTGATACCTTACTGAAGAACTCAGTCCAATGCGCACCTTCCTCTTCTGCCCATTGGCGCATAAATTCGATATTTCGAATCATTGCCGTGCGGGCTGGTTCATTTTCAACGAAGCTTCGGATGTACAACTCGTAGGTCACATCCGTTGCCCAGTCATCCAACCGTATCCCATGCTTGATCACAAAGTCGATAAACTTTTTTGGCTCGACAATATTGTTTCGGAGCATGTAGTTGGCAAATTTCACGAACGCATCAAAGTAGTTGCTGTACATAAACTCTTCATAGTCAACTTTCTTTGAGTAATGAGCAGAATGGAACTGCTCAAACACATGGTAAGCTAACTTGTTTTCGCGGTTATCCCGCCACAACCACCTCATGCGGTATTGACATGTGTGGTTCAGTAGCGCCTTTTCTCGGGAGAAATTCTTACCACAGAACTCACACTGATGCGGGCGATCAGCCGGTGGTACTGGCCATTGCCCAACACGTTTTTTCTTAGCTTTCGCCATGGCGCTTCTTCAATTCCGCTTTCAAAGCTTTCAAATCTTTGTCTGACCAAGCCAACGCTCGGGCAACCTCAATGAAGTCTTCATCGGTATTGATCTTCCGCATCACGTCCATTTCCGAATCATTGGCATCTGGGTACTTACTACGGATCAGCGAATCAACCAATGACGATGATTTTTCCTTCTTCGCCATCGGTATCCATTGGTGGTACTGTTTTTCCCCAAATCCCACCATCGACATGAGCAGCCATTGCAACTCTGGATGCTTTGTCAGTGACCAGAAGTGGACATTCACTAACTCATTGATGTAAGTTAGATAATGTTCTTGAATATCCCTCGACGCTTTTACCGATGACGCCCAGCGTATCACCGTGTATGGCGTAAAGGCTTTCTTTTCCTCATCGGGCAATTGGGTATAAAATTGCCGGTTCCCGTAATCGAGATTTTCCATCACCCGCCCAATGTCGAGCTTGTAATCTTTGCCCATTACACCCTATCCACCATTTGCTTGATAGCAGATTATCGAATCGACACTCAGGTAGAGTCAATTTATTCACCATAATGTTTTAACGCGATTTTAGCGAGTATTAGACCCATACTCATAAATAACCTTGAAGATTGTACTTCAGCCCGGTCTAAGAGCCGGGTCTAAAAGATAGCCGTAATGGCACTGAAGCAAGGAATTATACAATGGGTCGTCCATTATCAAAGCGTTTCTTTTCAAATCCTACCAACACTGGTAAGCAAATCACGCTGACCAAGGCATTCATCCCTGGCGCCGCATCTTCCACCAACAATGCGTGGATTGTGGCTCAGAAGGGCGTGAACAAGTACATCGTTACCGATGGTACTCATACCGGTCTGGTTCGCCTGACCGATGGTAGCGCGGCTACCGCTGGCGAAGCATACATCGATGTCGCCGTCTTTGGCGGCGGTACCGAACATGCCAAGCAAATAAACGCGCACACTGTCAAGACCCATGCTGGGCATGTCTACCGCTGGTCCACCAGCGCGGCATCGAAGGCGGGGGAAGCTGACATTCCGCTCGTTTGATCACAACTTCGGTTGGTTTCTCAGGATGCCCCCGTGGAACATGTTCCACGGGGCATTTCTTTTGCCCGGTAGTATTGACAATCGAAAGTTGGACACCTATACTTCCAAACATCTTCGGGAGACACCCATGACCGTAATTGGCGACACTCTCCACCTATACGACCAATATACCAACCGCGAAACCGAGAAATGGCGCTCAATGCCGGTCACTAAGATCACCACACAGAGCTTCATCTGCGGCACCGGTTATGGTGAAATCAAAGTTCGTAAGTCGGACATGACCTATAGCACCGGTAATTACCGCTGCAAGGCGTTCACCGACGAAGGCAAGGCGGATTATCTCTGGGTGAGTGCGAATCAGCGTCGCATTCTCGAAATGGTCAGGACTGCTGACGCCCGTACCCTACGTGCAATCGAAGCGATGTTGACCAAGGGAGCCACCTAATGAGCCGCAAGCTGACCCATTTCCATCAGTTCTGCACCGCTCGCTCGGAGCAGGAACATTTCCAACGATTTTTCGCGATGTGCGCGGTCGGTGAGGTCTGTACGTACTCCGAGGCATTTGACTTCAACACGGTCAAGCGCATGGCACGAGAACACGGCGTCCTTGTGCGCTACTGCGAACCCGGCACCGTCGAGTACAAGGAATTCGGCTGCTTCAATTTCTTGGTCATCGGTAAGACCCTGACCACTGAAAACATCGCTGCCATCGACGTAGGCACCGTCGTCTGTCGCACCATCGACGTGGAACCCGGTATGCTTCCGAAGCCGGATGCACACTGGTCGAAGCCCGTCGCCGTGGTGGAGGTGTTTGCTCGCGGCGTTGATCGCGCCGGAAAGCCGTTCGTCGCTTTCTATACCCAACATGGTGAGAACGCCCGAATGTCGGCGTCCGCAACGGTGGGTGAAGGTCACATCCGCATCGAAACGTGTAGGGACACCGAACGTCGCGCACCAACCCTATAGCGCCCCGCCCTTACCAGTTTTCGGATCGTACCAGACAGATCGGGCATCGTTTTTACCTTTGCGGCGGGCGGCTTTCCACACCTTGTCCCGACCGGTCTTCTCGTCCAAACCAGCTTCCACGGTTACTTCGACCTTCTCGATGTTCTCCTTAACAAAGCTGGTTTGGGAAAACAGCGTCGAGAGTCGCAGCCCGCGCTTACGCATTTCCGTTACCAAGTCGATCTTGGCATTGTGGATCATGTCTTGCAGCTTGCGGAAATCCCGGCGGAAGCGGAAGGCAGACAATTCCCTCTCCATGCAATGAAGCTTTTTGGTCATATCAACCAACATGTCGTCATCTATGATCGACATGTTGGTTGTTTGTTTAATCAGCCCGGAAATATCTTCAAAAAGTTCAAGTGCCCGCATCATACCACCTCACTGATGGTATTTAGGCTGCCATACTGTCCAATGCGGCGACATACTTCATAACGTCAGCCTGATACAATCCAGCATGGCAAATACACCCCATTTCCACGATGCCAATCTCATCCCCGGCGACATAGGTATCCAGAACAAACGCACGAGCGGGACTCCAAATTGCAGCCATCCGTTCTGCAAAATTCACAACATCCGTGTCAGCACCCTCGGAATAATTGACGGTTCCGCTAAGTTTATATCGGCTACTCGTGACAACTTCACCATCCACAATGTAGTGACGATGTTCCTGACCAATACGTTTCGGGGTAGCAATCAATACTTTCATAGCAGGAGAGAAAGAATTTGGAACGCCCGCAGTGGCATCGTCCCTCATACGATCAATTTCATCACGAGACATAACCTTTCCGGTAAAGCTCTTATCGTCAAGCAAGGGGCGCACAAATGCTTTGTCTGATGTAATGTCAATCTCACCCAGGGTAGTGAAAATCGCATCTCGGTTTAGAAGCCATTCCGAAAAATAGGGCTTCCATACTTCATAAGAAAAATTCTCATTAAACAAACTGCCCGGTTTCCATCCACGGGTAATAGCGATATTTGACAGTGCAATAGAGCCATTAGTGATAATCGGTACATCAGCATCAACATCAGGGGAAATTTCCCCCGATGCCGCTTTCACCAACGCATATGGAATTCCCATACGCTCTAAAGCTTGAACTAGATCATACCGGCGATTCTCAATGAACAAATCTTCTTGCACGACCCAAAACATTAGAACAGCTTTCTAATATCTAATTGGTCAGGAATTTTATTGGTATCCTTCAAGAAATAGGCAACCATTGGACCCTGATCAACCCACCGTTGTGTTTTCTCGTCACGACGTGGTGCATCCACACAATCCTCAAGCGGTACGGCAAGAATATGCCCATATTTTAGCTTGGGAACATGCCACTTTACGTCCGGATAACAATTCACGATCTCAATGTCGTTGAATTGGGGGATGAAACTGGCGAATGGATTGAAGCAGTACGCCGAAAACACTCGGTCGTTCAAACTCATCAAGCTGATAATCTCCACATCGCCTAGGTCTTTTTCGCCTATTACGATGCTCCAATCAAGTGGCATTTGAATGCGATACTTACCAATCTGGATGTCAACGGCAGGCGAAGAAAAAGTCTCAAGGAAGATCAGAGGAACCCACTGATAGTCCACGTCGTCGGGGTTGGAATAGTCCAACACGCAGTAGCGCACGTCATCAACTTCATCAGGGATATCGTTCATACTGAACGTTGTATTCTCAGCAGTCAGAATTCGCATCATTGATTTAGTTACCTTTCAAAAGTATTTGGAATTTGATATGACCACAATCCCAAATTCGCCCATATCCAGCTTCCCGCATGATTTCTTGTTCGGTTTTATTCAGGTCCGCCCCTGCTTCAACCAACTTATGTTTCATAAACCGCTGTCGTGAATACCGTTGCTTGTTCAGGAAATAATAATACCCAGGAGTGGTATTTGATACGCGGTCAAACCCGATAGCTTCATACAGATTTCCCCGGCTCCACCGACGATCAGCATACGATATCACCCCGGTTGGATCGTATATTTTGATAAAGTGCTTCAAGAGTTTGCTTGCCCCACCAATCACATGAGCGGCAGATGCATACCGAACCAATTCAAACCAACCTTCCTGACCCTTTTCAAACCGAAGTCGCGAAAACGACATCATTGCTACCAAATTATTGGTTTCATCCCAAAGTCCCAAATTCACACTTGTCTTAGCGGTACCTTGAATATGATAGGTAGTATAGAAATCAGCGGTGGTAATGGCATCCACTTCTCGAACAACAGTTTTTCTAGCCGGAATAGCATGCGTACTTTTACGCAAAATATGTGCTAGACGACGCTGAACTATGTCACGTTTTTCAATCCATTCATCTTCAAAGATGGTAATAAGCTGTATACCTTTATTTTCACAATAGTTCAATTTATTCAAGTGGTATTGTTTGCCAAGTTTATTTTCACTGTGCCAATAAAGACCACAATATTCAATTGCAACATCGTGCGCTGGCATGAAGATATCAAGCTCATACGGTGCTATTACCCGACGATCATTCGAAACAACTTCAATCCCCAACCCTTTTACGAAATCTTCAATTTCGCGTTGCGGCTTGCTAATGTGTTTCGGATAGCAGTTCAGGCATCGTGGAATACGCCCATTATATGTCATATCCACAAATTCTGTTCCACAATGATTACACCGCCATTCGTGCCACGCCCACGAACCTTGGTAGTCAGAAAGCAACGTCACAAATTGCTTAAGACGTTCCAACACTCTCGGTGCAGAAGCAAAAATCCGATTACAAGTAATTTTGGAACGTATTTCATTATTACGCGCCACATTTGACACTCCATATCGATCTATTATGGTATGGCGCGTTTTTGTTCGAATGCTATCTACTTGCTGTGGATTACCGTGCCCGTACTTAGACAGTATAGTAGCTTGGTGTTTTTGGCGAAATTCATCAACTTGCATAGGGTTTGTTACCCCATACCGTTCAATAAAATTCTCCAAATACTCAGCTTTCACCCTATCGGATTGCATAGGGTTTGTTACCCCATACCGATTTACTAATGTCGCGGATGCCTTTTCAACAATTTCATCAACTTGCATAGGGTTCGAAGCCCCATAACGCTCCATCATGGTTGATGTTATTTTACTTTTGACTGCATCATTTTGAAAAACGTTCGCACAACCAAACCGATCTTGTACCGTTGACGTTCGCTTTTCCTTTATCTGAGTTTTTACCTCATCATTCTTCGCAACATAAGCCGCTTTTACTTTTGCAGCAACTCGTGACCGAACACATGTGCATACGGCGGCGGTCCCACAAAACCGATACCCTACCGAAAACGAAATAAACTTAACCGGGTTTCCAGAGGCGCATACGGGGGCATTTGTCATCTTATTAATGTATAAGTACAATGCCTCGCCATCAGTCATACCATCGCGACGTACTTCCTCCCACAAATCATGATTTTTTAAATATGGTATGATCTTCTTAGAATTTTTCAATTCCTCTACAACATGACAAACTTCGTCATACCATTTGTAAGTAATCAATTTTGTGGACGGTGTGTTCATATTGAGCCTTCTTATAATATCTCTTTCGTTCTTTCATGTGCTTGTCCGAACTGCGTGTAGTGGCGCAGATGTCAAAGATCGCAACATCGTCTTTGTCTTTCGCTTTACGCAATCCTCGACCGATTGACTGAATAGTTCGAACGAAACTCTTCCCCGGTTCTATCAATACAAGATTGAATATTCTAGGAATATTTAGACCAACCGCAGCGACACCATAAGTGGCGATGACGATTTTCTCGTTAGCAACGTTGATTTCCTGATACTGTGTCTTACGGTTCTTTGTGGTCATACTACCACTAACGAAGACCGACCCAGGAAGGTACCGCATAAGAGCCTTTCCTGCATCGAGGCGGTCCACCAGCACCAGGGTGTTTCCACCATCCGCCATCTTCTGGATCAGCCCAGCGATAAATTTCAAACGGGTTTCGTCCGACGTAAGATAGCGGATTTCGTCTTGGTATTGCGTTCCACTGAAATTGATCGGCTCAATCAATTGCAAGATGTCAATGGTACATCCCGCCAAGAACCCCTTATCCTGAAGCTCCTTAGCGGTCACGCTACCAACATTGGGACCGATGGCAGCCAATAGAGCAAAGAAATCGTAATCATCCTTCGGGATCGTACCAGTCAAACCCCAACGAAGTGGGATATGAGCCATCGGACCAGTCAGAAGCCTCTTCAGCACGTCGGACTTGGCTTGATGAACTTCGTCCACAATGACAGTGACAACGCCATCAAGGAAAGTGGCAATTTCCAAATCAGTAAGGTCTTGCTGTCCACGCGCAAGCTTCCAGTCCTTAGTCTTCTTATCGAGGACATTCAAGCTCTGCCATGTGCAGATGGTATGAGTACGTCCAACCTCTTTGCGGTCGCCATAAAATACACCAACATCACGCCCAATTACCTTGAAGTCAGCTTCGGTCTGCTCCACAAGGTCTTTGTTCGGGACAATAACAATGGTTCGCCCATAAGGCTCGCATAGCTTGGATAGGGCAGCCGTCGTGATGGTGTTGTGTGTCACCACAAAATCATCAGTAACATAAAGATGCTCTGAATGATCCACCGCGATACATTGACACTCATCAACGCCTATCGGCTCTATCGACACAATGGCAAGACGGAAATGGTCCGCATATTGATATTTTTCGGATATACGTGAACGTTTACGCTCTAAACTCACTAGATTGCGTGGATTAGGATGCCGAATTTTGCAAGTATAAGATAACCGCCCGAGTCGTTTTTCACCATTATGCGTATAGGAAGTCTGCTTTTCCTTTATAGAGCATTTTCCACCCAACGAACGCACCAGATAGCATACATTCTCTGCCAACATTTTGCTGGTCGTACTGAACGATAGATCACCGTACTTCCCGACATATCCATCGGTGTCCATCAACCCACGCAACAAATCATACCGTTGCGCCAATGATCCACGCAGGTATACGTCTGGAATGAATTTCTCATGAGAATATTTCCCATGAAGGTTAAGTTCCTTGATGACTCGCATATAATGGTGCGACGATCCGACCTGTTTCTTCTGAAAATCAGTGTCGCGATACTCTTCAGTCATTCGCAAACGATAATCATAGTCGCAACTATGGGCAAGTTCATACCCTGGCAGCAACCGCGATGAAACGTTGTCTAATATTTCCTGATCGGCGGAAGAAATATAGATCGACTTATGCCGCATACCACCATCCCCGATCATCACACCAATAACGTATGGATCGATAGGAAGGTCAACGTCGAAACCATTACTCGGAGTGTAGACCGGGATGTGGTAAACTTCTTTTGTCGAAGTCATTTTTTCCCGAATTTGGTCAAGTGTCCAAACCCGATTTTTCTGCTTCCAGTGCTTGTTGTAAACTTCCCACAGATGATCACCAGTAGAAACGGCGCTACGCCCATCTGCAAATGTGATCCTGAAAATTTCTTTTTGTCCTTGCGGGAAAATACCAATCACCGTAGTTTCAGTACCATCTCGCGCAATTATCTTATCCCCAATGCGCAGTGCCCCCATTGTGGTCCACCCACAATGGGTCAAAATCTTCGACCATAATGGTTGTGCCTTACCTGCGCCGGTACTCACTTCCTGAAGTGACTGCTTGTAGAGCATACAGTTGTTGATGGTACGAACCTGATGCTCTTCGAGCATAATAGGCTCACCCTCAAAACGATGCCCTTTCGGCCAACGGTATTCACTTAGGTAATTTGAATCGATTTGCGGGAGTTCTTTGGGGATATCCCATGACTGGCGCAAATCCACCAGTTCCATTTCATCCTGGCGATACCCAGACTTTTCAAGGATGGGGATGATACGGTCAAGCAAATTGACGAAGGTACCGCCGCCGACTGTGCAATACGATACGGTGCCGTCCCACCTCCCAAGCTTATAAGCTTGGGAATGGCGTGCTTTTGGAATAAAGAATTTGAGTTCTTTGACCATTCGTTGGCGCGTAGCGACATCCACACCATCGAACTTGACATTTACCTCATCACGTACAGTCAGAGTACACTTCATTCTCGTTTTGTTCTTCCACAATCCAAGAAAATGCCCGTCAAAACGGGCATTTCTCAGCAATTTACCTATATGTACTTATCCTTGCAATTTTATTTCTTCACAGAATTGCAATGACATACAGGGAGTTTTTTAAGTAGATCAATGATTTCAGCGTGTATTCGCTGCGCTTCTTGATTGGACTTGGTGTGGATGTACTTGGTACCCCCATCAACTCCAATCTGTACCATTGCATGACGCCAATGGCTTGATCCTCTCTTTGGTTTCAACAGAGGTTTTTTAAGCGCGGCACGTATCCAGTTTTTGAATTGGAACATGTTGATCTTATTAGACCAAAACACTCGGTGTCCCGGAACCCAACGCACTTCGGTCACATAATACAACGATATTACGGCATGTACCGATGAATCAGGGATGGTATAGAGCATGACGTGTTCTCCGATTTGGCCGCAGTCTACCCCAGTGCCGTTTTCATACGCAATTATCTCAATACTACGTGCGCCAATAAAGCCATGCGCATAAACAGTCCATGCCGCATTTGACGGAAATATGCCGCGCGCGGGTCCGGGTCGATCTCGGCTGGTATCTCGGTTACACGCGGCAACGGATGCATCAGCACCATATCTGACTTTGCCGCAGCCATATGGTCTACGGTAATCCCGTAGTCATCGGCGGTTTCAGTACCCGTGGTAGCGAATCGTTCCTTTTGGACGCGGGTCATGTACACCACATCAGCGGTTGCAATTACATCATCCAGGCGGCTGTATTTGGTTTCACCCGCCATAATGTATTGGTCTGGTATCTGCAAGACATCAGGGGCTACAAAGCTGATTTTAGCCCCGTACAGACGCAGAAGCTTGGATAGGGAGTGAACGGTGCGCCCATGGAGCAAATCGCCTACCATGACCACGTGAAGCCCATCCAGCGAGCCGCGTTCCTTAAAAATCGTGTACAGGTCTAAAAGTGCCTGGGTGGGATGTTCACCGGTACCATCTCCTGCGTTAATCACGGGGACATCAATCACGTCGGCAGCACGTTGAGCAGCACCAACCTCGGAATGGCGAAGCACAATCACGTCTGCATAGCACGACAGGGTACGAACCGTGTCTTCAAGTTTTTCACCCTTGACCACCGAGGAATACCGAACCTCGTTAATCGGAATTACCGACCCACCAAGCCGCACCATTGCAGAATAGAAACTGGATGATGTGCGGGTCGATGGTTCATAGAACAAATTGGCCAGCACTTTACCGCGCAACGGCTCACTATGCTTGGTGGGATCATATTCATATCGGTAGTAATCTGCACACGCGATAAGGTTCTCAATGAAAGTACGGTCAAATTGATCGACGGAAATGATATCCATTCACTTACCCTTTTTAGTCATCTGGTCTTCGAAAATTACCTTGAATGTCAAACCCTTGCTCACTGCAAATGCTTCAGCAGCTTCCCATTTCGCTAGATGGTCTACCATGGCTCTGCGCGTTGCCACCTCAACGATTTCGCCTCTGCTTGGTGTATCGTCTGACGGCGCATAGATGACAAGAAAGCTCGGGTGGTAGAGGTGCAATATCCCGTCTTCCGCCCTGTAAGGTATGGCAAGCGGTCTGAACCCCCATTGTTGAATCGAGGGGTGTAGATCGAACATCTTCATCAAAGTAATTTGCCGTGCGGACCCTTCAAGAACCCCGGCGGACAACACTTTTGACGGATTCGTTGGCTTGTATAATTGTTTCATTCCTCACCTCACGAAAAAACCCCGGTTGGCTATGGATAGGGACATTGCCAACCGGGGTTCAAAAACCATTGCGGTACTTCGATTAGTATTCGATCACAGCATCTTCAACACCAGCCACCCGCAATTTGGTGATGTTAGTTAGCTGGTAATGCTTGATCTCATACGACCGAATCTTGCCTTCGTACTGTTCGTAGAGGTATTGCACTTCGTTGACGAGAATCTTCATAGCCACGACTGACTGATCACCGTCTACATACTGCTTGATTTCAGTAGTCTTGAGATCGCGCGGATAGTGCTCAGCAAATTTAATGTACGATTGGCTCTTTACATCGTCCAACTTGATGGTGAGCAGTTGAAGCACACTTTTAATGGACTTCAACTGCTCAAGACGATAGTCGAAAATACCAGGGAGACGTGCCAGCGATTGTTCCAAATTTCCACGAATTTCAGCCTCTTCGTGCATGTCTTCCAGTTCCTTCTCATAGAACTGAACCATATCCGCAATGAGAACCAAATCGTTCGGGTTATTGGAAACCCGTCTGAACCATCCATCAACCATTAGTCATCCTCACTATACCCGTATTCGTCTTCCTCTTCTTCAACTTCATCATCGATGTAGTCTAAAAGAGCATCATCAATCCACTTATCTTCGCCGCGCAATTCACCGAATTTGTCGCTGAAACCATGATCATCCATAATCTTCAGCAACCGCACAGCAGCATCACCGCGATGTTTTTCGGTGACTGTTTCTTTAAGAAGTTCCCATACCTCTAGAATCATATTCGTCTCGTTACTCATCATCTTCCAATATTTCTCCCGTTTCGGGATCGAAATCTACACCAGTGGTGAGCTTCTGATCCTTGGCACCGGAGCCATACCGCCGATCTTCTTGTTCTTTCCATTCGTCCATGATTAGGTGGAAGAACTCCGGTGTCATACCTTTCTCTTGGTACTTATGCACTTTACCGGAAAGATCGGTATAAGCGTACCATGCGCCATTCTGCTGAATGGCTTTCTTGTCCTTGAGAAGGTCCAACAGACCGGAATACGGGTCTAGTCCACCGACATAAGGGATGTCGATTTCAGTCAGTTCATTAGGCTTTGCGTAACGGGACTTGAAAACCTTACAGACCGACTTGATACCAATGCTTTTCTTGGAATCGTCCTTCAGGTTCTTCTTGCGCATTGCCACGATGATCGAGGCAGCGTAGATCGGACCATCACCACCCGACAGCTTCGGCTCCGGATTGTACATATCCTGAGACGCATAGCTGTGATTGGTCATGATCATACCGATTTCCTCACCAGTGATCTGGGAGACAATCTGGGTGACCAACTGCTTAAGCTGCTTGGGCTTGTGACCCATATCGCCCTTGAGATCGCCCTTTTTAAACTGCTCTACCGCGATTGGCGTAGACAACATGCCCAGCGAATCAAGAACGAACAACACGCGCTGTTTTTCCTCTGGCTTCTTACCCTTGTTGTCAGCCTTGTATTGCTCGATGAACGAATTCATGATTTCCGCGACCTGACCGATCATACGGGCTTCAATACGCATGAAGTTATTTTCAGGGTCGATACCAACATCACGCAACCACTTGTCGTCCAACGCACCTTCGGTGTCGATCATGACAACCGTGATACCTTCGCGTTGGGCTTCCTTAGCGATGTTGGCCGAGATATACGACTTACCAGCGGCAGGCTCACCGGCAAGGATCATCACCTTACCGAACGGAACAGCCTTATAAAAGTCCTGCGCCAGAAAGAAATTCAGGGCATAGTTGCCGGTGCTAAGCCAAGTATGCGGGTCATATGTCCCGATAAACACACCGTCGATTTTCGAAACATCCTTTAGAACTTTTCCGAGGTTGAATACTGGTCCTGCCATTGAGATCACCTATAATAGTCGAAACGTGAAAAAAGGGGTCGGGGATTTCTCACCCGACCCCTGTACCATCACCTTAGGAGGCGGAACGTGCCTTGATCAGGTCAAGGATTGCCTGGGCATCAGCCTTCGGCTTCTCGGCAGTAGTGGCTTCCTCACCAGAGGCAGCCGCCGTAGCAGCAGCACGTGCCTTCAGGGCTTCCAACGGATTAACCGAGACAGCCACCGAGGCTTCCTCAGTCACCGCAGGCTTGCTGACTGCAACAGTGGTAGTGGTCTTCTCGCCACCGTCTTCCGTGCCGGTGGCAGCAGAATCACCACGCAGACCATTCGGACGGTAATGCTCACCCCACTTCTTCAGGTCGTATGGCTGACCGGCGATGCTGGCTTCAAACATCTCGAAGATCATCTTCTGCTGAGCATCAGTCGGCTTCTGGGGCAGGAAGTCCTTCAGGTTGAACAAGCCATGCTTCTCAATCGCCTCAAGTTCTGCCTGGGCAAGCGAACGCTCCTTGAACGACCACGTAGAAGTGGTGTAATCGGCGTACTCACCGCGACGGGTCTTGGTGATCTTGAAGTCGCGACCGCGAGTATAGTCGGTCGGCAGTTCTTCCATATCGGGGTTCATCAAGGAGTCCTTGATGAGATTGAAAATGGAGGGGTTGATAATAAAGCGACGGATCGGGTTCTCCGGGGCTTCCTTTTCTTCGAGGGGATTGTCAACAACAAAACCCTGGAACACGAAAGAACGCTTGATCCAATACTTGCGTGCAAGTTCCTTCAGTTCATCATCACCGTCCCACCAATCCTTGGTCGCAGCCAGGATCGGATCAGCCAGCGGCTTACCATCAGCACCCTTCCACATACGCAAGCACGGGACAGTGACAGTAACTTCCTTGTTCTCGTCCCCACCCAAGACACCCTGGAAGGGAAGACGAATTACCATGCGCTCCTGCCAAAAATACTCGGCATCCGGAGAGCCATCCGGAAGGAAACGAACAACCGCAGTTTTATTTTCGGGAATGTCCCAGAAAGGGAAGACGGACTTATCACCGCCAGAACCGTTGGATTCGGACTGCTTTTTAGCAGCAGCAAGCTTTGCACGAATTTCAGCCAATGTGGGCATTTGATTTCTCCTAATTTTGAGCCTGTATTTTGAGCCTAAGTTTTGCTTATCGAGCCTTAGACACCGCGTTCACTTTTTGTTCCCGCGATGACTTTGTTGTAAATCATGTGTTGGCCGTTCCGCAATTTATTTTTTTGGAGGTCAACACTCGATCTACATTCTTAATTATCTGTGTGTTTTTGGTATTAACACCACACATAACCAACCACCGTCATCAATAGCATCTTGCGGATACTAGAAGAGGGGCGAAAGCCCCTCTTCTCCTTACTTTCTGTAGTCGCTTAACTGGATCACCTTGTCCCGGAATGATGACATTTCACCAACAATACCTCGGTCGATATCATTAGGGTGATGAAGCTCGATTGCCGCTTTCTTGTCCTCTTCGGACTGAAAATAGAACGTGCAGTCATCGACGGAAAAATCAATCCCTGCGTCGTCCAGACGGCTGATCATCGCGTCCACATCATACTCTTTCACTTCATACGGGAAGCCGGTGAAATTAGGACGATTTGCGTCCCGTTGACGCCGGTATTTCGGGCTGACATCAGCGATGAAATCATCACCCATGTCACCGCCCATCACATCCTCGTTGAAGGGAATTCGATACTCTTTCAGTAGCCGTGCTGCGTTAACGCATGCATCGGCGTCGTGGAATTCAAGTACCAGAGTTTCGTAGTCCGCGTCAAAATTTACATTTACTGTCTGAAGGCGCCGTGTTGACACAATCAAATCAGCAGCAGTCTTAAACCCTATTTGCGTTGGGCGAGTATCCTCGACTATTTCAGCAAGGGTCGTCAGTTCATCCCACTCGGTTTCGATCTTCTGCTTAACTTGACGCCCCTCCATAACGACGCGACGAATTTCGTCCGCGACGTTGGGCATCCACATAGTTCCAATGGTTTCCAGCACTGCTGCAAGTTGTTCATCACTGATTGACTCGGAAATTTCGCGCAGAACATCCGGATGAGATCGCCATTTCACCAACGTCGCTGCCGCTTCCCATACTGTATCCGGCTTATTCACGGACACCGTTACTTCATCGGGGTTCTCCTTGACCTTTGCGGCAATATTAAACCCATAAATCTTTTTAACAGTACCATCCTCAAGCTCACACTCAACCACATCAAGCGTTCCACGCTCGACCGGTTCCTTCAACGTGACGCGGGTTGACGGCTTGGTAATCCAATTTGCTTCCGGGAACACCCCACGATTGATGTCCGGTGTCGGTACCAAGGTAACCAACGATCCTTCGTCAAATTGATCGTCATTAGATTCCGGGTCGTTAGCTGTATCACCCTCGGTCAAAAACCGGTCAGGATCGAACTGATTGAGCCATTCGGTGAATTGCCCATATTCATCCAATCCACCCACCACATCACCCACGGTTGGCTCGTTGATTGGAGCAACTACGTCCGTGGCACCCTCGGCGGCTTTCTTACGGGCGGAATACCGCGCGAGGGCATCAATCCCCTCGTGGAATGCTTCATTGCCTTCTTCAAGGCACAGAAGGGACTTAATGTGTGAACTTTCAGTGGCTACCACCGAGCTATCCACATCATCACCCTCAACCAAACTTTCGCGAGCAGACCCATACCCACGGCTACCACTCATGCTCTTGAAGGTTTCATTGATCTCGATAATTCGTTCACGAACCATTTCCCGTAAACGACGGGTATTATCGTTATCTCCAAGCACCTTGATGTTCTCTGATATATATTTGGCAATCCCACGCAAATTGGCCCACTCAGTCATCATCTTTTTGATGCGCGATCCACAATCATCATCAACCGCACCACCTTCCGCTAGGTGCCGTGCCATTGCCCGTCCACCATTGAGGTGTGCTTGTGGCATTAAAAACCGTTCACCAAGCTTGTTTTCAATATACACGGCATGAATATTGCGCCCACGCGCACCGATTTTTTTATCGTCTACTGGCTGGGAATGGCGAACAACAAGACGACAATCTCCTATCGGCTGATAAGATGTCTTGCTATACCCGCTCATTTTTTCCATGACAGTATCCATGCTACCTCCTAGGTCGGATTCTTTAACACGCCCTTTTTCAATCTCAGCCTGATAGGCGAAATCCTTTGGCGTGATCTTTCGACCGAACTTACGAACGGTGTACTTCAGGTTATAATGAACCGCAGTTTTGCGAAGGCTGAGAAGCAACCGCTGAATTTCTTCAATCTTGATACCTTCATGCAGATAAACCTTGATCTCAGAATCATCACCGGCTTCTCGCACCGTCACCATCATGTGTTCCGGCTGTACGAAAAAACGACGGCATTTCTCAGGGTCGAAAACCTTGTTTCCAACCTCATCGAACATCTTGACCTTACGACCGCCGCCCTTGACGATGGCAAATACACGCAAGGACACTTTAGCGAAGGAAATAGACATACGAATCCCTCAAAAAATCCAGCAGTTCTGGTATTTATCAATTGGTTCAGAAGAACATTGCAACGACGGCACTGTTTGCACCCGCACTCGTACCAGTGCCGACCAACGACGGACTCACTGATGCAAGTTTGAAATGAGTCGCAGCATTCGCAGTCGTATATATGACATCTTTCACGGTGGTGGGATAACGCAACCGCCATTCATTGGTATTAACGGTAGATGCGCCCCAGAAAGTCACCCAGGTCGGCGGACGCCCTACAGTATGTTGTAAAATGATGTCAGTATTACCCGTTGAAATTACGTTTAAGGAGGCAATTGTCCATCCGGTTGGGAGTCCCGTGACACTGGTTACATTACCTGAACTATCAAAATTCAGCGTTGCTGTGAAAATCTCTAATGGGCGCCCTGATGTATACGAAAGCCCGTCCGCGCCGCTATTAACTACAATCCCCTGCCCCGCATGTCCGGTAAACGCGCCAGGACCATCCGTGAGGGCAATAAACGACGAAACACCACCACTAGCACCCTTTGTACCGATATAGCGGTAGCCTTCGATATAAACGCCGTTTGTGGCGACGCCAGAAGGAACCGTGTTGGGAAAGTGTAGAACACCGCTGGTGTAGTCGAATACCCATTCCTGATCAGTAGTGAGTGGGTTTAAAAGGATGCCGCCAGAACTCGGATTACCCGCGTACACCTTGACCTGATACAAACTATTGAATGTCGGCGGAATCCAGTCACCCAATTGGTTGGTCACATCGATAGTAGCATTGTAGTCGGCAACCGTCACCCAGGTGTGATTTCCAGATACCGTACCATCTACCTTACAACGATTTGCGGTTCCTTCACTATATACCTGCACAATAGTATCAGAAGAAACAGGCGGTATAGCTGATATTGACCCTGATTGCGCAAGAATAGTATGTCCATAAATCGGCAGCGGGGACGCAATAGATTCGTTCGGACCTGCTTTGTCAGAAACACTAGTTTCAGCAACTCCGTACATAATTTTCTTCCAGAGGAAATCAAGCTTTTGACTATCTGTAAGCGGCATCCATAATCTCCCTCAACACCGTCTATTTAGGCGTTAAGGCCATCCAACGGTGTAATCATAGTTCTCTACTTGATCAAGGGTAGTTAAGGCATCAACTGCATCTTTATGTGCCCAACACGCTCCATAACATTGATTAACAAAATACATTGCGGCAACACCCAATGCCTTCACATCATCCGCATCCATTGAAACGTAAGTATTATCCTTTGCTCGCCACACAAAATTTGATGGTATCATAATCCCATTTGCAATAGCAGCAGCCATACCGGAAATATTTTGACGGGCACGTGTATCGCTGTCAAATATATGACCCATAAATACAAACCCACCAACTAAACGAACTTCACGATATTGATTGATTTCTTCTTTTTTGGTATTTTTAGCGTCTTCAATATACGCTTCATCTTTTTCTACCTGGGTCATTTCACGGATAACATCATTTTCGTCTATTATCCAATATTGCGAATCAACACCATCAACCGCTGATAGATCAGGATTGATAACCCAATTACCATCCATATAGTCCGGAGTATTTACACTCTCTAAATATAGTTTAGACTGGCGATGTAATACATTAGCCATAGGAAGTTACCTTCTTGCTGAACGTTGTGTAAGTAAAGATTGTGTATAAGTTATGGTATTCGAGGGGTTACCATGCAAACCATATGCACCAACATCAACAAGACTACCAGTCGTGCTAATTGACCCATTACCCGACATCGGATATCGCATTAACAAACCACCCACAATAACATCCCCACCACGAATGGTGTACACAGTCATGATTTCTTCAGCAGCGAGCGCCCGTGAATACACACGCACATCTTCAATCCATGCAGATACATATTCACCAGGGATGCCACCATTAATATCACACCCAATTGATACCGGTGAAGTATCGGGGGCAAATGCCCCCGACCACGCAGAGGTGACATATTTCACACCATTAATATATAATGAAATAGTTGTTCCATCATATGTTGCTGCTATGTGATACCAAGTATTCCGAGTAAGCGTCGGTCCCCCTTCAACATTAATGACGCCGTTTACATCCCCGAAAATTATACGAGCTTTGGAATTTCTATAGTTTAGATGCCACCATTCATCTTGCGCAGTACCAGATATGGATCGGCTGATGATAGCTTGTAATGAACCACTCCCGGTTCGGTATACCCACGCCATGATCGTGATAGAGTTAGTCAGGGTATTCATCGCCGTGGATGTTGGAACTAACGCATAATTCGAGGTGCCGTTAAATATCAGAGCCATCTTAGGTAAACCACACACCAGTTTCGAACAGCAACCAATCACCAACCAAGGTGTCCGACCCGGAACCGCCGTAGCGCGTCATTTCAATCAAATATAGGGTTCCCGTGGTCAACCCAAGTGTAGACAACGCAATCGATGTAGTTGCATACTGATAGTTTGCATTTGCCGGAATACTAAGCGTTGCCAACGTCGTCGCCGCACTCCATGTCCCAACCGCAGCGTTATTTGGGACAGTTCTACGGTAGAACCGCATAACAACATTTCGCGCGGTTGATGGCGCGGTTGATGCTCGATGTTTAAATGAAAAATTCATTGTCGTCACACCGGTCGGGACGGTAATTGGGAACCCAATCCCTTCTTCTTGGGTATCGTCAAACGCACGCACTGTCATACTTATACGGGACGGATCAGATTGTGCGGGAGCCACGAGCGAAATCGCCCAATCAGCGCCAGGATTATCAAACGACCCGGCATAAAATGTCGTCGGTGCGGTTACCACTTGACTTCCGCCAGTTGCAGAAACAGTAATAGTATCGTTGTCAGAAATTATGGATACATTTTCCCCCGCAACAAGAGATTTTAATTGCGCACTATTCGCGGTGGTTTGAGCATATATCCCGGTACCCGTGCCTACATTTGAAACAGATGCCAGTGGAGAATACCCCAGTGCCGTTGTAACTTCGGACGATGATAGCGAAGTTCCCGCAGTCACACGACCCTTGGCGTCAACCGTGAGCTTGGTGTATGTACCAGCAGTTACCCCAGTATTCGCCAATGTTAATGAAATAGAAGTTGTGCCTGAACCAGAGGCATCACCGGTTATCGAAATGATTTGATTACCCGTGAGGTATCCTTGCCCCTTGACGAATGCTGTCGTGGCAATCGTGGTATCATTCGAGGTCAACACCGGGGTAGGCGCGGTCGGCACCCCAGTAAAATCAGGCGAATTTGTTGGTGCGGCATCGGACGATATCGTGATCGTATCACCGCTCGTAGAAAGAGAGATCAGCGAGCCTGCTGCAATAGATTTGAACTGAAGTTCAGTCCCATCCGTCTGCGCATATAACCCGGTACCCGTTCCCAAATTCTTTACGGATGTGTTGGTAACACCTTGGAACGACAACGACCGCCATTGGCCACCAAGATACGCCTCAAGGTTATCTTGTTCGGAATTGTATCTAAGATGCCCAGATGTTCCAACAGTCGGACGCTCAAAAGTCGCCCCACCTGGGACAAGAATAGCCCCGGATGCAGCACTCGACCAAATATTACGTCCATCCTCAAATACAATAACGGAACCAATTTGCGCACCGCCATTATTCAATTGCTTTATCGCTATTTTAGTCACTTCTCTCTCGCCTTTGTGTTTTCATTTTACGCGACAGAAAAAGTCAACTCTATATTTTTATTGTTTTATGTGACTTCCCGCTCGTAGATGGATAGGTGTACGGGAATGACCCCGTACACCTATTTACTCACTGGTTAGACCTGATATTCGTAGGTAGCTGCCACGACATCGGTTGTCTCAACCGAATACCCGATGGTGTCGATGTCCAGAATGAGGTCCATCCCAGAAACCGAGAAATTTGCAGTCTTCAGACGCAGACCATTGAAGGTTGCGGCAACGCTTCCAGCCAACGGGGCATGAGCGAAGAACGCAGCCAGGGTAACGGTACCCGTAGCAACGGTCGCACCAGAGTATTCCCATTCGTCATTAGCAACCTTGCGGTTGATGGCGGCGTCTTGTGCATCAACATAGCCCTTTGTGGTCAGAGCTTCTACCGGAGCAGCAGCCATGGTATAACCAGTCGGAGCCAGTACGAAACCAGCGCCCTTCGGTGCAAGAACCAGATCAATAGAGCTATCCGTGCCGTCTACCCCAATAACCACATCGCCAGCGGCAGCGGCATTGGTCACGGTCAAATAATTAACCGCATTAATGACATTGATGCCGTCAAGGATCATGGTGGAACCACCAGCCGAACCATCATCGAAAGTCAGGTTATCGGTATGGAGGTTGTCGGCCAGCTTAGTGATCTCGGCATCAACATAACCCTTGGGGGTCAGAGCATTGTCCGGATCGGTGGCATCCAGGGTAACATAACCAGCATGACCCAGAACCAAACCCACACCCTTGCCTTCCAGCTTCAGGTCAATGTTCGAATCGGTGCCGGTAGCAGCGATCTTCACCGCGCCACCAGTAGCAGACGTGGAAACGGTCAGGATGTTGTCAACGCCGCCAGTGGCATCAACGTCCAGGGTCAGAGCGCCAGCAGCATTACGCAGGGAGCGAACATACTGGTAAGCAACCGAGGAACCCAGGCTGGTCAGAACGGTGTTGGCATCGCCCATAGACAGCTTATCGAGACCATTGGTGGTATTACCAACAAGCAGATCACCCGTGGTATAACTATCGAAGCCAGTACCGCCGTTCACCGGACGCAAAATGCCAGTTACAGCTTCGTTGTTTGCCAGATCAAGGGCGCCCCACGCAGCTTCAGCGCCAACCACACCGGTCGAACGAAGAACCTGACCAGCAGTACCACTCGATGCAACAATCACATTATCCGTGATGTCCACATTGACGGTGGTCGAAGTGTTGACGTGGAAAGTATCACCAACCTTATTAAGACCATTACCAGCTTTCAGCAGACCAGGGGTCGAAAACTGGGTCCACTGCATCGGTGAAGTACCAACAGTGATCGGGTTGTTGGTCAGCACGACCCAACCGGTATCAGCCCAGGTAGCGCCTTCTTCAACGAATACGAACGCATTAGCAGTGACTTCAGACGGCTCATCGAAGTCGGCAGAACGAGTCCACTCACCAGACGCAACAACGTAGATACCGTTGGTTGCATCACCGGTTTCAACATCACCGCCCTGACCCGCAACCAACACGCGGTCACCAGCCTGAAGGGTCACACCGTCAACAGTCTGAACGCCGCTCAGAGTAATGGCGGTTGTCGCCATTGCACGGACGGATGCCTTAACATCCAGACCATTAGTAGCAGCAGTCACCTTATCATCGACGTACTTCTTGTGGGTCAGAGCATAATCACTGACCGGAGTGTAGCTGGTCGGAACCAGCACTTCACCAACACCCTTCGGCGCGAGATTCAAGTTCAGATCGGTATCGGTACCGATTGCAGAAATAGTCGGGCTGGAACCGGATGCGGCATTACCAACCAGAACGTGGTTCACTGCATTGGCGTCGCCGGTAGTTTCAACAACAAGCACGCCAGCGGTGTCCCGCAAAGCGCCCATATATTCATAAGCAAGGGTCGAACCACTGCTTACCGCAACCTTGTACTGTTCACCGAGTGAAAGTACCCGACCGTTTCCAGCGGCACTACCAACGATGATTTCGCCTTCAAGTAGGCGAATCTGTTTAGCCTTAAGCATAGACATTTATCGAGTCCTCCGAATGGGTTATTCCCTATAAAAAATAATCAATTCATCTCCTTGTTCTAACTCATAACCTTCAGTGCTTGGGTTAAAAACGAGATTCGGTTTGTTAAACGAAAAGTGCGTCGTCTCCAAACCGTTGATGGTAACCGCCAATACTTCCAGAATTTCATCTGGAAGCATAAAAGTGGTCTGCCCATCCAGAGGATAGGCATAAATTTTCTTGTACCTTGCGAGAGCTTCTTTATCGATCCCAATGACAATTTTCTTTTGTGGGGTTGGATGAATACCGCTATCAGCATCAACCACGTCAATGGTCACACCTTCCCCGGCTTCGAGGGCGCGCATAACAACAACGCCGCGCTTGAGATCAAAGCGGTCAACAACGTTTGCTACTCGTCCTGGCGCGTCCGGACGAGTAGCAATAAATGAGGATATGAAATGGTCTGTTAAGTATTTGTCCGCCATGGCATCCCCAGTCCCACTATAATCCCAGGTATTTATCATATAGTTGTATGACTGAGGACTACGGCTTTATTTGGCAAATCCAATACCCGTAATTAGATTACCGGCTACCATCTTAAATCGAACAAGAATGATATTGTTCGAAGAGTTGGTAGAGGACTGGGTACCCAGCGAACAGATATAGGAACCAGTAGTACCGTTCATCGCAGTACCGACCGCGCAACCATTACTCCCATTACCGCCAGCAACCGTGTTGTCACCAGGGACACCGACACCAGTATAAAGACCAAACATATTCCACCAACCATTTGTGGTATTGGTAGTGTCAGTAATACCAGGGAGCTTCACCCAACACCCCGAGTATGTCCCATTAACAACAATTTTGAACTGCGATACTGCACTACGACGGAACATAAAGGTCACGTACTGTGTTGCATCCTGTGTAAAACTATAATCAGGACCAACCGGTAAATATGTTGAATAATCAGTAATTTCATGCTTCAGCACACCAGCCACCACCGCAGCATCATAAGAAGCAAGGGTACTGGAAGAATTCCAATCCGGAGCGGTTAGTGATCCCTTGTTATCTGCCGGGGTATCCCCTGAATTCATAACAACACGACCGGCATTGGTTTGCGCCCCGGACGGTATTGTGCCCAAGGTGGCATCAACATAAATCGACATCTCCATAACTGGACCTGAGGTATTAGCAACAGGCGTCCCCGACATTACGTTAACGATCTTCGAAGTATTAGCCCAGTTTCCATCTACCGCCGCATTGCGCCCACGACAACGAATGTTGCCATTTGTGTGAACGGTACCACCAACGGTAAACGTCACATTGGAAACAGTTTGTGGTGACATCCCCGAACTAAAAATCGTCGGTAGACCATTTTGCCCAGGATCAAGGTTAACTTGCGAACCAAAATTCGTAGTGGAAGATATTTGAATAACCCCATTCGCCAGATATGTTTTTCCGGCAAGGTTCGACACTGTTGCGCCACACTTCAGGGTTGCCCCCGCATTGTAGTGTGGAACGCCACTTGAATAAGCGAGAGTGCCAGGGGTGCCTTCCGTCAGAGTAAGACCCGATGCAACCGGAGCAGTGCTGAAATCGTCATAAACGAAAACTGCTTCATTTGTAGAACCAGTTTCACTGTGGATAAGTGCAAACTTATTAATACCAGCAGTAACCATGGTACTAACCTTGGCATCCAAATCCTGCCAGAAGCCGGGCTTATCCACCGGATATGCATCATCGCGACTTACTACAAGACTACCAAAGGTGCCAACATTCGACCCGGTAGTTAATGTCACCGTACCAGTCGGAGTTCCATTGACGTGAGCGGTTAGCTGTCCAGTAGTCCCGCTCCCAAACGATGTAATAATTGCCGAATCAACTGAAGATGTCCCGACACGAGTAATCTGAGTACCCGCAGCCGGTGCCGTTGATCCAGTGAAATTGGTCACACCACTTGACAATAGAATATCTGACCCACCACGGATTGTAGCACCATTACTGATACTAAGTATTTTAGAAGACAAATCGGCGGGCTTCGATGGTATCAACAACCCAAGTATCTCATTCAAATCATCAATAGCATCAGAATATGTCGTAGCCCCTGCTGCCCATGACGTGATGGCGCCGTCTGCAAAAGTTCCATCGGTTGGGGTCTGAAGCTTGTTTGATGCACCCGACGCCAATGTATCAACGTAAGCCTTTGTCGCTACCGAATTCAGAGCGGTTACTTGATACGTTGCAGGAACAACAAGCTGTCCAGACCCCTTTGGTCCAATACCAATATCAATATCGGTATCCGCGCCTTGCGCAAGGAATTCGAGCGCAAACCCAGTTGGGGAGTTGTTGAATTGGAAGTAATTGATGGAATCATTGTACCCGTCAATGGTGATCACATCTTGCCCGGCGGCATCTTGGAGGCGCACCGTCCCACCAAGCGCACTATTGCTGATCCCACCCCGTAGGATAACATCTGCGCCATTCCCCACATCACCATTACCGCCGATCAACAGCAACGGTTGCGCAGGATTTGTACCCCCCGTGCTGTCACCACCCCCAACGTATGTCGTCGCACCAGGGATAGCAGTAATAATGCCATACCCAGTGCCGCCGTCACCGATCCGAACCCCGCCGAACCCTTTCGGATCAAGTATTATCGTTGTATTGGTATCAATACTATCTGCGATCAAGCGTATCCCTTCACCGCTTGGCGCGTTCTCAACTACCAAATGATTTACTTTAGGTCCGCCTGCGGCGCTATCCCGCACGACAATAACATCTGCTCCATCGGTATCCTGAATTCGGACAGAACCAGGGGTTACACCAGCACCACCACGAATTTCCACATCTGAAGTGATGCCACCATACAGCGACAACGTAGTCGCGCCGACAATTGGACCGTCCGCAATAATAGATTTTCCGCTGGTTGGCTTTAAACGGATGTCTACCGGTGCCGACGCAGTACCATATCCTTGAAGTTGTACTTCCCCATCGGCATTGGTAATCAGCAACCCCTCATCCGCAGTCGCAGTAGTACCCTTTGTGACACGGAATATTTTCTGCCCATCGGAACTGATAACGACCGAACCAGTTTCGAGCGCGGTATCTACAAAAGTATTTCCATCGGTGGTATCTTCTATTTTGGTTGTTAACCCACCACCCCCGGACACACCCTTTGTTCCGGTATAGCGATACCCAATAATATAAATGTCATTCGTATTAACCGCAGTCGGGACATTATTCGGAAAGTGAAGAACACCAGCCGCATAATCGAATACCCACTCTTCATTCGTCGCAAGTGGATTCAATAATATACCGCTTGCATTCGGATCACCCGCATACACCTGAACGGCATATGTAAAATGTACCGATGGGGCAATCCAGTCCTTCAGACGAGTGGTGTCCGAGATTGCCGCCACAATATCTGTCACCGCAACCCACGTGTGCTTCCCCGCCACGCTTGGATCATCCTTACACTGTACTGCATTTATTCCAGTGTACACCGTTACAACACCATCAGTTGAAGCAGGCGCGATTGCTGGTATCAGGGAGCTTTGGGCATAAACTTCGTGTGCGAACACCTGAATAGGAGACGCAAAGATTTCATTCGGACCAGCCTTACCAGTGGTATCAGTCTCGGTAACACCATAAGCAATCTTTTTCCAGAGGAAATCAGTCTTTTTTTGATCAGATATTGCCATCTTTACACCTTCTTGAAAGACAGTGCCGTAATAGACTGTCCGGAAGTAAGCTTAAACCGAACCAAAATAATGTTGTTGGTCGCATTGGTTGAGGTTTCAGTACCAAACGTTGCTGTATAAGTCCCAGCATTTCCATTCATAACCGATCCCAATGCACATCCAGACGATCCATTCTGTCCGGGAACACCGTTACCATTATATAGCTGATACATGTCCCACCAACCATTGGGGGCAGTTCCAACGGCAATCCCTGGCATCTTCACCCAACACCCAGTATAGGTGCCGGTGACTTGAATTTTGAACTGTGACACGGCGCTACGACGGAACATAAAGGTCACGTATTGGTTTGCTGCGCCAGATGACCGATCTATTCCAACCGGGAGATACCCCGTGCTGTAATTAGTGACATCATGCTTCAAAACACCACCAACAACCATTGCTTCGTGATCCGCTGCCGTAACGGTCGATACCCAGTCAGGTACCGTTAAGGATGCCTTGTCATCAGCCGGGGTATCACCGGTTGCCATGGTGACACGACCAGCATTTGTCTGGGCACCGGACGGGATCACACCCATAGTGGCATCCACCGGGATCGACATTTCAATAACCGCCGAGGACGGCGAACCCGACATAACGTTGATCTTTGTAGCAATGGCGCTTGCGGCGCTATCTGCTGCTGCATTACGGGCTTTTACCGAAATCTGCGATGTGGCATGCACCGTCCCAGACAAGGTAACCGTCTGCGTGAAACTCTGCGCTGCCATGTTCTTCGAGAACTGGGCGGGTAAACCACCAGCGCCAGGGTTTACATCAACCTGTGCGGAAACCGCCGGGGACGATGTGATTTGCAGAACACTGGACCCGAGATAAGTTTGCCCAACCAAGCCGGATACCGAGCCAGAAATCGTAAGAACGGCGTTGGCGTTGTAGTGTGGTACACCGCTCGAATATACCATAGTACCCGGTGTGGTTTGGACGACTGCCGTACCAGACAAAGTGGGGGCAGTCCCGAGGTCATCATAGACCACGACCAGCGAATTAGTCGTTCCGGTTTCGCTGTGCTGCATCTTGAGGCTGTTCACACCAACTAGCAGCGTCCCATTGATATTGGCGTCCAAGTCTTCCCAGAACCCAGGGGTAGATGACGGATAAGCACCATTGCGTGTAATCTGCAAGCTGCCGTTGGTCCCGGTATTGTCGGATGAATCAAGCGTGATCTGTCCCACCGCAGTTCCGTTGACCATTGCCGTAAGAGTGCCGCTATTACCGCTTCCAAAACTGGTCACAGCATCCGTCGATACCGATGCGGTACCAACACGAAGCACCTGGGTTCCTGCCGCTGTGCCAGTGGTGGCATTGTCGGTCACACCAGACGCCAACAGAATGTTCGAACCCCCACGAGTATTCACAGCAGACGAAATAACCAACATCTTAGTGGACAACGCAGGCGGGGAAGGTGGGAGAAGCAGACCAAGAATTTCATTCAGGTCATCAACCGCGTCACTGATCTTTGTTGTCCCAGCGATCCAAGTTTTCACCGCCGGGTCTTTACCAGCGCGTCCATCAGTCAACGAGCCATCAGTTGGAGTATCAATGAATTGTGATCCGCCGCCGGATGCTGCCGCATCACGCCAGAAAAGGTTTCCAAGACCATCGGTCGAAAGAACCTGATTTTCAGACCCATCCGCACTCGGGAAAGTAAACCCATTGATGATCACCTTACCCGGACCCACACCACCGGTCCCGGCACGAATAACAACATTCCCGCTGTTGGTTGACGATCCGGTTTCTGGTGTGAACCCATTACCACCTTCAAGAACTAAATCGCCTGCATTTTCAACATCAGTACCATCACCACCTTTAAGCTTCAATTCACTGCCGTAGAACGCTTGAATTGCCCCCGGTCCAGTACCATCAATTTCAACATACCCAGTGCCACGCGGGTTCAAAATGATGTTTTCAGCATCCTCGCTGTAAATCTCATAACCATTAACGCCTAGATCACCACCAAGCTTTGGCGCGATGTCCTCTACAACAGAACCAATACCCGCACCGCCGCCGCCAGCACCGGACACCTGAATACCCTTGGTCGCGCTGAGCTTGATGTAAAGTGGCTTTGCATTCGCAGGCTTGGATGCCGTCAAGGCACCAACACTGTCTAGATAAATGAAAGCGCCGTCAGTACCGACCGTGCTTAAATCCACATCAACTAAACGTCCAATTGGGCGATACGTAAAGTTTTCTGGACCCGGAATGCCGATTGATGAGACAAAACCCACAATACGCTGAACTGCATCAGTCGCAGCAGTTGCCTTTTCATAACCGGTCGGAGTCAGTATCAGGGGATCATTTACCGCGAAACCATGCCCTGGCTGTATAACAGGGACATACGTAGTAATCTGATTACGAAGACGAAATCGACTTTCTATTTGCTGCGTCACATAAGGAGATACAAGATCACTGATGTTATGGAACACCGGCAATCCATCATCAGAAAGTTCAGCGACGAAACAATCAAAATTCCCAGGCGAACTCGCCCCACCAATTCCGGAACCAGTTTGTACCGGGTCCACGAACAAGTTAAAACGATCAACGTCTTCAACTACGCATTTGACATAAGCATCAGATTGCGTGGTATTATCAACTGATACAATTTTTAATCCGAATTTTTCATTCCCGAAAATAAGCCAATTATCAACAGTAATATCAAAGCCATTAAAAGTAAATGGCGTTGTGGTCGCATGACTGGAATGAGACTGAGCCTCAACCGTCATTTCAACTTCCCACTGATATGGCATCCCAACCCACGGGTCTCCCGTCGCATCATCGGTAGTCCAAAATGCGACGGGATTAATGGAGGTGACCTCAACTCTCAGACATTTAGGCGGACGAATAGCCATTTACGTGTCCTCTTTAGAAGAAGAATACTGCTTTGAACTCACCATCATTGATGGTACCGTAGTTCGCGGGTGTACTGGTTGCTGTCAAGAACATCTGAGCGCCATCGTATTCAAGATCGGCAATAGAAGTCGAATTGCGTTGCTGATAACGAGTTCCCGATGTTGATGTTTTACCCCAGAAAGTTGCCAGCACAGGAGTAGAACCGACATTATGTGTAATGGTGATGACACTACTCGAATAGGTTGCTGCCCAACCAGATGGCACCGTGAAGTTAGTTGGCACCGCCGCAACGTAGCCGACAATTACTTCATACTTGGTCAGTCCACCGCTACCACCCGATGCCACCGCCACATTAGCAACACCAGAGCCGCCATCGGTTACCGTGACCGCAGAGCCGGTGAAGTTAATAGTGGTGGCACCAGCAACAATAGACGTACCATCCTTCTTAACATCTACACCGCCCGTGCTTGGTCCACCGCCATTGGTATCCCATGTAAAAGCAGAACCAGTCCATTTCAGGTAAGTATTAGTGCCCGTTGGGGCGAGGCTGGTTAACGCACTCGTACCATTACCAAGGATCAGGGCGTTGGCTGTGAATGTGGTCGCACCGGTACCGCCCTTCGCAACACCCAGCGTACCGCCAATGTTGTTCAACGACAGGTTGGCTTCATTGACATCAACCGAAGCAGCAGTCAACACAGCCCCAGTGCCACCAGTGACCGATACCTTATTTGAACCAGCAGTCAAATTAGCTCCGGTCGGCGCCCCACTAGCAGCAGCCCATGTAAACGCGGAACCATTCCACTTCAAATAAGTATCTGCGGTAGTTGGCGCAGCGGTTGCGCTGATACCACCCGTCCCATTTCCAAGCAACACACCATTAGTGGTGAGTGTTGTTACACCCGTACCACCCTTTGCAACACCCAGGGTGCCACCAATGTTGTTGAGAGCCAAATTGGCTTCAACTACATCAATATCAATTTCATTATTTGTCGTATCATCGGCAACCGAAATCTTAGTAGACCCTGCATTGATTTTTTTGAATTCAAGGGTACCGCCATTTACTTGTTTGAACACACCAACACCAGAATTTCCGATGTTAGATGCGGATGCCGATGCGGTTACCTCTGCCCATTCAAACGCGGTTCCGTTCCAATGCAGATAGGTATTAGAAGACGACGGAGCCACAGTGGTGGTCAATGCATTCGCACCATTACCGATCACAACACCATTGATCGTAAAGGTAGCAACACCAGTACCGCCCTTATTGACGTTCAACGTGCCACCCAGGTTGTTCAAGCCGATATTGGCTTCCACAACATCAACCGTCACATCATCAGTTGTGGTGGCAACCGAAACCTTGGACGAAGCCGCCTTCAGTGTACGGAATTCCAAAATACCCGCATTTTCTTGCTTGTATATCGCAGACCCAGTACCAACGTTGTTTGCACCGGACACGTCACCCGTACCACCCGACACAGTAGCAAATTCCAGCCCGGTGCCATCCGTCTTCACACGAACATACTGACCAACAGCGCCAGTGTACGAAGACGGCGTATCGGTCAGACCCAGGAACGTAGTCGCACCACCGGTCGCGGAAACTGCCTTGGCAATCCACTTGCTGGTTGCGGTATCCCAGGTAAGAACATGCTGATCAGTCGGAGAAGCTGCATTGACATCCGCGAGGTCATCGAGACCAACCACACGCCCGGAAAGATCGCTGTAAAGACCGCTGGTGGCGACCGCAGCAAAGTTCGGCTTGTTGGTAAGATCAGCATAGCTGCCAGTCTTAGCGACATTCGCCGCGCCCGACAGATCATTGATGCTCCCAGTGGTTGCAACAGTTGCCAACGCAGTAAAATCCAGTCCAGTAGCCCCGCTATTGACGGTCACTACTTTATTGGCATGCCCTGTATACGCAGTCGGGGTATCCGTAAGCCCAAGGAAATCAGACGAGCCAGAACCACCCGTTGCCGAAATTGTTACTGTAGTACCATCGCTTGCCAGGGTGACATTAGAACCCGCAACCAGCGACTTGAAGTTCAAGGTCGCGCCAGTTTTCCCAGCATAGAGACCTGTACCAATACCTAGATTTGCACCATCATTGGCTTCACCACCAGAACCACCAGAGCCAGGGGTCGCCCAGGACAAATTCCCAGCACCATCCGTTGCAAGGAACTGACCATTGGTGCCGTCTGCCGAAGGCATCACTAAACCATTCAGGGTAACGGTGCCCTGTGCTGTCAGATTGGTAAAGGTGCCAGCGGCAGCAATAGACCCACCGATGATCGCACCATTAATAGTGCCGCCGGTAATGGATACTGCATTGGCATTCTGGATTGCCATTGTACCAAGACCAAGCACCGACCGAGCGCCAGCCTGATTGGTAGTGACATCAACACCAAACCCACCATTTGCAGCAGAAAGCGGTCCACCGCCCAATGCATTGCGGTCGATATTGGCTTCAACAACATCAACCTCAACGGTCCCACCGGTATTACCAACAGTTACTTTGTTGCTCTTTGCAGCAAGAGAGCGAATTTCAATATTGGTGCCGCTCATACCCTGGTAAATCGGAGTACCGGAACCAACGCTGACACCATTGTTCACTTCACCCGACCCACCAGAGCCAGTAACGGTTGACCAGTACAGTGCGCCAGCACCATCCGTGGTCAATACTTGCCCATTGGTGCCATCAGCGGACGGCCATGCCATCCCATCAAGAACAACTTGACCAGAACCATTCGGGCTGATGTAGATATCACCGTTACTTACCGATGTAATAGCATGACCATTTACATCAAGATCACCACCAAGCTGCGGCGCAGTATCGGAAATTATCGACGCCATACCAGACCCAGAACCGTCAATTATAACTGCATTCGACGTTTCGGTAATCGTAATATTCGAACCGGCTTTGATGCGCTTGAATGGCAAATCGGTTCCGTTCTTAGTCCCAACTATACTTACACCATCACTTTCGGTACCAAGTGCCGATGTGGTATTTGCCTCACCCACATCCGCCGAAATCGTGATCACACCCGCATCTTCACCAACCGAAATCGACCCACCACCCTGGATGGTCTTAAACTGCATTTGTCGATCAACAACACCCGAAAACACGGCAATACCAGATGCACCAACGTTCGTACCACCAGTAATATCACTGGAAGCATCAATTAAGATGCTATTGGCATTCTCGGTCAGCGTGACGTTCGACCCTGCTTCAAGCGTGCGAAAATTCAGCACTGCACCAGCTTTGTCGCGGTATATTGAGCGGCCAGTACCCAAATTGTTACCAACATTCACTTCGCCAGTTGACGCGGCGCTGATAATAATTTCCTGTCCGTCCTGGGTGATTGAAATGTTGGCACCTTCAGTCAAACGCTTAAACTGAAGATTGGAACCATTCTTCCCAGCGAAGATTTCCGCTTTACCGGCGCCAGCAATTCCGAGATTCAAACCATCGTTGGTTTCAGCCGTGGTGTGGATAACAACATCACCACCAACCTGTTCTACCGAGATTGCACCAGTGCCTTTAATATTACGAAACTCAAGGGCAGACCCGGTTTTTTGCGCGAATAGTGCCGCGCCAGTACCAATGTTCGATGCATTGGTTATCCCTGTGCTGTCAATGGTGATCGAATTTGGACCAACAACTAGATCGATATTGTTTCCAGCAATAAGACTTTTAAACTGAAGGTCTACGCCAGATTTTTGCGCGAACAATCCAACACCAGTTCCAAGATTAGAAGCAGTGTTTACTTCACCACTCGTCCCCTGGGCAGCCGCCGAAATCACAATCTTCTTCTGGGAAGTTGCAAAAAGATTTTGGTCAGCATCAACTACTTGAATAGAAATACCGGGACCAGCTTCCAAACCACGAAGAACAAGAAAACCACGGTCGGGATCAAAGCGATCTACGATATCAATGCCGTTGCTTTCCGATGTGGTGGATAGGACTTTATCAATCATATGTGCGTCTCCCGGTAAATATTCGATCCACCTCTTATTTAGTTGAACCAACGAATCCAAAAAACCTAAGGGGTGGTTTTCACCACCCCTTAGATACTTATGTATATCGTAGACCCATCAATCGTACTGCACCCGTCTGGCGCAATGCTCGGGACACATACTCCGAATATAGCAATCTGTTTGGGGTACCTGCTATGATTTGGTCAGCCTCCGGGTTAAAACATCCTGTGGTGGCATTTGCAACAATCCAATCATGTATTTCTTGGACATAGGTTGCAGTGGTCCCAATATCATATTTTTGAAGACGAAGGGCAACAACACCAGCAACATGCGGCGTTGCCATACTCGTACCGCTCATTCGAGTACCGTATCCCTCCATCATTGCCGACGCACAAATATCGTACCCCGGCGCAACCACATCAATCATCGTACCATAATTAGTGGACTCCCAAAAAGAGTCATACATATCAGCACGATCAACCCCAATATTAGCATTACCAAACGCACACGCTGCAACCGTAATTGCACGTGCAATTTCCGCCGGGTATTCATCATTCCCAGGAGCATCCAAATTTAACCCACTATTACCGGCGGCAGCACAAACGACGATCCCATTGTTGATACAACTATCCACCGCAACATTCAGAGCAGTATCGTCTCCACCAAGACTAAGGTTCATAACCGAGGGACGTTTATTTCCCGAGGAAATTTTTGCCAAATGATGGGTTAAGGCAGCATCAATACCATTAAGTACAGATTCATAAGTTGTTGATGATGATGAATCAAACACACGACATACCTGAATAGTCGCACCCTTTGCAACCCCGAAAAACGAACTCGCAATTATCGACGCAACATGCGTCCCGTGTCCGTTCACATCAACCCCATACGCTTCATCACCCACCGTGCGATAACTGTCATGCAACATATTATAACGTCCGGAAAATTGGGTTATCGGTGCCAACCCAGTATCCACCACATAAACATCAACACCAGACCCATCCCTAACATAGAAATAATCCGATGTACGAGGGTATTCGTCACCGGTTGGTGCCAGCCATGCCGTTGGCATATCAGTAATCTTACGGCGACAAATACGAGCAAGTCCCCAGTTACCACCCCATCCATTGGAAAGAAGCGAAATATTCTGCGTCGGACCACCTTCCAAGGTCATGACGTGCGGTTCAGTACCGTGGCTCACGGTACCCAAACTCACAATAGTACCCGCCAGTTTGATCGAATACGTGCGTGTGTCGTTCTGAACACGAACCGCAATATCAGGGGGACATTCGATGACAATATGCTGATATAACGCACCATAGTCGTTGACGATATCCGCCCCTAATGAGGTAAGATAAGGCAGGTATTCTGCCTTATCCACACCCTTCTGCATTACAACAATGTACCGCATGGATTACATCCAATTCCGAGTGCTATATTTGATAACAGGATCATCACCCGTCGCAGTCGAAGTATATTGAAGATTAATCAGACTACCAACACAGGTGACACTAATAGTCACACCGATTGTTCCCCCTACATCAACCCCGGTATCGACCAATGCCACGGTTGACCCAGTACGAGCAATAAGCAATGTGCCCGTGCGAGCAGACGTTCCGCGAGAAATTGAGTAATCGACATACAATGCAGTCGCCTCAATTGCCGCAATCGTCGCAGCGGTAATTTGATTGTCATTGAGGTCAACAGTAGTCAATCGACCATAAGTCACCCCACCAAGGATCACGACACCAGTAGAAGCACCACCAGTACCACCATCAATAACAATATTTCCGGAATTAAAAGACCCCGACCCTGCGCCACCTTGCAGAATTAGGTCACCCGCATGACCGCTCTGCCCGGCGCCGCCCTTGACCGTCAAATCAAACGTCGGATCAGGTTCCAGGGCGCCAACCGAAGCCCCACCAAATCGTACCTGTCCAGTACCATCCGGAGCAAAAACTATATCCTTGTTCGAGGTGGAAACGATGCGGTAATCACCAACATCCAAATCACCACCCAACACCGGAGCCGTTTCATTCGTCAACCCAGAAACAACAATAGTCCCGGCACCGGTCGAATTTGTCGTATAGACCGATGACCCAATGAGATAGACTTCAATATTGTTGGTCGAAGTTGCCGTTAGATTAATAATAGACGAGCCAAACACCTCTACCAGGGAATACAATCCACCGAAGTCGAAGATAGCCTCGTTATCATTCAAAACCAAACTATTGAACTGGCTATTGAAGATATTTACCTTCACGCCCGCAATAGTTACCGTTGCTGGGCTGATATGCCCGCTGATGCGAATACGATCACGCCCCGCACCATCGCCATATATTTCGGTTCCGGATAGATCAGAACAATTCTCCATAATTACGGTCATCGGGAATGCAACGGGAGTCACACGATCTGCCGCAACATGTTCAATAGCAAGTCCAGAGTCGGCAAAATCAATGTTCTTTAGAGCAATCACACCACCTTCGGTATGATCAATCGTCAATGAAACCGGAGCATAACCACCGCCACCGTCACTCCGACGAATAATCGTATGAGCCGTAGTCGTACCAAAAACACTCACATTCGGTTTAAGAACAAACGACACATCCTCATCATACAAACCGGGTCCGACCAACACTGCGTACTGATCAATCATCGTTGCATCCGAAATTGCGTCTATAGCCGCTTGGACAGTCAAGTATGGACGCCCTAGTGATCCGTCCGCTGTGCTATTATTCCCGTTCTTACCCACGTGAACAGTATGGCGGATTGCCGGAACAGTCGCACTAGCAAGCTTTGTATCAATTGCCGAAAGATGCGCAGTAATTGTCGTATCGACCGGAACGTAATTTTCAGCAATATGGTTTGTCTTGACGCCTTGACCAGTAAGAACAGAGTCAATACCAGCCAAGTGATCACTGACTGTATTCGTCGCAGCGGTGTAATTCACAGCAACATGTGAAGTGGGTAATGCCTGGGCAGTCAACTTGGCATCAATACCCGTGAGGTGCGCCTTCAGATTGTCACCAGACACCGTATAATTGATCGGGGTGTACGTAGTTGCAAAATCGTTTGCTGGAATGGCATCAAGGATATCCACGGTGGCTGCGCCGCCGAGAAGCCCACCGTTCTGCTGGAACATCTTATAGGTTGAACCATCAACGCGGAAACTATTGGCTGGACCGCTGAAGACCCCAGACACGCTGGAACCGAAAATGCCGCTCGGGGTGCCGATGCTGGTATCCACCGCCGAAGTTACAGTCATTCCAGAAATCTTGCTGTTCTTAATCGCGCCAAACGACTTGACCGCCACCAACGCATTGAACACCGTATCAGACACGTCGTACAGACGACCTTCCGTCACCGAAATCTGATCGCCAGTATAGACATTGTGGAAATAGAGTCCTACCTCACTGGTCTGGGTGCCCGAAATGGTGCCAAGTACACGCGCATTAACCAAGCACACATCGACCGCCGACGCCGTAGCAGACGGGCTAAACACGATATTACCAGAAACAGTCACCCCATTCGCAGCGGCACTGCGATCCTGACCCGCAGTGACTTCACCATGCCCTATGATGCTGAAGCATGGACGAAGTTCCGACGACAGAACGGTAGCCCCATCCGTGTTGATTACGATGTTGCGCGGAACTGTTGGTGCAACCGCATCCCCCAGGGTCCACGGACCAAGCCCGAACAGGGTCACAGTGCGCCCGGCTGGAACCGACAGGTTCTCGTTGTAAATACCCGGAGCGATATGTACCAACCACCGCTTATTTTGCTCAGCAGCAGTTTTAGCGGTAGCGCCAATCACGTCCAGAGCCTTTTGGATAGTCAAGTACGGCGCATTAGCATCACCGGTATTGGCATCACTACCGTTCTTGTCCACGAACACCACTTGCTGATAGCGCACCAACCCGGTGTTTGACGCCAGAACCGCAAGCTTAGAGTCAATCCCAGCCAAATGACCTGGGATAGTATCTTCGGTGATGTTGTAGGAAGACGGACTGTAGTTGGCCTTAATGTCAGTACCCACACGACCATAGAACGAGCGTGTACCGGTCAAAACGTCCGCAGCCGGATTGCGTGCTACGTCATTGAGAACGTAGGAGCATGCACCAGTTTTGCTAATGGCACCATAGGTTCCATCGGTCTGAACCAAACTTACATTATCAAGCGTCAGGCGGTTACCGATGGCAGTACCGACCGGTGCGTTCGAAACAATAGAATTGCCCGCGAATTTGGCAATACGACCCACGTTGCGCAGAGTCAGCATACCAGCTTCATGGGTCACCACGCCGATTTCAGCGCAGTTCTCAACGATAGTGACGGCACTTTCTTTCTTGGTGGTGATGCGGGCATTATTGTTTTCAATATCGCGGATGATCACCTTCTGATCGCCTGACAACTCCACCGTGGCATTGATATCCGCCTGGAAATAAATCTTACCAGCAACAGTGCTACTATCAACCTTCACCACGACCTGTTCAGCGCCATCAGTACGATTGATCACGCAATCAGTGAAAATAATGTCAGTCGTGTTATTGATCCACAACGCATTGGCACCGGTATTGATCAAGGACATATTTTGAACGGCAAAGCCGTTACTCAATGAACCTGATATCACCAGACGACCATTCAGAATAACCTTGCCCATACCAACAAGATAAAGAGCCTTGTTGTTTACCGACACGTTTTCAATATAGGTACCTGGGTGGACAATAATGACCGAACCAGTGGTTGCTACCGCAGTGGCTTTTCCAATAGTCAAATAGGGGTTGGTGAACGTACCAGTCCCGTTGCTATCGTTACCGTTCTTTGCGACGTAGACAGCGTTCTGTGGATTGACCAATGCGGATGACGCCTTGACTTTCTTCGCCAATTCGTCCAACGCATCCTGAACTTGGGCAGGAGTTACCGTAGCAAATGCCCAATCAGTTGGCGTTGCCGGGTGATAATTGATTGCCCGCGAATACGTCAGATGGTTCAGTACCGCAGTACCAGCAATAACCAACCGAGCCGCATCCGGGGTCGAAGTCGCATCCAGATTTACCACCGAGGCACCATCACCGGTAATTGTACCGGATACTGCTGTACCAACAACCGTCAGTCCAGTTGTCCCCGCAGTCGTGATATTCCCAACCGAAGACCCACGGACAACCAAAGCGGTCATCTGACCCGCTGTATTAGCGAACGTACCGCTGCCAGTTGACGTGGTAATATCACCCACCAAAGTGCTTCCGACCACCGTTGTGGACGTACTAGCGAGTGTCACTGCACCATCGATTTTTGAGTTGATGATCGTAACAAGATCACGCCCTGCACCAATACCCGCAACTGCCAACCCACCAGCGCCGATAGAAACGCCGTTTAGGGAAAGAACAAAAGCGTTGCCGGTTGCACTGGTGTGCTGCACCGTCAGTCCGGACATACCGAGCGAGACATTGCGGAACTCGAAAGTACCACTGTCCGATATGGTCAATTGATGAGACTGATAACCGCCACTGCCGTTCTGGCGCTGGATTGTGGTCATATCGGGAGATGTTGCACAAATGCTTACAAAGGCTTTCAAGGCAAACCCGGATACTTCGTCATATGTACCCGGACCAACCATTACAACGTATTTCTTGGTAGACGATGCATCAGTAATGGAGTCTACCGCTTTCGTCACCGTATGATACGGGCTGGACATCGTTCCAGTCCCGGTGTCATCATTGCCATTTTTCGACACATATACTACAGATTCAACGGTAACAATCCCACCAGCGGAAGCAAGAACATCATCAATTGCTTGAAGATGTGTCTTCAATGCGTCGTCGGTAACGTTGTAATGGTTCGGAACAAAACCGGCACCAATATCTTCAGCATATCGCCCAAACGCAAGACGCGAACCTGTGATCGTATCGAATTGAGAAAGACGATTACAATCAGTAATAACGAACTGACACGTTCCGGTCTTCAAAATCTTACCAAAGGTAAGGTCATCCTGTTGAAGATCAACATTCTCTATTACCAGCAAATTACTACCAGATACCGGCAATGCCGAGGTGGAAATAACTGAGTTCCCAGCGGAATTCTTAACAATTTTTCCAACATTGTTCAGGCGCAACACACCATCCAAATGGCTCAAATAACCAATGACCGGACAATTAGAAACCATCGTCGTAGAGAATTCAGTTTGGGTGCGAAGGTGCATAGTTGCCCCACCACCACCATTGATCAGAATCGTCCCACCATTACCGGCACTCACAACTTCACCGACCACCGAGCAATTGTTAAACTCGACATTTCCGTTAATGTTACCACTGATATTAATTGCTACGGATGTTTCAGTGGAACGCCCAAACGAACAACCCTGGAAAACATGCCCAGAACCACTCACAATTGATAGAGCATAATCTGTAGTATTGACCACTCTGATCCCGGACATGGTGATGCCCATGACTGAACCAAGGGTGATCATACCTCGAATTTCGACCGTCCCACCGAGGTTCACAAACGTCAGGTTTGACTTTGTAACCGAAACATTCTCAGTGTAGATACCCGCTTGTACAAGAATAACCTCCCCTGAATTGGCAACTTGCAAAGCCTTTCCGATAGTCGCAAAAGGCATGGATAGAGAACCAGTCCCCGTAGAATCATCACCATTCACAGACACAACATAAGTATGAGAAAGCCCAATTTGCATTTCGTTTGGCGCAACTTTAGTATCTAGTGCTGCCAAATGTGAGTTCAAATCATCGGAGGCGGGGCTGTAGTTTGTCGGTGCGTAATTCACCAAAATGTCCACCGACTGCCCATCAAACGCCTTACGAATGCCAGTAAATACCGACGTTGTATCATAATTTACATTGATCAAGGTGTACGGGCAATCACCAGTCTTTACGATCTTACCGTAAGAAAAATCAGATTGCTGAAGGTTGATACCCTCCAACAAAAGTTTGTTGGTTGGCGCCACAAGGTCCGCCGAGCTATTGATGCTGATGCCATTTACATCCTTACCAAGCTGTCCAATGTTCCGAAGGAACAATCCGCCAGCTAAATGCTCGACCACGTTCAGTCGGGGGCAGTTATCAATATATACAGAACCGCCAACCGTATTTGCACGTACACTAGTTTCATCAGACATCACCCCGGAAACCCGAAGCGTACCACCAACACTCGTGCTTTCGATAAATCCAGTGAGTTGACCTCCAATTATCCAATTTTCACCAGAAATCGCCCCTTTCTGAGACACGGTGACGGTTGTAGTGTTGGCCCGACGATAATAGGAATTATAAGACCGAAACCCAGCAGCGCCATCGAGTTCAAGACACGGGTCTGCATTATTATCTACCTTCAAATCGAAGAAGGTGACATTAGCAGAAGTCACCGAAATTTTACCAAATATTGTCACAAGCCCCGAACCACGAAGAGTCAACGAATTGGCACTGATGATAATGTTCTCAACGTAAGTACCAGTGGCAATGACTATGGTAGTAGGTACGACTGCACTCGTTACCGCTTTTTGAATACTCTTAAACGGTTTTGTGATCGAACCATCACCGGTTGTATCATCACCAGTAAGCGCAACATAAAACACCGATGGCACATTCAGCGATGCCCAGGCAAGATGCCCCGCACTTTCCGTGGTCAGAATTTGACCATTTTGCCCATTGGTAATTGGAAATGCTTGACCTTCTAACCGTAGACCGTTGGTCGCAGTAATATTGCCGCTCTTGTTGTCGAGATTTATACCCATCAGATGCTCCCCGTCGCGCCATTGCGCAGTTTAGGTTAAGACCGCCACCCCCGTCGCATCGACAGCGGTTTAGGGGTCGCTTTAGGTATTTAGCGAGACGGCAGAAATCTGATAGTTGCTCTATAAAAAGAACGCATTTGCAATTTTTCACAGTATTTGCTTGACGTGTCAGGTGTCGTCTGTTAAATAACTCTCAGACGACAATGATAATGTCATTCTCCAAGCGGCGTGATATCGGACCTCAATTGAGGTGATCAATCCAGAGTTGGGAACGGGTGGAGCCTACCCGGTAAAATAAGTGTCCAAAAACACCGCAGTCACCGACTGCGGTGTTTTTGTATGTGGACACCTTGACGCCCATACGCCATCATGGTATATTTGTATGGTTGACGTAGCTTAAATGGCAAAAGCCGCCCCGTAGGGGGAATACAAGAGCCTGAATGGGAAAGGCGGACCCCGAAAGGGTCGGTGGGTGGTTCGTTTCCAACAGTATTCCTAGAAAACGCCGTGGCGTAAGCTGCGGCGTTTTTACTTGGTGGTCTTGACATTCTCCCGTCAACGTATATTATTCACGAGTATTCATTAGGAGACGTGTCATGGGATTGAGTGGCAACGAACGGCGCAATGGCATCTATTTCTGTGTGGATCGGTTGACCAAGTTGGCGCGTGACCTCGATACTACTGATCATGTCGCTCATTTTTCGGAAGGTGCCATTCCTCGCCTGAAGGAAATCTGTGAATCCGCGCATCTGTGGCACGCCTTCATTGGCGACCAGTCCAATTCGGCGCACTGGCTGTTCGGCTCCGAAGCTGGAAACGTGGTAACCAGCGAGTCGAATGGTCCGTGGGGCACTGCTGTCATGACCACCATGCGCGAATGGCGTGAAAGCATGTCCGATAGTGTGCTGCGGCTGGAACGTAGTGGCAAATTCAATGCCTTCGATCACTTCCTGTCCATTTCGGGGTTGTTGGGTCAGTGGTCAAAGACCGCCGGAACCATCTTCGACATTTATACCACCGCCGAAAACATGAACTATTACTTGCGCCGCTACAAGGACGGCATGCTCGCGCAGCATCATGCGCTGAACGTCACCTTGTCCGAAATCGGTGGACTGTGCTTCGGTGTATTCACGGAAAATCGCCAATTCACCCTGGCATATCTGGTGCATGAAATTGCCAAGATCGTTTACGGCGACACGTCATATAACGAGTTTCCGGAAAATCAGGACTGGGTGACCCAATGGGCGGATAAGAATTGCATCCATCACTATATGAGCCGTCCGCTGGCTGATCGATTGAATGATAAACTGTTCACGGTAGTGGCGAAGACGCATGCCCATCTGACCACGCGATGGATCAATACCGGTCGTACCCACAAGAACATTCCGTTCGAGAGAGTGGTGGCGGCGGTCATTCTGTCCGGTCGCCGGTTTGAATATGACCATCAGCACCGCGCTCTGCGCAAACTGTGCGTTGAAAACGGGTTTACCGCTGAACAGATTACCGAACTGAATGGGTATTTGCGGCGGTGCGTTCGCGACCACGAACGACGTTCGACGGATGATCGTGAACATTTCCGTCGCGATTACGACCGTCGCGAACTGTCCATTCATCAGGAATGAGGTGATTTATGACCATCCCAACCCACGAAGACTACGAACGCGCTGCCCGCGAAGAGCGGGATTGGGACAATCGCCGTAAGTATATGTGCGAAGTCCACTACAAAATCGTGCGTTGGAAGATCGCCTCCCGTGAAGGCGAACAAAATGGTCATTTCGAATTGACCGACATTGCCAGCCTGGATGCGTTCATGCAGAAGCAGAAGGTGGCGTTGTTGAATGGGTATGGCTGCACCACGACGGTGGAAACCCACGTTCGGTACGTTCCCAAGTGAGGTAAAAATGAGCGGCGATGAGGCGGACTTTCTCAAGATCGTAAAGCTTTTTGGGAACACCCCGCTTCCCAAAAAACCAAAGCCGTATCGTCATTTTCGGCGTGGACGCAACAAAGGCGGTCCCCTCTTCCCGTTCTATAAACCGGATCGGGGCGGTCCCATGATCGCCGCGTTCTTCAAGATCATCACGGATAAGCCGATCTACCGCCAGAACCAACGGCGGGTATTTGTGCGGATCACACGCTTGCAAGAGCAGTATGTGATCACCGTACTTCCGGAATACGCACCCACGCGACTGTCCCTGCTGATCACCGAGACGGATCAAGCCGTATTCGTGACACAATGGGAAGAGGACGCCACGAAACGCTATGGTAAAATCCCGGCGGGTAACAAGTTTTTCGAAGATGCACGACGAAACGCCAAGTCATTTTCTTCAACGGGTGATGTCGCCGGTCAAGCTACTCGGATGGCTGACTTTGTTCTTCAAGCTATCGGACTATTCGTCAAGTATGGCGAAGTCGAATAGTTGACAAATACAACCACAATCTGTATAGTCAAGTTAAATTTGGAGGTTCCCATGCCAATCTTGCCATATGATCATCCGCATCGTAAAGCAATGAACTCGCACGAGCGCAAACACTGGGAACTCTTCCTGCGCAACGGACGCTGGGGCACCTGTGTGGATTGCCCGATGGACAGCGACGGAAAGCAATATCCCGAACTATGCGAACATACCGCCCGCAGCGACCATCACTTATCCATTGAAGCCTTGGTGGAACGCTACCGCCGCACCGTACCGAAAGAATAATCGCCATGAACGTTCAGGACGAAATCAAGAAAATCCTCGGCGCCGACATTCCGTGGCGTGCGAAGAACCGCAATCTCCATTTGCTCGCCTACGAGTGCCGCGACAACAACGATATGGACGGCTACGCCGCCGTGCTGGACGCAATTCCCCAGGTAATCAATGACCAAGATCGTCCGTGCCACTTCCAGCCCTACCGGGCGTTCAAGATCATGTACGATGTGGACCAAAACGGCACCAAGGTCTTGATGTGCAAGGAAAAGCACGCCACCCGAATGTTCGACGTGTCCACGCCCCTCAACTTCGCCAACGCCTGCCTGATGCTGGTGGACGAACGCCTGGGCGAAGGCTGGTACGCCCAGAGCGCGCCGTATCTTAGTGGCACGCTTGATCCCCTGATCGAAGTGTTCCTGCGCCAACTGGCGCACAAGCCCTACATCATGGAGGTTCATGCGGACTTGGCACCGCGCGACCTTTCGGCGCTGTGGACCAACGACGACTACCAGTATATCCGTGGACACCAAGCCATTGGGTCTGGTGCGCTGTTTCAGTTCATGACTATGGTGGTGAATGAGACGAACGAAATCAGCCAGGATATGCCGGGCTGGCATTTCAACAACAATCTCGTGGCGTTTCTCGGCTACATGATCCACGCCATCAACAGCGACTATGATCCGGCGCTATACGACGCCATGATGAAGTTGAATGACCGTAACGCCATGGTCACCCGGATCATCAACAATTTATCCAAGAGTCATGAAGAACGGGTTTGTGATCTGTTGGAAGTCGCAAACTCGAATATTCTCAAAGCGGGGCGTTTGGCTTTCGACTTCTTAGAGGAACGGAAGAAATACCAGTACGAACACGTCGAAGTCGAGACGCTGGAAGTCGCAAGCTTCGAACCGTAGAAAAGGGGGCTTTCGCCCCCTCTTCTTTTACACATTTGGATACGGTCCCGATGGGACGAAGCTGCTCGTGTACCGAGCCACGCCCTTGGTGATGCGAAGTTCGTCTATATTACCGTTTAACTCAGATTCCCACGATGGGTACAGTTCAGAGCCAAGCAACAATTCATTTTTACCAATCACCTCATCAGACGGTGTTACATTGTTAGAACCGGTTGGTTGAAGCACCCCGTCAATAAAGAGGTAAAAACTGCCGTTATAGCGACATGCCGCGTAATGATGCCATTCACCCAATTTGATCGTGGGTGGTTCGGTACAGCCCAAGCCTGCCCATTGCAATCCACCATTATTTTTCACATACATGAAATTAATATTCACCTGACCGCTGTTTGGATCATCACCTACCTGTTGATTATATATGTAGAATGTCCATCCGTAGTCAGTCCCCATTTGCTTTGCGCAACTGACCATGATGGAACGGCGATTACCATTATAAGATTTCGCCCATCCATTTATCTTCACCCATCCTTCAATGGTGAAATTCCCTGTTCCGAAACTATACATAACTGGACGCAAATTCTTGTATTGCGCATAGTCACCAGTACCATCAAATTTAAGTGATGCGGTGCCATACTTGGTGCTTGACGTATCAACAACCGCATTACCATACAATGCAACATCAGCACTGCTTTGATCATTAAGATCATCGGTGAACGGCAGGCATAATCGGCAATGCTGCCAATTCGGGTCAGAACTACCAATTGGTTGAATAGTAGATGGCGCCGTAAAATTACCAGTATATTTCGCAACACCAATATAGATGCGGAAATCATTGATTAACAGGTTTGCGTTACTACTATTACCGCTTAGTAAGATAGTCCCGGTTTCTTTGGCTGAATATACAGAACCACTAAATGTACCAGATGTAACAAGAACCCCGTCAATGAAAATACGCCATGTTGAGCCTTGGCGAGTTGCAGCCAAATGGTATCGACGGTTCATTTGCCATGTGATCGGGTAATTACACACCTGACCATGACTACCACTCGGTCCTGCCGCACCGAGATATAGGTTGTTACCATTCAAATCAAATTGAAATGGTGAGTTTTGGTTATCAAGTGTCCACTGAGTGATGATTGAAGACCATGCTTCAGGAGTGCTGAAAAACGTAAAGTGTCCTTCTATAGTCCAATCACTTGCACCAACGCGAAGATCATAACGCGAGGTGGCTGAGTACCCGACATAACCGTTTGTGAAGGTACCACTGTACAGTCTCGCGCCTTTGCCCCCAGCAAGACCCCCATCTACGATGGTTGGACCCCCATTGCTCCACTCAATGGTTTTGCCATACCACCGATCATCACGAAGATAAGTATCGGTTGGTGAACCATCGAAATGCACCAATGTAGACACCGATCCAATATTAGTGTCATTTGCTGCCTGGACGGTCATTGAGAACGCACGATCTACATTTCCACCCTTTCCATCAGATGCACGTATAGTGAAATTCGCAGTTTCGACCAACAGCGGTGTCCCGGAAATTATTCCGTTCACCAGTGTAATCCCGGACGGCAAATCACCGGAAACTACAGTATAGGTAATCTGATCGTTGTTCGGGTCAGTTGCCTGAAGCGTGATTGAAGACGACATTCCCACCGTGAATGTCCCCAGCGACCCCGCCGCCGTAACCCAAACCGGGGTCTGATTTGTCACTTCAAGTTGAAATGACCGATCTGTGCTTGAATATCCGTCAAAACAACGAATAGTGAAGCTATATACCCCCGGAATATTCACCGGGGTACCAGAGATAATCGTACCAGCAATAGAAAGCCCAGCAGGCAAAGAACCCGAAATGACCGTTAACATCAACGGCGCATTCTCGGGATCAGACACGAGAAGGTTCAATGTATACGGCTGACCACCATTTGCGGCACCCAACGATCCCTCGGTGGTACCCCAGATCGGTGGAATGTTAGTTACGACTTTAAAAGCACCAACCGGTGCAATCCCACCTTTAAATGACAAACCCATAACAAAGCCCCCTGTTCTGGACAATATCTCTTATTTAAGCGAACGCAACTATCATTAACCAGACACTTCAGCAGTGTGAACGAAAGCCACCCAGCGAATAATTTTACCAGCCTCACCGGTTACTTTAATCACAAGTGCATTTCCAGTATTTTCGGCTTCAACAACCGCATTCCATGCATTCTGATCTTCTGCCATCAGAATAGTCATCGGTTCTCCAACCAGCGAAACTATTCCAGCATTATTATCAATAGCGCCTTCTATCTTGTATGCCGCACTTTCATCATCACCATCAACACGTCGCGCAGCAATTTGAACAATAAAACTCCATGTAGTGTCTGTTGGAATGGGCAGAGCAGGTAATGATGTCAGAACACCATCCGCTGTTTCACCTTTCACAACATAAAGCCCTGACCGACAATTAGTGTCCCCTATGATTGAAACATTGCTGTCAATAGCAACGGTACCAGTAGAAGACATGATTGTTTTATTATTCACATCAAGGTTGCCACCCAATGTTGGTGCCGAATCCAACTCCATAGAGCCGCCACCAGATGTCCATACGAGATTACCAGCACCGTCAGTTCCAATAACTTGTCCAGCAGTTCCATCCGCAGCAGGAAAAGCCAATCCCTTAATGACCACACGCCCGGTACCATTGGGGGTAAGGATGATGTTTTCGTTATTCACGCTGACAATGGAATGTCCATTGACATCAAGATTTCCGCCCAATTTGGGGGTTGTATCAGATACAACATTGGCAGTACCGGTTCCACCACCCACTGCATCAGCATCCCAATAGAGCGACCCTGCACCATCTGTCTTCAGCACTTGACCGGCAGACCCGTCCACAGTCGGGAAACGCATTCCGTTCATAATCACGCGCCCGCCCATTACAGTCGTCAGGGTGATATTGGTAGTGCTGGTAATCGTTTTACCATTGACATCAAGATTGCCGCCGAGTTTCGGTGCAGAGTCCGCCTGTACACTGGTTAATGCCGTCATCCAACTCAAACTACCAGCACCATCAGTCTTCAATACCTGATTAGGCGCACCATCAACATTGGGAAACCTAATAGTACCGAGAACAATTTTACCAGTCGGAAACAGAACAAGATCACCGGTACTGATGATTTGCTTTCCATTTACATCAAGGTCTGCGCCCAATTTAGGTGCGGCATCGGTGGACAGCTTGGTGGTCGGGCTACCCCACGTGAGGTTTCCAACGCCATCGGTGATTAACGCCTGCCCAACTGTACCATCACCCGCTGGGAACTTAATCGCCCCTAGCGTACCAATCGATAAAGACGGAATATTAACATAGCCAGTGACGGCTTTGATTTCGGAAGTGTTGTGATCAATAATCAAACCAGTCATCATATGGCTCCTTAACCCTTAACCTCAACAACAGTCACATAAGCAACCCACCGTATAGACTTTGAAGCCTCGCCGGTCACAAATACCTTGAGAGTATCAGAGGTATTGTCTGGTTGGAAGTTTACGTCCCACGTCGTTTTGTCACGGGCAAAAATCTGTTTCGCCTGCACACCAACAATAGCCGTGGTACCGGTATTGTTATCCAGGCAAACTGTTATTTCAAAAGCTGCACTTTCATCGTCCACATCTGTGCGACGCGCAACAATGTACGATTTCGCCATCCATGTGGTGTCAACCGGAACCTGCATACGGGCGCCCGAACCATCCAAGTAGAGTTCAGCCGGTGCCGCACCGCTAGATTGACCACGCAGTACGTACATAACCGTGCGAGCATCACCGTAAACCGCGAAATTCCCGTTGCTGAGTGCAAGAGGGCTATCAACCACGAGGTTGGTAGCCGGATTGATCACAATGTCCCCAGACTGGCTTGTAATCGCCTTACCATTGACATCAAGATCAGCACCAAGTTGTGGCGCCACATCAGTGGAGAGAGTGGTTACCCCCGCATTGATCAATTTCCCGTCAATCGCCTGAAGGTGTGACCGTAGCGATTCGTTTGACGGAATATAATTGTTTGGAATGTAGCCAGCCGCGATGTCATGGCTCGAACGACCGAAGAACGACCGAGTACCCGATAGCGAATCCACCAACGGATCACGGCTAGTATCGGTAACGGAATATGGACTGTTGGAAAGCTTATTGATACGCCCAAAAGTACCATCAGGTTGACGCAGACTTACCCCATCAATGTTCAATGCATGGGTGGATTGACTTGCACTAGATTGAATACTATATCCACTACTGTCTTTGATAATACAACCAATAGAACGCAGATTCATCACACCCGCATCATGACGAACCCATCCAATAGTTGTACAATTCTCAATTAAAGTCGAAGCATTACCAGTGAGGTTTTGAACCTGCATATCAGGATTGTTGGCACCTTGTATAACCAGCATCCCGGTACCAGACCCAGAATGGGCATTAACAACCGACCCAACCACAAAGGTATCCTTAATCAGCACAACCCCATCTACTGCCCCATCAAGACGAACCGCATCAGTATTGACCGACCGGACAAACGAACAGTTGGTGATTGTGGTGGCACCAGGGTTGGTCAACTGCAAGCACACATCCGTGTTGACCACCTTGATGTTGCTAATCACGGTATCGGTCAGACCGGTGCAACTAATTTTACCGTTGATGATGACGCGGCTTGAGGTGTGAGCGCCATAACCGATCAATACCAGACCAGTAAGGGTCGGGAAGGTCAAACTCTCATTATATGTACCGGGCATGACCAGTACGACCGTATTGGCGATTGCCGCACCCAGTGCCTTGTTAATCGTCGCGTAAGGTTTTGCCAAGCCGCCGTCGCCGGTCGCATCATTGCCATTCACTGCAACATAAAGAATGTTGCTGGCTTTAACCATCCCAGAAAGAGATGACCACACTAAATGTCCGAAACCATCGGTGGTCAAAACTTGTCCCGAGTTTCCGTCAACTGTCGGAAACGCAATACCGTTGAGGTTAATTACCCCTGACGCGGTAAAATCGGTGGCATTAATCACTTCAGGGGCAGACCCACCAATCACTACTCCATTAAGAGTACCACCCGTAATTACAACTGCGTTGGCGTTCTGCTGCGCCATATTCCCAAGACCGAGATTGGACACCAGAGACGTTACATCAGTAGCCCCGGTACCACCCTTGCTAATCGACAGCGGACCACCACCAAGATGATTGATATCCAGGCTTTCTTCGACCACATCAAGCGCAACCGTATCGCCATCCACAATCGACAGCTTGGATGACCCAGTAATAGATTTAAAATGAAAATCAACCCCGTCTTTCTGCTTGAACAGACCGGTACCAGTACCAAGGTTGGTAACGGTGTTTGCTTCACCAGACCCGGACACCCCAACGGCATCATCCGCCCAACCCAGTGTACCGGCACCATCAGTCTTGAGGACTTGACCCGGCAACCCATCAGTATTTGGGAAACTTATTCCCGCGAATTGAAGAACCGGTGCATCAAGTACAATGGCGGTGGAACTAGTGATTTTCTTACCATTGACATCCAAATCGCCACCCAGAACCGGGGCGACATCATCGGATACCCGCATGTTTCCAGTGGTTGATAGAGCGCGGGCTTCCCACTTGGAGGCAAGCTCATTCCAAGTCAGCACTTGCCCATCAGTTGGATTGGCGGCGACATTGGCGAGATCGTTCAGAACCGAAGGTATTGTTGGAATCGTTGGGATATCTGGCTTGTTGATAAGTTCTTCATAGTTCCCTGAGAACGCCACATCAGCAAAGTCAGGCTTTCCAGTCAGATCACCATAAGCACCCGTCTTCGCAACCGGCGCAAGAGCCATAAATTCCAATCCATTACCAGTCGCTCGTACCGACAACACAGTACCTTCGGCACCCGTATAATCATCGGGAACGTCAGTAAGGTGAACAAATTTCGTAACCGCTGTTGCGGGGATGTCCACGTCAATGGTAATTGTGTCGCCAATACTGACCAGATTGACGTTCTGACCAGCCTGAAGGGATTTGAACTTCAGATCAACGCCAGCTTTTTCTTTGAATAGACCAACCCCAGTACCAACATTGCTCGCGGTATTGGTTTCACCAGGGACAGTGATATTCTCAATGACCAATGCCCCATCATCTTCATAAATGTTGACGCCGCCACCGGCTTTCAGAGAACGAAACTGAAGTTCAGTATTGTACTTGCCGTTATATAAACCAAACCCGGTTCCTATATTTGTTCCAACGTTAACTTCCCCAGATACGGCAGCACTGATGGTGACCGAATCATTATCTGAAGTTAGGAGAATGTTTTCTCCCGCACGAAGACGTTTAAACTCAAGGTCAGCCCCGGATTTCTGGAAGAATAACCCCTCACCAGCACTCCCACGATTGCTCGCGGTATTTGACTCCCCGGCGATAACCGGCGGAATACTGCTACTAATAACAATCTTCTTTTGGTTTGTCGTCGGTCCTATGACGCCATCCGCGTCAACAACGTCAATGTCGATACCAACACCAGCTTCAATACCACGAAGTACGAGAACACCCCGGTCGGCGTCGAACTTTTCAATCAGGCTGGACTTCTGGGCGCCATCGCGGAGGGTGGAAACGATAGTGGTCATCGGCAAATACCCCGTAGATTATTTTGATCTCCGAAGTATTTATCGACACCACCGCCGTTTAGTGTCAGGACAATATGGTACTCAAATCGTAGAACTTGTGTTGCCCATCATCAAACCCATATCCAATGAAATCGGTCGAAACCTGAGTAATGTGATTTCCCACTTCTACAACCCCACCGGTTTGTCCATCAGTCGGGTATAAGAATGTATGCCCTGCATTATTCGCCAACAAATACCGCCCACCACACACAAATATCGGCATGGATGGTAGCCCAGTTACCACTACCATTGATGTTATACCATTCTCATTAATCGTTTGGTAAACATAGTCAATACCACTTGGGAAAACTGTCTTCAACACACCAGAATCCGTCAAAAAAACATCACTGATAGTACCAAATCCGGAGGTATCAGTGGGAACGGTCTTTACCGCAGTACCAGAACTCCAATCAATGAAATCAAATCTTGTAAGACCGGTATTATCAGTGTAGACCATCGCACCATATACAGTGCTAGGCGATGCTATTTTCTTAACTAAAGTACCAGTTTGGCGGATAAACCCATACTGCGTTGAATAGGCAGTTGCATCCGCGAACCAACTTGAGTACCGGCGCCAATGATAGGTTTGCGCATCATACCGATCTACCGCCATTGCCATACCACCATCCCCTGATGGGTTGATCACAAATTCAAGGTCATTGGCGTTCGTTACATTGTAGAATGTGGATGGAACACCCCAAATCCCTTGTGAATCCTGTGACGACCACCGCATTTGCGCAATATACGGAGACGTTTTGTAGTTGATTTCCACGGCAGTTTTACCGTTCGACACAATAAGATATTTATACATCAAATTTGATGTAAAAACTGGTTCTGTCGAATCAATAAAGCTGTTTCCAGATTTCTCATAGAGATCAAATCCCACCAGAAATCCGGTACCGTCATCAAATAAGGTACCATCAACGGTTCCTGCCAATGTCTGGGTGGGTACCAACGTAATAATGTCGGGTGCGTCTACTTGCACACCCCCTGCCATGTAGTAATATGGAACGGGAAAGAACATCATTATACCTCGTTAGCTAAAATTCACCCCAGAAAGCGCACCATACCAAGTTATCCCCTGATCCCAGGTGGTTAATACTACGAGGTCCATCGCATCCGCACCGGTAGAGAGAACCGGTGCAACGCCCCCTGCCCACTTCACAGAACCCGGCCAAGTCACCAACCGTCCACCAATCGCATCCTGCTTCAACCACACAGATAGCGACACCGCTTTCAGATCGGGCATCGTCTGGCTAAACGATACCGTTGTGTCCGCATCTAGATGCACACAATGGTTGGAAATCTGAACATCCAGTGCATATGCACCGGTTGAAGTACCTTCCTGATGGGTGACAGCAACATTCTTTTCAAATTCCACAATACCGTTACTGCTCGTGATTCCCCATTGAGCAACATCTAGAGCAGCCGCAAGTTTTGGCGCCAAATCATCTTCCAGCTTGGTTAAACCAACGGTAATTTCATCGTGCCACGCCAAACTACGCCATGCAGACCAATCGGGCTGGGTATCATCCTTGACGCGAATTGCAACATGATCCATTATGGAACCATCATTGCAATCCCAATTGACGGTCATTTGGGCACCACGATTGCCATACATCATCGTCCAACCAGACCGGTAGTCAGTCGGCTGATCAGAGGCGGAATAAGCGTCAAGACCAGAAAGACCATTGGCGAACAAAGTCGGCGCTGTACCCCCGGCTGGCGCGACATAATACAAGGAATGTCCGTCAACATACCCTTTGGTCACTGCATGATTTACCGCCGTTGGGTTGCCTACCAACATAAGGTCACCCGTCATAGTACCACCGCTAAATGATAACTTCCCATCCAGGGCAATTTCCGCATCAGCCATACGGGTTTTCAGACTATCAATCTCACCCACGAACCCGCTATCCGCAGTTCCCAGTAAGGACAATTTCTGGTCAATCCCATACAGGTGCCCGGAAATATTGGTGTCGGATGCCGTGTAATTAGCAGATGTGTACTCCGCAGCAATACCCGAACCACCAACCCACGACAATTCCCCGCCACCATTAGTGCGAAGAACCTGACCAGCAGTGCCATCGGTATTCGGCCAGAAATGCCCATCCAGGCGAACCTTACCGTTACCATCAGGCACAAGGGCAATATCCCCATCAACCTCGGTCGTCACAATAGCGAACCCGTTGACATCGAGATTGCCACCAAGAGCCGGGGTCGTGTCTTCTTCAACACTATGCAGCAAACCAGTGACGCGAACCGTCAGATCATCCGCCGTAGCATCAATCGCCACGTCGGTACCTGCCTTGATGGTCTTCAGAACAAACGCTGGTCCAACGCCGTCTGTGACCAACGAGTTCCCACCAGTAGTGCTGGTGACGCTATAGACGACCGGTGTATTCCAGAATAGATTACCAGTACCATCGGTGGTCAATACTTGCCCATTGATCCCATCAACCGATGGAAGCTTCATTCCATTCAAACGAATGGTTCCGTTTGCCGCCAAATCGGTAAACTTGGCTTTGCCAGCCAACCCATATCCAATCTCAACGCCATTGATCATACCACCCTGGATGTCAACGTTCGCCTTGGATTGGATTGCCATATCGCGCAGACCAAGAGCCACACGTGCGGACACCGGATCGGTCAGGTCGGAGAGGTTATTGGAAATACGCAGGTATCGCGTGTCGTTGTAACCACGGTTGGCAACATGGACATCTTGGTTCGGTGCATTTGTGACCGCCAAATACCCAGCACCAGGGGTCCAATATTCGTTGTTTTCATCAAAGAACCATGTGGCATCCTGTTGGGTGCCGCGCTCGATATGCAGCCCGGCAACCCCATAACCGGCAGTACCCGGCTTGTTCAGAATGATACGAGGGGTGTCGAAATTCACCACCGCAGACTTGACGGTAGTATTTGCGCCCGTCACCAACAGGTTGGTCCGAATGGTCGTCATCGTTTCATCGACGCCAATACGCTGAACACCCGCAGTGGACAGCCCAATAGAGTTTGGACCCGCTAGATAAAGACCATTGTCGCTATCCGCAAACGTCAATGCAGGCTGCGCTTCAGTACCATCAGTAAGAACAACCCGACCAACAGAGAACGAAAGATCACCCGACATTGTATCGCCGGTCACGTTGACGTAGCGAGCATCAGACTCGGCACTATCATAGAACCCAACGACTTCAAGGTTTAGGGTAGAACTCATCAAATCAGTAATCGTGACCGAACCCGAGGCATCGCCCGCTAGAGTGATGGTGAAATCATCCACATCAATCAACGGGTTCCCATCAATTCCGTTTCCGTTGGCAACAGTCAAACCAGCACCAACCGTGATAGCGCGACGAGTGAACGTATCATTGCCAGACTTGACGACTAAACCATCCCCAGCCCCATTAATGGAGTCCAAAACCGCGCCATCCACATCCAGATCACGCCCGTCTATTTTCTTCCCGGTAGCCACGGCAAAATCATTGGAGATCGTCCACGCCCCCGTAATCGTAGCGTTCTCAACCTTACGGGGATAATCCGAAGGTTCATAGTTACCCAAATGGAGAGCATTGGTGGCGTCCCCATCAAAAAGCGTCGCCTTCAGGGTTGAATTACCCACGGAACGATCCGAGGCGCCCGCTGAGACGAAATGGAATACCTTGTCGTCAGTATCATACCAGAATTGATCAAATCCGGGCGCGGCAGGCGTCTGGAATCGGATGCTGTGGGTATCGAGGAACAATTCTTCCGTCGCACCATTAGGTCCATGATTTAAAAACCGAGCATCAGATTCGGACTTACTGTATACGTCGATGTTCGAGCGAGCCGCAGCGGCATCGGTTAAGTCAGAGAGGTTAAGCGTTTGCTGTGTATATCGAGCGTCATTATAATTACGATCACCAACCTGAGTACCACTGATCGGAGCGGCAATATTCCCAAGGTTCTTTTGGCTGAATGTCCATTGATCTTGGACTTCTTCCCAGATAAACCCAACACGCGGCTTTGACCCGCGATCAATTTCTATTCCTGCAAGCCCCAGACTGACCCCGGCACCAGTCTCGCCCTTGTTGAGAAGGATTTTGTTATCTTTTACCTCAAGGTCAACTGAGTTGATTTGCGTCTTTACGCCAGCGACATTCAAACCACCCGTGACGGTAAGATCACCATCAATGGTCATCGCATCGAAAATTGGGTTGGTTGCTACATGGATGACAATTTTCTTCTGGGCAGTACCAACCAAACCATCAACGTCAGTCAATACCAAATCGCAATTCTTCCCAGCTTCAATACCACGAAGAACTACAAACCCACGGTCTACGTCAACACGATCTATGATTCCAAGCTGGTTATACCCATCATCTAGGGTGGAGAAAAATTTATCAACCATTAGTGACCTCCAAGCAACGCTCAGAGTATTTATCGGTACCCTGTCTAAATAAAGACATGAAGATATTCGAAGTGACTGAACCAAAAAGCTCCGTTTTCTACCACGTGACATTCAAAAGTCGGCTTAAGTCGATCATGAAGAACGGGATTACATCTGGACATAAGCGCAACTGGAATAACCGTTTCGGTTCCAAGCTTGGCAGCACTAGACTGATCTATTTGTTCAGCGACTATACGTCGGCAGTGCGGTGGGCAGCCCGGATGGAATGGGACTTCCGCGACCAGGGCAATCCCGAAATCGTCATCATCCGCATCCAATTCACCGGTTATGGTCGGCGGGACGAACACTGGGAAAATGATGGGTCATGGTGGACTACGGTGGACCCCATTCCACCGGATCAGATCATCGACGTGATCCCATTGACGCTCGAAATGAAGCGGGAAGTGGCACAAACTGATAAGGCAACTCCACCAGCCCTGCCACTTGATGAAAAAGTCAAAGTCTTGACTATCCATTCCGGATGGACACGCCTTGGTGGTTCCCCCATTATGGCGGAAAATCTACGGGTATTCGAGAATCCGCTACGGAAAGAATTCGAGGTAGCTGTCCAAGAAGTATATGCGATGGATGGTGAACCGAGCTTACGGGGCATTGCTCATGATGGGCGTGTTTGGGTATGGAATGCCGAAAAAGCAACCCATGATGCCTTATTACAAAATCTCGGTCTTCATGATCCAACGACAGGTGATTTTAACTACAAGAACCCAGCCTTCTGTTTCTTCATGGTATACACGTCAACCAGTTCCGATCACCCATTAGTCCTAAGCTATAACGGCGTGGCAAACAACATCGAGGTTCTAAAGAACACCGTAGCCAAACGCTGGAAAGTCAAAATAATTGATGGTGGACCTTTCATGGCACGTTAAAACAGGAAACCCCCGGACCTTTCGAGCCGGGGGTTTCTTTATTAGGGAGAGCGTCGTTTTGGGACATCGCTCTCTGTCTGTCCGGTCTTTCATCTACGTGTCGCAGCAACAAAGTGTTGCTCTACTTACGGTCCTTGCGGCATCATGGGGAACTCCCCTGTAGCGGCCAGTTCGGGTCGCGGATGGCGTCCATCCCGCGTGGTGGTTGTCGGCGCCCGTAGCTCTTCCGTCAGATTTGGTGGCTAGGGGCGCACTTGGCTTTCTCTCTGCCTGTCGTCCATAAAAGTCGGTAACTTACCTCGGGGGACCGGTCTTCATGGCGTTGGCTCCGCTTTACTTTTGAAGGACTTGAGCGCCCCTCACAGACATCAATCTACAGGTTGCAAACCCCCTTGTCAACAGGGTCAGCGAATTTTTTGATAAATATTGACCATAACTTACTTTTGGGATACTGGGTTCTCATCATGTGGACCAATATTCGGATCAACCTTCGACTTATCCTCCCAGTCGCGTTAGCGGCTGGGTCACGCATGAGTTGATCGATCCAACCTCGGTGGTTGGTCGGTAGAGATCACCATAAGTCTGAGGTTGCCATGAATTCCCAAGAATACATTTGCGTCATGTTCCCGTACCCGTCTGGGGCGGGCTTGCATCTGGGTCACTACTACAACTACGCCATCATCGATTCGTACTGCCGGTGGCGGCGCCTGCAAGGGGCGTCCGTGTTCCAACCGTTTGGGTACGATGCCTTCGGGCTGCCTGCCGAGAACTATGCCCGACAGATCGGCGGCGACCCGGCGACCGTCACCTATGACAACATCACCCGGTTCCGCCAGCAGATGGAGCGCATGAATACCCAATACGTCGAACGCGCAGTCACGTGCGACCCGAGTTACGTCAAATGGACCCAATGGGTATTCACCAAGATGATGGAACGTGGGCTGGCGTACAAAGCCTGGGGCGATGTTAATTGGTGTCCGTCCTGCGGGACCGTCCTGGCGAATGAACAGGTGGTTGAGGGTAAGTGCGAACGATGCAGCAGCACCGTTGAGCAGAAACACTTGAACCAATGGTACCTGCGCATTACCGACTACAAAGATCGATTGATCGCCAATCTTGACTACATCGACTACCCGGAATCCACCAAGAAACAGCAGCGCAATTGGCTGGAAAACCTGCGCGACTGGTGCGTATCACGTCAACGCAATTGGGGCTGCCCAATTCCGGTGGAAGGTGAAACCGACACCCTGGATACGTTCGTTGACTCGTCCTTCTATTATCTGCGCTATCTGACCGATTCGGACAGCGAGTTCCTGCCGATAGAAAATTACCGGCAAGTTGATCTGTATGTTGGCGGTCCAGAACACGCCTGCATGCATCTGATCTACGCCCGGTTCGTCCACATGTTCTTGTACGACATCGGGGTGGTGCCAGTCGAAGAGCCATTCAAGCGGGTCATCCATCAAGGAATGATCACAAAGGACGGCGCCAAGATGTCCAAGTCCAAAGGTAACGCGGTCAATCCGGATGAATACGACCCGGACGAACTGCGCATGTATCTGATGTTCCTGGGTCACTACTTCGATGGGGGCGATTGGTCCGACACTCATATCAGCGGGGTACGCCGGTTCTTCGGGCGCATGAAGCGATGGCTGGCTGACACTTCAGGTGAGGCTATCGACCTGACCGCGTTCGAGAAGCAGTTGAACTACAACGTCGAGAACTTCAAGTTCAACAAGGTGGTCAGTGGCTTCATGGAGTTCTACAACAAGAACAGCAAGAAACCGGTAGACCGGGTAACCGCAGACCGAATCATTGATTTGCTGCGGGTATTTGCACCGGGGTTCGACGTAGGGGAGGGTTAACCCTCCCCTGGACTCGTCCGGTCATCCCTCCCCTGGACTCGTCCGGTCATCCCAGTTGGAAACCACATAATAGAGCGTGTACGGGAAGACAATCCACCCAAGAAAGAATGCCGCGATCTTCACCCATCCCGGCATTTCTTTGTCAAAATGGACGAAGTGGTAATAATGCCACCACGTAGACGTGAATCCCATCCCGGCAATTATCCAAAGCAACAGCCCCATTAGCCCACCTATATTAGATCAGGAAGCTCACCGGCATTGGTTCAACTTCCATATCTGTCGTATCAATTGATTCCTTCAGCTTCTCGCTGAAATCGTCGTCCCAGTTCTGGATAATCTCCATCATGCGGACAACCAGCAATGTAGCAGAAATCAAGTCGTCGTGTGTCCCAGATTTGGCTTCGAACCCATCAGCCTTTGCAACAAAGGTTTTCAGTTCCTTAACCAACCGCATACTGTTCAAACCAATACGCGCACTCTCCACCAAGCTTTTGAAACGCATACAGGCAGTCAGCTTGTTGCGCGGAGTGGTATTCAATCCATAACGCTTCCTCCCGCCACCACCATTCCGCTTTGGCTCAAGGATGAATTCACCAGGGAAGACCTCAAGACCGGTATCGTTGATCACGACCATCGCAGCGTCACCGTAACCACCATTGTTTTCGAACGACCAATAGATGGATGGTTCTGAGATTTGGAGTGGATGTTCCCTGAGTTCACGGTAGAGCCGGTGGAGAACCTTCAGCAACACGCTGACCTGACCACGGATATCGGTGCTGTTCGAACACCACTCAGCCACCTGTTTGAAGTCGGGTAGCTGATAGACTTGGATTGCGGAGAAATCGCGCCCGACACCACCACCCGGATCAAGACCCACTATGTAGGCGTGGTTGGGCTTGATATCGTCGTAGAAACGTATCTCGCCTTCCTTCCATTTGGGTTCCACGCCGAACATATTTTCAAGGACCATACCCGAGATCAGGGTTTCGTCCTTGGTCACGAAACGGCAATTGTGGCTCAATACCTTGTTGGTAAAATATCGCTCAACGCCATCCACCCCGATGATGTCGTAAACTGGTTCTATGCGCCCAGTATCAACCAGATTTGATATGAGCAAATCGGTCGGCACTGCATAGATTCGATCACCAATCGAAAGGTCTCTAACTTCAACCTCTTTATGGTCATAGCGGAACAGTACGTGATTATCAGTACATTCCAAGTATGACCCACCGGCAAATTCTACTCGGTAAATCCGGCGATCACCCATATAGGCAATACCTTTGAAATCCTTATACCCTTGATCCGTAAGGATTTTATATCCTTTGGTATTCTCTTTAAATGTTTGCATTAGTTAACCTTTGTTGTTTCTCCATATAAATTTGTAATGTCCACAATCCCACAGACGATGAAACCCACGTTCCAACATAATTTCCACTTCTGTTTTAGAAGGATCAAAACCCTCTTTTACTAATTTATGCTTCATAAATTTCTGTCGGGCGTACCGATAGCCTCCATTAACCCAAAAATATCCCGGCTTGGTGACCGACACTAACTCAAAACCCATTGCCCGATACACCGTACCATCGTTACTCCACCGTCGATCTGCGTAACTCACAACCGATGTAGGATTTTCTTGTTTAACAAAATATACAAATAAACGTGATGCCCCGCCAACACACCGGGTCGAGGTAGCATAACGAATTAACTCCCAGCCATCACCATTGAAGCGATTGCGCCCAAACGTCATTAAGGCAACAAGTTCGTCACCATAATATAGCCCCACCGCAACAGAAGATGGGGTATATCCTTGCGAATGGTACAACGATAAGAACAAACGTTCAGCTTCAACATCAACCGGTGCAATAACACATTGACGCGCATAAACCGCCTTCTGGTTTATACCCAATGCCGTGCGAATACGTCCTTCCACTAATGGTCGGTTGGTAAGCCACTCATCTTCAAAAATAGTCAGAAGATGAATATTCTGCTCATTACAACGTTCCAATTTCATCAAATGATAATTACGATCCTTACCATTGGCTTCCGAATGCCAATACACACCACAATATTCAATTGCGATATTTTTTTGAGGAACGTAAATGTCCAATTCATACGGTGCAATGATACGTCTCGAATTCCGGATCAAATCAAAACCACAGGTTTCAACAAATTTCGCCATATCCTCTTCCCCAATTGAAGTCCTTTTGGGGTAGCACGATGGACACCGAGGCATACTACCAGCATATAAATCATCAAAAAATTCAGTCGAGCACTCATTACACCGCCATTTATGGTCGATACAAATCCCCCCATATTCTTCCAACGTGAATAACGGCGTGACATTCCCGACACGCCCCGCCAATGCCATATACGTGTGACGCATTCGACTTGCGGCAATCGCCCGCTTTACCACATCATTTTGAGAAGCATATTCAGTCCCAAACCGCTCTTGTATAGATTTTCGTCCTTTTTCGCGCGTTGGTTTATGTAATAGGGTTGTACAAACCCCATAGCGATCAAGATTCGTCTGAACAACTTTTTCACGCACAGCCGTATCAAACATATGATGACCACCATATTTTTTCTGCTGTACCTCCTTAATTTGTTCTTGCACCGTCAACGCAGACAGCGGTGAAGATGTTCCATACCGCTCGTTACACGTTGTTCGGACCTTTTTGCGCACTTCCTCCGACGACATTGGCGTATTTCCGCCATACCGTTCCATATTGGTACATGCCGCTTTTTCACGCACTTCTTTTGATGCCATCGGAGTGTTCCCACCATACCGCTCCGTATTAGTCTGCTGGCGCCGTTGGTTAATTTCTTCCACGGCACTACTTGTGCGCCGATCCCATGTCCACCGCGCAGCACATTCTTTCGAACCACATGTGTTGGCGTAACTATGATCCTTTTGATAGAATTTCTTGGAAGTACCACAATAGGGGCAACTTTCCATCACACCAGTGATGAAAGTTTCATAATACGCTTGGTAAGTGAAACCATGGTCGCGCAAATGCCGTGTAAACGCCCCAGTCTTACGTGAGTATGGTTTACCATCTATACGCGATATAACAACTGGTTGTAAAAGTTCGTCGCACATAACAAACCCACAAAGCTTCATGTATAATGACAATAAACCAACTTAGGCTCCGCTCATAGTAATATTCTTATCGCCATGTTGTTCAGTGCTTTTTGCAAAAAATTTTTCAATTCCAAAACGGTAAGCGATTTCAATAAGCCTCATTTGATGACCTCATATTTGTCAGCCGCATCAAACACCCAGAATTCAAATACGAATCCTGCATCCTCACAGGCTTTTTTCTTGCGTCTGTTGTTCTCAATCCGACTTTCATACCCTGGACGCCCACCCGCGTCGTACCACCACCGACTCTTCACTTCGATAATGCGGTTCTCCTTGGGTATGTAGATGTCTGGGTAATATTTCGAATTCCGATTTGGTACGGCTATGTACGGAATGATTGGGACTTCGACATCCTTCAAAACATAGCTGTCATGTACCTTGATCTCGTCTTCGACGTATTGTTCCAGTAATAATGAAACAACTCGCCCCTCAAAACCACGAATACCAATTACACGTCCTGACGGTAATGTGTAGTCGTAAATACTTGCATTACCCTTAGCCGATTGCCGAATACAACTCGGATGCAAATACATATTCTCGATACCATACCGATCAAGATTTGTCTTACGGCGTTTGTCGATAATTTCTTCTTTACGAGCAACAGTATGCTTGGCAAATTGCTTCATCGTCTGGTCATGGTTGTTGTAGTTTGGATCGCCATAACGAGCTTCCTTGGTTTCTCGTGACTTCAGATTGCCCCGCTGCCACCCATCCAGCCCGTTCTCATCAAGCTGGCGGTTGGTCGCTACTCGGCGTTCAATAATCTCACGCCCTTCCTCGGAATTAAGCAGCTTCTTCAACCCTTGGCTCTTACGTTCTGACACCTTGGCTTTCTTGGTTTCATCCCAACTATTAATCCGCTGGCTTACTACCTTACCAACACACACTGGCTCACCACAGGTTTCCCCATAGGTATTGTTTTTCTGGTAAAATGTCTTGGGCTTACCGCAATACGGACAAATTTCTTCCTTCCCCGTCACGTAAGTTTCGTAATACTGGCGGTAGGTCAGGTCGTTCGCAACTAGATGTCTGGTGAATTGCCCATTGGTACGGCAATAACGCTGCCCATCAATGGCAGAAATAACAAATTTTGAAAGCAAAGGATCAGTCATGGTCAGTTCCCATTATGGATGTCTGACCATATTTATCTTTTGTGTAACAGACGTTGTTCGCTTAAAAAACGGTTCACAGCGAGGCAAACAAATCACCCATTGTCATGTCAAAAATATTGTTATTACAATCACTTAATGATATAATAGTATATTGTACGACACAACAATGCTCGCGCAAAAATCTGTCGTGACCAATGTTGGCCTCTTCTTCCTTCGCCCATTCCTCACCACGATCCGGGTGTTCCGACCACGGCACGTTGATATGGAAAAAACCATTTACACCTTCACCGTTCGGACGAAGATTACCAAACTCGTCTAAGTTGTTTTCTGCTGCACGGTAAATTTGTGCAAACTGGTCGTCATTATTATTTGGCGTCGAAGTAATAATACATTTACCACCGGTAGACAGGGTAGGACGAATAGCGGTCCAGAATTCCTTAGCAATATTCGGCGGTACGAACGCGAACTCGTCAAGGTACAGAACGGAAATAGACTTACCGCGACCGGTATTTTCTGTGGTTGCTTCGGCGCGGATCGTTGATCCGTTGTCGAACTCCACACGCTCCATCGCGTAATACTTCACGCCAGCGCGAATATGGTCTGGCAAGGATTCATAGGCGAACTTCACACGCTTCATAATTTCAAGCGCCTGATCGTACTTGTTCGCCGCGATGAGGATGTTAGAAGTCGGGTGGAACATCGCGTACCAGAGCAAGAAACCCACGGCACATTCCGTTTTACCCAACTGACGACCAGTAAGCGAAATCACCTGACGATGACCAAGGTATGCCTGGATCATTCGCTTCTGGTACTCAAACAACTTAAACGGTACTTCACCCTTCACCGGATGCAGCACACGCATAAAACTTTCCATCATGTAGATCGGGTCTTCAGCACAACGACGGAGTTCCATCAACTCTTTTTCTGTGTAAAGAACCTTCTCAAATGCAGTCTTTGTTAATTTTTTTGCCACGGTTTTTTCCATAAATCATTGAAAACCGTGACTATTTATGCACACACAATTAACACCACTGTTTACGTAACACGATAAATACTTTCACCGGGGGTTTTCTGGTGAAAGAAGGTAGGATGTTTGCAATGTTGCGAAAAGCGTGGTACGGTATAATCGGTAAGACCAAGGAGGCGATCATGTCCGCCCATTTCAGCCTCAGGGAACAAATTCTCAGTGCCCCTGACCCGACACCGGATACCTTGATCACACATGTGAATACCAGAAACTCAGAACTCGCCGCTCAGAATTGCAGGACGGCTCGACGCATCACACAGGTTGAAGTCGAATAATCTGTTCGTCCACCGCTTCTGCCATTCGCCCTAATGCCTCCACTAGGACAGACAGAATGTCCTTGATCATTTGGAGAGGGCGCAAATACGATCCAACACCGTTGTTGGACGCCAATTCCTTTTCAATATGTGCAACGACTTCACCCATATTCTCGGCTGCGAGCCGGGCTGCCTCCGAAATTCGTTGATACTCTTGCTTGGCTGCCGCGAACGACTCGGTTGTGGGAACACGCCGGTTCATCGAGCCTTCAACTTGCGACAACAGGTGTGCCAGTTCTTCGAGCGCCTTATCCACGGGACCGGCGCCAGGGACCGTGTTCAGGTGAGTGTACTTAGCGAGCCGGGCATACGCGCTTAGAACTTGACCGATCTCCATGGTTTCAAGCCGCAGATCGTAAATGAACTGGTAGACCCACTTCATCTTGTTCATCAGACCAGCCGGGAAGTCGATCTTCTTCAATCGCAGCCGATCAATCGAATGGGCGATTGCATCAAGTTCTTCATCACCGTGCATATCAGTCAAACGCATGTAGGCTCTCCTTTGAACTCCTTTATTTAGTTCAACCTATTGACTTCTTTTCATCCATTGGTTACTATATTCAATACTTTACCTTTTGTGTTGGAAAGTGCGATGGCTATTATCCCCGTCACCGACGACATTATAGCGGCAGCCAAGGGCTGGGAGGGTGGACGTGTGATGGTAGACTACAACAGTCTTAAACTGCGTTCTCCGGTCAAACGCCATGGTGAATGGGGATGCCGTTGTAACGGTTGGGTCAAATTCCGTGGTGTCGAAATTCATCAGAATGGTTCGAGTGTCGTCTACGTATTCAAGGTGTTGTAATGGAATGGTTTGATCGCGATCTAATTTCGTGCAAGATCGGGACGATACCAGCGTTGGTACTGGTGCATGGCTCTGATAAGAAGAAACTTGCCGTTGGTAAATGGATCAGGGTCAAGGAAAGCGAAGGTGCCCGGTGGACCCAGGTGTATGTTACCGAAGTCCGCGAGGATGGTTACTTCTTCGCGTCTCGCTGACTACTCCGCAGCGACCGGCAACGGACGTGGTATCTTGATCTGGCTCTTGCTCATGTTTTCATGAGCCTTATCGCCATTTAGTGGGGCATCCCGCCCCTCGGTGATGATGTCTTTCCAGCGCATGCAGATATTTAGCCGCCGGGATAAATACGAATATGCGCACGACAGAGATCACCGAAGAAATTAGTGTTGCCAAAATGGTTGCTCGCAACCAGTGGGCAACCTATGAAATGATCGAACACTACCTCAAGAACAATGGTTACAAGATCATCGGGACAGGTAGTTATAGCGAAACCTATGCAAAGGCAAATGAAACCTTCGTCATCAAGGTTGCATATTTGCCCGACCGGACATGGCTGAAGTTCGTAGAGCTTACCCATACCGACAAAGCAAACCCACACTTCCCGAAGATCAGCCGGGTGCGCCGGTATGCGTCCGAAGATGGCTATGCATTTATCGCATTCGTGGAACGTCTCGCGCCAATAACAACGGACACCCCAGACATTCATCTACTTGCGGCATACATGATAAATCTGATCGGCAACCTACCAGATGACAAATTTGCCGCGTCAAGTATCAAACGCAGACATAGACTATTCTGGAATGATTATACCTATTCGATTGCGCGTAAGAAGTGGGAGGAAAATGAGAACTTGTTGCACACCCTTTGTGCAGAATTCGAGCGCAAATATCCCCGTTTCGTCGGCACGATCCAAACCGTTATTCAGAATGCCGGGGAACACACCATCGATCTTCATGACGAAAACATCATGGTGCGCCCGCGCGACAACACCTTCGTCATCATGGACCCGTACTCATGAGGCTGTACGAGATCACCACCCCGTCTAACCTCAATGACGACGGGTCTAATCCCCACATCAGCGAGAACATCCATGCGGATTGATGAGATCGTCGCCAGCAGCCGGGCGCCCTTGTACCACTGGCTCTACTTGGCAACCCCAATATGAGGGAACGCAACCGACGATAGGGTGAAATTGCTAGTATAACGCGCAACACCCTTCGTAATCCGTACCTCGTCAAGTGCCCCCGCAAATTTTGGATAAACATCGGGTGCGTCCGTATGGATCACACCAAACCCCACCGGCTGATTACTAGTTTTTATCGCTGTACCAGCAGGTAATGTCGTATTCGCAGTTTCTACACCATTTACAAATAACCGTAACGTGTTAGAATTCCTTGTAACCGCAAGATGTGTCCAAGTATTGAGTGGTAATACATTGGTATCGACCGCGCTATATGGAATTCCAGCGGTGGTATATATACCAAAGCTCGGCGCACCATTATTCAAACAGAATAAGAATTCTTTGTTGTTTGATGCAGTTGCGTCGTATTTCGTCACAATACCGCGAAGGTGAGTTCCACCTGAACCGGTACCAACCGAGTAACTTGATGGGTTAACCCAAGCTTCAATTGTGAAATCACCATCCGCGAAATTAAACTCGGACGTACTTGGGGTGGTTAAATAAGTGGTCGTGCCGTTGAATAACGCACTCGCCGTACCAAATTTCTGCAATGCCGTAGTGAGTGTAGTTCCACCATTATTGGTGAATATATGACCACGCTGATCAGTAAAGGTGGTCGATCCGTTGGTACCATCCATATGCATCAGCAAGCTAACACCCGTCCAATAAGGATCATTAGCCGACGCGACGGTGAGGGTGAAAGCACGATCTACATAAGCACCTATTGCATCAGTCGCGCGAATAGTAAAACTATTATTTGCAACAACAGTTGGCGTTCCAAAAAGCACACCCGTAGAGGTATTCAGTACCAAACCAGAAGGAAGTGACCCATCAACCACCGAATAGGTCACGGCATCACCATTGGGATCAGTCGCAATGAATGTTGTGGTGTACGCAATACTTTGAGTCCCAATCGCTAACGCACCGCCTGCGGTAGACCAAATTGGGGTCTGATTGGTTACATACAAATTAAAGGCGCGGTCAACGTGCGACTCGCCATCTGATACCCGTATCGTAAACGGATAATTTCCAGGGATATTTACTGGGGTTCCGCTAATCACACCAACTGAATTCAAAGACAATCCAGCAGGCAACGATCCACCAACAACCGTGTACGCAAGGGGGGCGTTCTCTGGATCAGTTGCCGATAAATTAAACGTATATGGCTGACCGCCGTTGGCATCCCCCAGTGATCCGGACAAAGTGACCCACACAGGTGGAATATTTGCCTTGATCTTAAATGTACCAACCGGAATTACACCGCCTGAAAATGATATACCCATAGAATTGCCTCCCTATCAACAGAAGTATTTAGCGAAGGTAATCCACAGAACACGACGATTATTTTATTGCACTCGCATGACGAGTCACCATAAAGTCCCATGCTACTGGAACGAGTCGTGAACACTCGGGACATCCAAGAGGGTTCTGTATTAAACCGCCCAAGAATTGCCGGGACGACTGACCGGGGGTATGAGAGCGCACCCTTCGCTCGACTGGAATATCGCTGTTGCGTATCCCGCAAGCGAAATCATTGATTTCGCTCGATCTTAGCGACAGAGGTTCCCACCAGCTAAAATATTGTGGATCGAAAAAGGATGCTTGCGCTGTGACTAACCACAACAAGCAGCCGCATCGGTGTGTCTACACTCTGCACCATGCGGTCCCGATGATAGGTGTATGCCTGGAAAGTAGGGGTCTAAGATGGGAAACTCGATCATCCGCCCATCGTCTTTGTGACTAAACCCTTTGTGTAGAATCTTTGGACGCCTCAGAGAATGACGCCATTTTTACTTTCTCTTTGACTCCGGGCGACCTAGTGCGTTCGGGGTCAGGGGGAAAGTAATCATTCCCACTTCCTAGAGAATAACAAATTAAAATTGTATTGAAATTTACAATTCAATAGTAAAAAATTTTAGAAAGGAATTTATTATGCGTTATTCATTGGATATATCGGTTAATATTCCACGGTGTGCTGAAACTAAAAAGATTCTGTGGAATACAATTCATTTATCATTCAGTGTTTACCGGGACAAAAACACGTTATTTCTCATGGTCAAAACCATGTCGTCGTTGCGTTAATTGTCCACCGGTTTCCAAAAACATCGACAAATAGGCTCAACTTCTTCGTAGCCATAACGAAGAAGAACATCAGGTAGCATAGGATTTAATACATTCTCAACGTAAACGCCATTCATACCGTGATTTTTGGCTTGTTCGAACATAAACAAGTCTAGTTCACGATACGCACCAGATTTGCACAACGGTTGGTCGTAGGTAGCCTTGCGGGCATAACGCGCGGTTTGGATCGAAGTATTGGCGCGTTGCAAGACATTCTCGTAGTGCATACCCTTGATGTTCATAGAGCCTTTGCGGACATAGACGCTTACGACCACACCTTTGCTGCTGCGGAATTTGATGTATTCCGACCGCGCATTAAGGTCTGCGAGAAACTGGTCTAACGTTCGTACAGCCATGTCACACCATCAGCCCCAAACCAATAAGAGCCAGCCCGAACACCGCCAACGGCTTGATGTTATCGGCTACTTCCATGACGATGAATGTCAGGACCAGTTGAATCCGGGTTGGCTCTCGCAGCACCCCGGCGCTACGGTCATACGGCAAACACGTACCGTTGGGAAGGATCAATGTGTCGTACATCAGTTCCTCCTAGATTTCGTACTTGATCGCCCGGCGATCACCATTTGCAGTTAGGATGTAATCCTTCACTACAAAGCCTTTGGAAGCGTCACCGCGTTCATGTTCCTTGCGTCGCCAACGGATGCGACCACAGTGCTTACACTTATGCCAGATATTGGAAGTTCGCTCTTCCATACGGTCCCATTCATGTTCACAGTCGATGCGTCCAGAGTTTTTCCGATAACACCACGTTGGCATGACTTCATGGCGACGGCGACTGTCATTAATTTGGTCGCCTACGTATTCTTCAACCGCATTCAACAATTTTTCCTTGGGCAATTCGAGGATCAGTCGGTTGTACGCCATATAGGGGCGGGATTTTCCACCAATGAACTTAGAACCCTTGGGCGACACGCGGTGCCCTTCGCCAATTTGGAGGGCAAAGGTGTTCAGCAGCGTCAGCACCGAGATCAGGAAGCGGAAATCACCATTGATCCCCATACCGGCGTTCTCAATGAATTTCTGGCTGTCGCTTGGATACCGCTGGAACTGGCGCAAAAACAAGTTACCCAATGGTCCGGTCGGGCAATAGCGCACATGGTAGGCGAGTTCCAGGGCAACAGCACGGTCTTCGTCAGTCTTGATGAACGTTTTCATGTAGGTGCCGCCAAGGGCGACACTCTCTTCAAGTTGTTTTTCGAACCGCCCCATAGCTCCGGTGATGATGTGTTCTTCACCTGTCATGGCGAAGCCGAAATTCACCTTCTCGAAATCACACAGGAACCCCACCGGGTACATGGTGACTTTCTCGCTCGAAATGTCATTGAGGTGCCCGGCGACCACCGAGATACGGTACATGGTGTCGGTGTGCGG